TGTGTTCTCCGTAAGCATCTGTCCGATATCGTCCGAATTCTGCAGAACAAGTATCAAGGTCGAGCGGTCGTGAGCCGAACGCCAGGTGGAATTGTCTTACACAGAATATAAATGGATCTTAACGTGATTATCCCCATGATTCTGTTCGTGGTGCTGACCCCTGGTGTGCTGCTTGCCCTGCCGCCGGGCCAGTCGCTCTTGGTCCAGTCCGTGACCCACGCCCTGGTGTTCGGCCTGGTGTACTACGGACTCCGCGTGACCTTCCCTCAGTATTACTGAGAGCTGAGCTCTCTGCAGCTCAACCCTGCGACAGGATGTGACGCACAACCGGATGGTCCTGGACTCTAGCAATCTCACCCCACGCAATGTACTCTTGAAACGCCCGCTCACTTGCTGACAGTGGAAACGATGGGTAACAACACCGCAACGCTTGAAACGCCTCCGCCTCTACGGTGGCATTTTGCTGGCGCAGAAACATCGTAATCTGATCCAACTTTGCCTTGCGTGCAGGAATGTTCAGCGCCCTGAAGTTTGCACCAAATTGCTCCATTGCGTTTTAACATGTCCGTCGCCTAAACGACAATGCCGTCTGCCGAAGACCTGCGCGCCGTGTCCGCGAGCTACGATCCAGCCGAGGACTTCATCAACACTGCCACTCGTCAGATTGAACTTGCCGCTCGCTCGGGATTGACGTATGACTACATCGATGTCCCGTGGAACCTTACGCGAGAAAAGGCCAAGGCGGCTCTTGTTGGCAACTTTCCCAATTGCATGGTCACACGGTGGTGGTGGACAAACTGCTTTAAAGTTAGCTGGGCCAAGTGACAATGGGCAACTGCTTCGGGTTCGAAGACAAGCCCATGGTGACGATCGGGACAAAGACAGTGAAGAAAAGCCAGCTGAAGGGGATCAAGACCTACCAAGATGCTCTGCGGTTCATGGGGCGCGAGTGCCCCGACACAGCTGTGATCACGACGATCCACAATCACGAAGTTGCATTTGTTCCTGTGTCTGCTCCGTTTCAGATTGTCGATGAGATTGTGTTCAAGCAGTCGCACATTCCGATTAGGAAGTTGTATGGAAAACAGTGGAAATGATCTTGTCGCGTTCATCGTAGAGCCTCAGTAGCGGCTCGAATCGAATCTCTGTCAGAATCAGAAAGCCACCAACCGAGATGATGAGCCCATCTTCCCAGTTGATGCCCTTCGGACGGAAGAGCCAGAAGTAGATACCAAGGAACAGTCCCAACGAAATCTTGAAGACAGCGTCCACAATGGCAAACAACGGGCTCTTGGCGACTTCAAACCCGAGCGCCATCAAGACGACCTGGGCCAACACGACAACCTTCAGGAAGAAGAAGTAGATCTGGTAGAACTGCATTGTATTACCCGTAGAAAACGGATTTCTGGAGACAGAGACAAACCATCGTGTCACCATGGAGCACCTCTACATTCTCGAACTCACCTGCGGGAAGTACTTTGTCGGCAAGTCGCAGAATGTCGAGCACACCTACGCCTACTACGAATGCGGATTCGGCCCCAAGTGGATCCAGACCTACAACCCCGTGCGCATCGTCGAGACACGCCCCGTCAAGAGCGGCACGGATGTTCTGGATACCACGCTTGCCCTGATGAAGAAGCACGGACTGGACTCCGTGCGCCACTACGGATGCGCGGAGATGCGAATCCCTGACGAAGAGGAACAGGCGATTCGGTTCCTGATGCACGCGCCGCCCGACGCGTGTGTGAAGTGCCACGCAACGGGGCACAAGGTCGGGGATTGTACGCAGCCCGAGAACACGAGCTGGGCCTGCCAATGGTGCGTGTCGGACTACCCCAACCGCTACGCCTGCGAACAGCACGAGAAGGGATGCCGCCCGCCAAAGGAGAACCCAGAAGCCAAGGACTGGTGCAGTCGCTGTGGACGCCTGTACCACACGGCAGATAGGTGCTACGAGGTCAAGCACGCCGAGGGCTGGTGGATTCGTTGAAAATGAATTTGCCCGTCCACACCCACAAACCTTTTACCATGGAGCCTATCACCCGCACTCAACTTCAGAATGCCGCCAAGAATGCCGTCGCCGAGAAGGAGGCCCTCATTCATCGGGCACAGGAGTTGAAGGGCCAGCTCGCGGCCGAAGAGTTCTACAAGGAGATCCGACGGACTGCAGAAGCTGGGTACATGACCTACGCGTCCTCAAAGTCGATGAGTCTGGGTTTGGCCTTTGATACCATGCTGACCTGGATCAAGGAGCACTTCCCTGACTGCGATGTCTCGACCGAGATTCGACACATGGAACACAGCCCTACGTACGCCGTTCGCGTGGATTGGAGCGAACGGATCCAGTATCCTCCGCCGACTGCGGATCTGGAGACGCGGCGGCTGGAGAAGGAGACGAGCTGGTGACCGACTTCATGGCCTTCTTGCACAGCAGCCAAAACCAGTAGCAGTTGAGTATGACCCAAGGTACGAAGAATGGTAAGTGTGCACTTGTGAGGGTAGTGTAGCCCCAATAATTGAAGAAGACCATACGGACCAGTGTCCATACCACAAAGGTGATGGCCTGAACACTTTTGTGTATATCGTCCATCGGATACTTCAACACATTGAGCATCCACGACAAGGAGAGAAGTGGGTTTGTGGATTCAAGAAAGTAAGAGGCAGTTAAGAGAAGAGACATCTCGGCGGGTCCCAAAACCCATACAACGACTGCACAGATCACCAAGAAGGTGATATGGTGGAGGTAGTAGTCAACCTTCGAACTATAGGTCATCATGTGACCAATATCATAGAGTGTGTATGCCACGAACTCTGCAAGGCGAGCGGTTGGGTTCGGTGAGAAGACCCCCATGAACATCCAGTAGAGCGTGAATGCTATCCCATTCAACCTCCCTGTGAACTCCTGCTTCGTCTCCTCTGTCAGCGCGTCAAACTCTGGTATTCCATTGAAAAGTGTATACAAGAAGACAGCATTGGCGGCCAGTAAGAGTGGGATCAGCACCACATGCCACATTGCTTACCATCGAGCGTTCAAATATCAGATGCGAACGCTCGATCGTTCACTAGTGGAATCGGAATGGTCTCGGCGTAGCGCTCGCCGTTTGCCAGCTGCCCCCAGTGCTGCATGTCGGGATACTTGAAGCGTAGACGGCCAAGCCAAGCCCGCAGCGTCGCCTCGTCCAGGATGTACTCGCCGTTCCCAATGTGTACATTGTCGTTCCAGAAGATTGCGTACATTACGTAGTGGGAGCGGACAAGCTGAAAACGGATTCCATCTGCCCACCAACAAATCTTTTCGTCTAGAATGGAAGTCTTCGCCTACTGCGGCATGGCCGCCTGCTCGCTCATCGGACAAGGATGCGGATGGTACTGGTTCTTCAACACATGTGGCTGCATGGAGTATGAACAAGAGCAAGTCCGAACACAACCTCCACCACCTCCACCGCCACCCACTGCACCCAACCCATTCATTGTCAATGGTATGCCCAAGAACCCCCACCTTCAACCCGCGTACCGCTGAAAACGGATTCCTTCATCCCAACACAAACCCCTTTTGCAGTCACCATGGCATCTATCTTCATTGTCCTCGAAGCGACCTGCGAGTGCAGCCGAACCATCTTCCCTACAACCTACAAGACCCTCAAGGACGCAACAGACGCAATCAAGGCGAGATGGATGCCGTTTCTAGAAGAGTTCGTGAAATACAACGGGGGCTGCGCGGATACACTGTGGATGGAATGCCTTGCCGAAGCCACGATAGAGAAGAACGTGGTCTTGTTGTACCTCGAGAAGGAGAACTTCTTCGAGATTCACGAGCTGCCGATCGCCCAGTAAAAACGGATTCCCCTACAGGCAACCACAGCTCTTTTAACATGGCACACATTCAGAAGTATCTCGCCGACAACAACGTCGCAGGCGGCGACCATGGCAGTCACTATGTCTACTGGGTTCCTCTTCACATCTTCAACGACTTGGGCATTGAGCGGTGGAAGCACAACCGACCGCCTGACGCAGAGCGCGTGGCCGAGATTCACGCCTTCGTGAAGCAGTCCGGGCGCCTTGACGGGATGATGTACTTAGCCTGCATCAACAAGAAGCTGTACTGCTACGAGTCCAACCACCGCCGAGAGGCATTGGTTGGAATCACAGAGATTGCGCCGATTCTCGTGGACATCATGTGGGACGCAACGCATGAACAGGTGAAGGCTGAGTTTCTGCGGCTGAACAAGGCAGTGTCGGTTCCCGAGCTCTATGTGACGGACGAGCCAATGGCAGATATGGATTCAATCCTTGCTGCCCGCAAGGCCTTCTGCGAGAAGTACAAGCCCCTCAAGGTCACGAGTGGTCGCCCACAGCGACCCAACTTCAACAGCGACAGCCTTCTCGACGACTTTGTCGCCATCACCAGGGAGCACAAGATCTCCGTAGACGAGATGATGCGCCGCCTGGATAACCTGAACATGCGTTTGTCTCACAAGGCGATCGATGCAAAGTTGTCGGACAAGGTCAGGGACAAGTGCGCACAGGCTGGACTCTGGCTGTTCGCATTCTCGGCCCGTCTCGACCCGAAGGATGTGGTCTAATCGTCGCAGTCTGCGAATACATCAGATAAGTTGCGGGTCTTGTTCTCGTACTCCTTCTTTAATGTGTCATAGTGTTTCTGGAAGCACTTGTTACATATACGATGTCTGACACCAAGCCTCCAGAGGACTTCGTTTTGCTCACTTTTGCATTTCAGACACGGGAGATTGCCCCACTCTGGGATGTTGCGAACCCAGAATGCACTGCGCATTGCTTCAAGTGTAAGCTTTGTCGTGCGGTATGGTTCATACTCCTCCCAGAAATTGCACTTTTCTGGTGTTTCATATCCTTCTACCCAAGTCGGCACAGGACACGTAAAGTAAATCTTGGTGGTATCCTTCTTCAGGTTCACTTCACATGGATACCCACATTTGCAGAGGGGTCTATCCTTCTCGTATGCAGCCGCGCCGCCTCCGAAGCAGAAATTCTCACACCTACTTTCGATAGTGTAACGCCCACCCTTTATGTCCTGCTTCGTAATACCACGTTCAACCAAATAACGTTCGGTTATAAGGTTTTCTATTGATAGAGCGTCGTATTTGTCTACATCGTCGTCCCAGTGTCGTTCGACTCTCCACACCGATATGTCATCAAGGTATCTCCGAAAAGAACGATTTGACGAGACCTTATATAGTCCAATCACAGTGTTATAGTCACCTGCCGAAGTATTAGCACCTCCGCGACCTGTCTGGTGTTCGTTCCAACGCCTGAAAAGTCGGGTTGTCTCGCCTACGTATATGTCTCCATCGTCGGACAGGAGAACGTATACCCAATGCATTGCGAATGGTAGTATTGATATGTGTAACTCGCCAAGACCCATATGGAGTCTACTTCAGGGCGCGCACGGACAGGATGTACAGGAACGCCGCGTTCAGGAAGGTCAGGATGAGCGTAGGAGCCGAGGCCAGCATCACCGCAAAGCCACGCTTCGGGGCGAGGGCAATGCCGTACAGCTCCAAGATCAACACCAAACCTGTGGCCAGACCCACGATCCAGAACATGATGTAAAAGTAGTCCACGATCACCTCATTCGACACTCCCTTGGTGGCATCAGTCTCTCCAGGCATTTTATATACTCTTGAGAAGAACAATGGGCTTCTCGGTGATTCCTGTCGCGTTTGGCGTGGTAATGGCGGGACTTGACTTGGTGATGATGTCCACGGTTAAACAGGTGGGCACAGGTTCGTGGCCCATCCGCACAGGTCTGCCGTTTGCGACCTTGGTGTATGCACTCGAGCCTTTTCTCTTTTTGCAAGCCATGAGGGTCACGGGCGAAGGCCTCGCAGTCGTCAACTTGGTGTGGAACCTGTCCAGTGACATCATGGTCACTCTGATAGGAGTCTTCTGGTTCGGCGAAAAGATCCATGGCGCCCGATGGATCGCCGTGGCTATGAGTCTGGTGGCTCTGACGCTCTTTGCCTACACGGATACAGCCTAGTGGCGACGCCGACTACGGTGCTTCCGCGGGGTCTTGTGGCGACGCCGACGGCCGCCCTGGGGCGCACCCTCCGCCGCACGAATCACACCCGATGCCGCCGACCCCGTAGCTCCAATCACCAAGGCCTGCCCGATCGCTTCGGGGGGCGCACGAGAGAGTTGATAAACCCCAACACCCGCCAGCACAATCAATGTTGTGCAAATCATTCCAAGGGCAATCATGCCCTGTGTGGGCGACAAGCTTGCATCGGGCATTGTTAATACTCCACGTTTTGTTCCTTTGTCCTACACAATGCCCATCGCAGTTATTGTGAACGGCCAAGAGCGGGGTCTACGGCGCACAGCTGGTCTTCTCAAGCAGAACCTTCTTCTCCCCAATGACGCTGTCATGTTCTTGGCTTGTGAGTCAGGGAACTCAGCAGTCACCGCCTCCTACTTCCAAGGTGCTCAGTACGGTGGATCATTGATTCTTCCCTCCTTGCGCGACGCAGAGTTCAATGCATTCATGTACTTCCTCGACACATGTAACCGTCCAGCCATCACATCCGAGGCTTTTGGGAGGTCGGGCGAGGGGTGGAACATGGGGTACCTCCACAGCAGCGGAACCGTGATCCAGTACTACCAGGTGTGGAAGGCGTGGCAGATGATTCTGGACTACGAGCGCGCCAACAATATGCGGTTTGACATTGTCGTCAGGTGCCGCACCGACTCGATTCTCACAGAGAAACTGGACCTGTCGTTGCCCTACTTTGGCAGCGAGCGGATTCGTACTCGCCAAACAGGCGCGGCGGAGGTGACACTGCGGGACAACAACGTTGTGACGTTCGGACAGGAGCAGTTCTGGGTGGCCCGTCGCGATGTCTTTGCACTCTTGGGTCCCATGCTCTTCACCTATGGATCTTGGGATTCAGGAGGTCTCTACCCCTTCAATTCCGAGTCATTCTTTGCTCAGTTCTGCAAGGCCAACAACATTGTGCACGACATGTTCATTGAACCGGGTGACATGTTCAATTGGTCTCACCCAGGCGACGAGGTGGTCACCACGGACCCCATGGTGTTTTCACTGCTTCGTTAGACAGAACGGATGAATTGCCAAGACAAATATGTACATATGCGCTCCCATATGTGATCGTGCGCGATTAACCGGTCCCGCGACTTGAGCAGCGGGAAGTACACCTTGTACTCATCCAAGTCCAGCAGCTCAAAGAACTTGTACAGGATGTACGAGTACGACAGGAAGTTCGTGCGGTCGTTCGGGCAATACAGCAAAAAGGGCGCCTGAATCTCCTGGAACATGGCACGTATCTTCTCCTCAATCTCGGGCGTGATGGTGGGCGGCGGATTGCCGTTCAACCTTGACAAAATGTGGGCCGCGTGCTCGTAGTACTTGGACCGTCCCAACTTCTTCAGGATCTCCCTAATCTCCTTCTCCGTCAGATCGGCAATATTGTCGATGCGACGTTTACGGATTTCCAGCACCACCTCGTTCATCACCTCCTCGGGAATCATGGTGGACTCCTTGGCCTGAAACTGGTTCAGGATCTCGTTCAGGTGATTGATCTTCTTATACGCGTAATTGTTCCGCTCCTTCGGCGGATCACGGAACGACTGGAAGTCCGACACCACCAACGAATACTCCTCCGACCCACACTTCGGGCACACCAGAATACCCTCCGAGCTGATTTCCTCGCGGGCCACATTGCACTGCGCACAGTGTTCCGTCTGCTGCTGTGTGGCTTCGGGAACTGCGCCCAGCTTCATGCGAGCCACATACTCATCGAACATCTGCTTGCGCGTGATTCCCGTGTCGGTGGAGGCGGCAGTGGCAAAGTACTTCAAGAAGGTATTGGCATCCTTGGGCGCAACCGTCGTGGCCGAGGTGCCCCCCGACTCTCGATTGTAGTAGCCCATCAGAATGTCCATGTTTTTCAAGTAGTACTCCTGTATAGGGTCTGACTGGACCGCCTCTTGCTCCAACTCCTTGACGCGTGCTTCCCACTGGGAACACTGAATCACATCTCCAATCTCGTTGGACGCGCGAACGGCTTGAATCCGCTCTTTCAACTGGGCCAACTCCGCCATGGCCTCCGCTTTTGATTGTGTCTCGCGCAATCCCTGGACAATATCTTGGTGAACCGAATCGAGCGTCCCGATGGACGCCGATCCCGTTTCCCGTATCCGCCTCACCTTGAATACATCCATACTGAACTTGTGGTTGTCTATGTAGATGGGTTCTTCAGTGCCTCCGTGACTTCCTTCATAAAAGCGGGGTTTGAACAAATCTGGGGCCTCTGCTTGCGAACGGCAGACAACAGGGTGGCAAAGTCCAATCCGAAGTTCTTACACATGTAGTACAGCAGCAGAAAGGCTGAACGATTGATACCTGCCTGGCAGTGAACAAACACAATGGCGTTCGGGGCACGCAGGAACGCACGCATGGCCGCTTCGAACTGTGGATACCAGTCGAGAATCTTGACCTGCACAGAGTCGTAGGCGTCCAGCTGAGCGTACCGGCTCGGATACAGACGGCGGAACCACGCAGGCGAGTCGTCAGAGAAGGCGCAATTGATGACATGTGTCACCCGATGCGTATTCACGAAAAACGGGGTCAGTGACGCACCCGCACCCAAGCAAATGTTGGGATACACCCACGCAGGGGTGTCACTCATTCCTTATGAAGTGTTGCGTGTCTTAAATCCCCAAACTACCGAGAAACACGGAGAGCAGGTGGGCAATCACCACGGCGGCGGCGCCCAGGACGCCCGCACCCTGCCACGACACCACGCCGCCACTCGTGTACATGGCTGGCAGGTACTGGAGGAGCATGTTGCGAGGCGTCGACATGGAAACAATCGCCGCGGCGACAAAGAAGCAGAAATACAGCTTGAGGTTGCGGAACATGAATCCCATGGCTGGCAGCGACGGCTTGAAGGACGGCACCATCGAGCCCTGTGTCGTCTGCTCGGTGGACGGCATCGGGATCAGAGGCGGCGCCGACTGGTTGCCCTGCGGAGAGGGGAGCAAGGCGTCCAAAGAGGTGGAGTCACTGTCCATTGTTTATACTCAAGGCATCTTTTCGCATGTCGCATCTTCCACGCGGTAGCGATAGCACTTTCCGTCGATTCGATTCGTCTTGGTCTTGATGTCGTCCAGTGGCAAGGCAAGTGTGTGCTGTGTCGTGAAGTCGCGATGAAACAGCAGCGCGGCTAACCCGAGACCAATGATGAACGAAAAGAAGGGCCGAGCACGATCGATTGCGGCAGTGATGTTGAGCACCATTACTTCTTAAGAGAGGCAAGAAGGTTGAAGGAATCTGTCTCGGATGTGCATGGAACCTCCGTGGCTTCCACACGGACACACCCTGTATCCGTGTGATAGACCATCTGTCCGTCGGCGGGATCGGGAACCTTGGACACTGTGCGCTTGGGAGGAATGACAATCGTGGACAACAGCAACCCAAAGGTCACGCCTGCGACGAACCATATGCCGTCGATCATTATGGTTTAGGCGCGAAAAACCTATCCCTCAACCCAGAGAACCCTTCGGAAAAGTTGATCGACCCCTTTCCTGTTCCAGGCACCTGCCCATTCTCTACCATCTCGTTGCCCTTTGGCAGCTGGCTCTCGACAAAGTACCAAAAGGTGAATTGAATGGCAAAGGACCACACGGGGGCCAGGGCGGCGAGGAATGCCATGACATACTTGGTTGGTCCGAACTGACCCACCATACTCGCGGCCGTTGCAAAGATGACTCCATACGCACCGAACCTCTTCTCCGTTACATTACTTGGAGTGAGTCCAGAGATCAGAATGTGGTTCCAGATCTGGTACGCCCAGACAATCATCAAGATCCAAAAGACAATCACGGTCAGCCAAAACTGGAGTGTGCCCGCGGCGAGGGCGGCCTTCCAACTGAGTTCACTGGGCTTCTTCATCAACAGACCCCACGCAGACAGTTTGCCGAGGATGATGATCTGGTCCGCGGTAAAACTCCTTGTGTGGTATCCATCGGGATCAATCCATTGAATCGCCGCGACAGGTGGGCTCACCTGAATGGAGACTGGATCGTCGGGTTCCGTGAGAAGGCCGTCGTCTCGCAGGTCGTTCATGAGTTTCTTGACGGGGTACTCCACATATCCCCCATACCGATTCGCGTTCAGATACTTGATGATGTCGAATGTCTGTTTGCCATATGTGAACTTGGCACTCACAATCCGAAGCCCTGGATCTGGGGGACTCGGAAAGTTGTAGGACGGGGCAGTGGGAATCGTCGGAACCACAAAGGACTGGGAGGTCACGGGTTCATCCTCCTTCGGGGCCGTCCGCACTTGGTACGGATTGACCTTGACAGGCGGCGGTGGGTTACTCATATTGTTAAGAAGCAAACACAAGATTGGCAAGACCGCTCACGACACGCAAGTAGTTGTAGGATTCCACATAGGCACCAACAGTGTAGGTGTACTGAAACACGACAGTCGAGTTTCCACCCGTGGTGGCATTCTGAACGACTGTCACGAGCTGGTCGGGCGTGTACAGTCCAACCAGCGCTGGAGGGATAACCAGCGGATTCGTGCTCAGTGCAGTGGACTTGAGAATGCACACAATGGTTGTCGTTGGAGCATCTGGCTGGTTCGGGGCTGGCAGGGGCTGGAGAAGGGTCAACCGCAACACCGCCTTGTTAATCGTGCTTCCGTTCGCCGCACCCGACGGTTGGTACTCGTTGTTGTCGAGGCCAAAGGAATACATGTAGACGCCTGGAAGCTTGAGAGCGGTTGTTCCAGACGCAAATCGGTAGGTCTCGAGCAGCGAGTAGTAGTCGCCTGGCTTGACCTGCAGACGCTCATTGCCATCAAACAGAATGACTCCATCCACCACACTGTCCCGAGGAAACACTGAGCTCACCTGGTTCTGGCCCGACGCATACAGGCTCGTGGCCACATCCGTTGTGTTCACGGTCCACGGAGCTCGGTCGGGGTTCGGCCAGTTCGTGTAATTGTCCCACATGTTGCTTGCAATGCTGTCTGAACGAGCAACGACCCACGTCACACGAGTGACCAAGTTTCGCATGGGTAGAAGCAAGTCCGTGTTGGGACCGTACTGGCCCTCGGCGCCTACGTAGCTGATTTCCTTGAACATGTAGCTCTGGTCCGCCGTGGCGAATTGGTTCATCTCCATCTCCGTCAGGTAGAAGAAGTTGCACTCCAGGTACGGGTCGGGGAAGAAGGTCGTCACGCCAGGGTTCGTGGGGGCACCATTCGGCAGGGATGGCGTCAGAAACAGGCTCATGGGAAACACATCGGGACGAACGCGCTGGCCATAGGTTGACGACGTGGGAGCCACATCGATCACCGTGTACAGAAACTTCAGAGGACGCAGAGTGACATTAATGTACACCTCCGTATTCTGCATGGACACGAGCGGAAGAGCGGACCCCGCGCTCTCGCAGAACCAAAAGTGAAGGGGGATGATCAACTGCCTGGACCGAATTGACGGTTCGGGAACAGAGCTGCCCGGGAAGATGGTATTACCCGAAATGTCCTGGGCTGGGGTTGCGTACGACACTGCGTGGGGATACTGTCCCTGCCGATCGTAGGCATTCGAAGGGTCATAGAGCTCGGTGACATTTCCTGTCATCTTGTCGACGGTCGAGCGCTTCGTCGCGTCAAAGGTCATGTAGGAATACAGCTTCATCCACTCACCCGACATTGTCTGGATCCGCTGTCCATTCATGGTAAGCTCGATATTGTCGATCAAGTTGTACCCGATATTGCGAATCCACTCGAACTCGTATCCAATGGCGCTGCATCGGCTGTCGTAGCCTGTCGGCGGAGTCGTCACGGGAACCAGCGGAGACCAAATGTCGGGGAGAGTAATCACCAGGTACACATCGTTGAGCAGCTGAGCATACCGATCGATGCGCGCAGACAGCTTGCGAGGCTGAGAAAAGTCAAAGTTGAGATTGGCAGTTCCAAAGTCCACGCGAATATGCTCCATGGCAAAGTTCGTGTGGCGTTTGTATGTGTTGCGAAAGTGGGTCATGGACGGGTTGCCATTCACCAACTCGTTCTGAGCCCCAACCCCCACTAACTGGAGGAGTGCACCAGGCATTTGTAGTTACGGAACATCATTGTTTAATACAGAACACTTCCACTCGACACGCAGCATGAAGATGTGAAGGACTTGCCCAATCCGCTACATGTCTGATTTCCACGACACGCGGCCGAGACAAACTTGTTGTAGACCGTTGCCCGATTGGCCTGAAGAATCGTGTAGTTGTACCCAGACTTGTTCTTCGCCTTGACGGGGGGATCACTTGCATATGTGTTGCCAATGATCTGGCGTTTTACGGACGTCAGGTAATCCTGGGCAGAGTTGACCTGCATACTATTTATACACAGCCGAGAGAATTACATAATGCGCTTTGTTCTCGTGAGCACACACGTCGACCAGACCACTGGGTACTCCAAGGTGGCGTACAATCTCCTTCGTCAGGTGGCGTCGATTGCCCCCAAGGTCAAGACGTTCCACTTTGGGTTCCAGCGTCATCCCGAGCGCAAGAACATCCGCAAGCTTCCAGACTCTGTTACGGGATACGACGCAGCTGCCAACGAGGATCCGCGCGAGGAGGGATTCGGGTTCAACAAGATCAACGAGTACCTGGAGATGGTTCGGCCCGATGTGGTTATGATCTACAATGACCCGCTAATCATCTGCAAGTTCCTCGAGGCAATGAAGTACGACAAGGCGACCTCTCCCTTCAAGCTGTGGCTCTATGTCGACCAGGTGTACACGGGTATCGCCCAGCCGCTGGTGGATGCCATGAACAAGCACGCCACCACGATCTACTGCTTCACTGAGGAGTGGGCCAAGATCTATGCATCCTACGGCGATAGCCCCACCCTCAAGGTCATTGAGCATGGTCTGGATGCATCCGAGTTCACCTGTATGAGCCGAGACCAGCGGATGGCCCTGCGTCGGACGCTCAAGATTCCGACGGACGCAGTGGTCTTCCTGAATGCGAATCGCAACAGCCAGCGGAAGCGTCTTGACACGATGATCATGGGTTTCGCGCACATGCTCACCAAGAAGCCCGATGCGCCCCTGTACCTCATGGTCGTGACTGCCATGAATCCCCAGCAGGGCGCCTTTTATGACCTCCAGCGCATCTACATTAACGAGCTGAAACTTGCGAAGCTGGATGTCGACACATTCAGCAAGCGTCTGATGATCGTGGACACTGCACATCCGAACACTCTGTCGGATAACCAGATCAACGAAATCTATAATGTCACCGACATTGGACTGAACACATCGGACGGCGAGGGCTTCGGTCTCTGCCAGCTCGAGCACTTGTATACGGGCGCCCCGCAGGTGGTCACCACGGTCGGAAGCTACTCCGCCTTCCTGGACCCCACTGTGGCGAACTTCATTCCCGCGTCGGGCCTCCAGTACTTTGCGGGGTCCATGCCGCTGGGCTTCTCGGCACCGACCTTTAGTCGCGAGGACATTGGAGACGCCATGCTGGATGCTGTGGAGAAACTGGACTCTCGCAAGGCGGCGATTCGCTCCTATCCGTTCAAGAGCTGGAGCAAGGTATGCGACGATTGGCTCGAGGACCTTCACCGGGCCTCGTAAGTCGGCTTGCCCTCCAGGACCCAGCGGATCTGAGTGTCGGAGATCTTGCGACCCACGGGAATCAGGCGGTTGTTATCTTCGAATGCCACGCCATCAAAGACCTCCGTTGTCAGTGGATCAATCAGAAACAGGATTCCCTTGATCACCACCTTCTGCAGACGGCGTGTCTTGCGCTCCATGTTGCGGAGGTAGGTGGAATCCAGATCCTCTGACTTGACAGACGGCTTGAAGGCCAGATCCTCGCCTGTGATGGTGCTGTCGAAGCGCATGCAGGAAATCACTGGCTTTTCTTTGGAATGGAGCTTGCGGTGAATTTCGCAGTCCACCGCTGATTGCTTGAGCAGCAGGCCGATCTTTTGGTTGATCTGGTTCTTCTCAAACGCAATCTCGTACAGGTACTCGTCGGCCGACATGAAGGTCTCGACAGGTCCTCCACCCTCGTAGCGTTTCATGGTCGTGTCTGCGCGACGAATCGGAGTAATGTTCGGAAACTCGTTGGACTTGGACTGTTCATCTGTGAAGACAGACACATAGAAGCTAATACGCACTGTCCTCTCCTCTGCGGGGAGCGTTGCGTGGGAGCAAATACGAATGGCGCGTCCGATGACCTGGTCGTGACGAGCAGGTGTCCAGTGAGGCTCGAGAATGTGCACATGGCGGACATTGGCCAACGTGATACCCTCAGCGCCTGAACTGGAGGCCATCAGCAAACACAGAATCTTCTTGCCGCGAGCCTGCACACTCGTCTTCAAGGCCCCGGGAAAGGAGGATTCAAATTTATTGTTGAAGATCTGGCGGGTCAGTTCGCGCTCCTCAGCTGACTCCTTGCCCGTGTACATGGTGTACGCAGGCTTGGCAGGATCCATCTCGCCCTCGGCCCACTGTCCGTTCTGCTTCACGAGCTTGTACGGCTGCCATCCATTGGCTTCCAATATGGCCGAAAAGACGCCAAGACCTTCCAGCTCACGGTACTGGGAGTAGACGAATTGGTTGCGATACTCTGCTTCGCCCACCGACTCCTGGATCAACTTCAAGGCCCGCAAGAACTTCGGGCTCAGAACCTCCAGTGCTTTCATGGACAGGTAGCGCTCGGGGTTGGTCCTGAGCTTCTCGAGAATAGCGGGCTTGTCGACCACCTTGTCCTCGTTCTCGGCCTCCTCGCTCGTGAACTCTGCTCGCAACTCTGCAGGCAGGAGGTAGTTACACGCCAAACGCGATAGAACGCGGTAGCTACCCAGGTTCTCGTCGAGCGACTTCTTTCCCTTGTTGGAGTCCATCTTCAGCTCGGCCCAGCGCTGACCGAGATAGTGCGTGAACTGCTCCTTGGACATCGGAACCTTCTCCAGCATCTTGTCGTCGTCGACACGGCGGGGCAACATACGCTCGTCAGCGCCCTTGAAATATGACACTAAGCCCTGGATGCGCCGCTGGAACAGAAGCGGGTTCTTCACTGACAGTCCGTCGAGAAACATGGACGAGAACTCGGCAAACGGCGAAGGCAGACCTTCGAATTCTTCAAGCGACACCCGCTCCATATCAATCTCCGCACCTGCCAACTCCACTTCCACATTGGTCTTGAATCCATTGATCCAGTCCGCCGCCACGGCCACCCACTTCATGTCGGCCTTGTACTGGACCGCAATGCGATCGCCTTTCTCATTGTACACCGAGCGGAACTGCGGGGGGTTGCGAGTGATCATCACGACCTTCTTGGACGCATTGAACTCGATAGTGTCCACTTCGGGCTGCTGGCGGAACGTGGCGGTCAGCTTGTCTTCGTCCCATCCCTCGATGCGCTTGAAGGGAATGGTGATGCGCTCAATCGGTCCGCGCAGGAGATTCAGCAGGTAGGCAATCTCATTGGGGCGGTTGATGACGGGCGTTCCCGACAATGCCACAATCTTGCAGCGCTTGGCCTTGTACAAGGCTTGGTACACGGGGCTCACCACGCCGTCCTTGTCGGCGATACGAGAGATGAAGTTGTGGACCTCGTCGACAATCACCACCTTGTCCTCGAAGGGGTTGGGTCCGTCCTCGGGAACCATCTCCTTGACAGCCGCGCGGGTCAGGCCGTTGTAGTTCACAAAGGTGTAGCGCTGGCTCAGGATATCCTCGACCTGGGCACGGATCACATCCTGCTCCGTCTTGGGCAGGTCGGCAAAGTTCGAATTTTCATTGGGGACAGTGGAAAAGAAGCGGTTGTTGCGGTCGAGGAATCCGTCGGAGATACCCATCGTCTTGGCCGTCGCCCGCGTCTCCTCGGTCAGCTGCTGCTGGCGCCAGTGGTTCTCATACGCATAGATCGGGTCGCCACACTTGCGTAACTCGCCGATGTAGTTGGCTTGGAGAGAAGCGGGTGTCATGACCACCGTCTTCAGGGTCGTCAGCAGAGACTCGGCCACGGCAATCGACGAACAGGTTTTGCCCGAACCCAAGCCGTGATAGAGCAGAATGCCGCGATAGGGCGTCTCGATGAGCAGGTAATCCCGAATCAACTTCTGGTAGTGGAGCAGCTCGCGTGCGTTCGACTGACTCTTGCAGAGATCCTCCTCCTTGTCGTCGGCATCCTGCGGCTCGCGGGGTGACTTGCGGTACTTCAGAAAGGTGCGGGTAATGAAGTCCGCAAAGGCCTTTCGGTTGGGGAGGACGTAGCTCATTGTTTTTCGCCACGATTTGATAATGGAGGCTATCACACGGAAGACGCATCGCATCTGGATGGTGTCCATCTTCCTCTTCTTGATGGCGGGGTTCCTGTACCTCAAGCCGACGGTTGCGTTCGGGCGTGAGGGACGGATTCGTCCGTTCGGGACAGGTGATCGTGAGGCCACGGTCTTCCCGGTGTGGTGGTGGGTGTTCGTGCTGAGTGTGGTCGCCTACTGCATCACAATCTACCTGGCAAAGTTTCGCGTGTGAGCACAATGGCCAAGTGTCCATACAAAAACATTGCGGGGGAAGTTGGAAAAGGGTGGCATTCCTACCGTTTCCTTGGCTTCTCCGTCGTGGACATTGTGGGCACCTTATTGTTCTTTGCCGTGCCGTCGGCATGGTACTTCAAGGGCAATGTGTGGGTTCACTTTTTCGTGTGGCTGGTGATTGGCGAAATTGCCCACTATGCGTTCGGGGCCCAGACAGCACTCCTGACTGCACTAGGAATCGATGTTCACTGTGACTCGTAGGCTCGCACAATCTCCGTCAGCGAATCGATCATGTGAATCCGCTCCACATGGTGGGGTCGCACATAGTTTCTACACTCCTCGAGTGTCTTCCAGCCGATTCCCGAAATCTCCCGCTTCTGCATGTAGGTCATCTTCTGACCTAGATTCACGAGCTCGGGCTTGGTCAGCAGGGCCACAAAGTACACATGGCGATACTGGACACCATTCAGTCCCGTAAAGGTCTCCTCCAGCAGGATGTTGTTCAGGACCACATAGGCCTCGCGGGGAACATTGGTCTCCTCATTGAACTCGCGCAGGGCACACTCGAGATCCGTCTCGGTCCGCACACGACGACCCTTGGGAAACCCCCATTCGGGCTCACCGTACACAGACGCAAAGGTCGAGACCATGCCCGTTCGGTTCAGGGAGGCAAACTTCTCCTTGGACACCAGGTACTCGTTCGAGGTGTGGTCATCTCCCCACAGCTGACGCCACAGGTCATCGAATGGCTTGCGGGCGATATCCTGCTGCTCCGCGATGGTCATGTTGGACAAGAGTCGGCCCACATAGTCCGTGTCCATCGGGTCGTACTTGCCCCGCATGAACTCTGCAAAGCTCATGCTGTCCTTCCGCCGAATCATCAGGACCTTCACAGCCTTGACATCCGCGGGGATCTGTGGGGCATCCAGAACCACCAGCCCACACGACAGCACAGGGTCCTTGCATCCCCGAAACACATGGCCCTTCTCTCCGCAGTTATTACAATACATTACGACTGGGTTTCGTTGTAGGATTGAAGTCCGTTTTTCCATTATGCAAATAAAGAAGTTCCCTTGTAAACACAAATGGGCGCGACTACAAGCACACCAGGCGTGGCGGCAGTCCTTCCCGTGGCCACCCAGCCCTATATTCCTTCGTCCATGTCGTCAACCTCATCGGTCCTCTTGGGGTTGTTTGTGGGCTTTCTGGTAATTATCGTGGTGGTTGCAGCATTCCGCAGCGTGAGTGCTGGCAAGACCGTGGATGCCTCTCCTACCCCCATCGACGCCAAGGTGGGTGGCACAATTCCAGCCTCTGCGATTCCACTGAATCCTGGGGCAGACTACAATCTACAGTTCTGGATGTTCGTCCAGGACTGGGACTACAAGTTCGGTAAGGAAAAGGAGGTCCTGATGCGGACGGACTCGACGAACCCGTCCACCGTGAGCCCTCGCATCACTCTGCACCCCACGGACAATACACTGAATGTGTATTTGACAACCTTCACGAGTGGTTCGACCAGCGTGGGCAAGTACCAGCCTGGATCGGCCGTGGGATCGACGGATACGGGATCGACCTGGCTCTGCGCCATTGAGAACATTCCTCTGCAGACATGGTTCTCGGTGTCCGTGACAACCTTCCAGCGCAACTTGGATGTGTTCATCAATGGCAACCTTGTCAAGTCCACGGTCATTCCAGCGGTGCCCCGTTCGGCAACGGGCAACATCCTGGTGGGTGCCAATGGCGGCTTCTCGGGATACATCTGCGGCGTCCACGGCGCGGGCAAGGAACTCAAGCCCGCCGAGGCTCGCGATTTCTACGCTGCGGGAACCAGCTGCAAGTCCCTGGTCAGCGGAGATGGTGCCGCAGGCCCCACTGGAACGGTCTACAATCTCTTTGGATACACCATCATCATCGAAGATTCGACAGGTAAGCCCGTGACATCCACCGCAGTCTTGCAAGGTGTGTCCGCGGCCTCCTGGAATCCGTTTGGAGGAGCGGGCAGTAATGCGCCAGTTGGCCCCACGGACCCGTCAAAGGCTGTCTCTCCTACGGGATCCACTGGACCTACGGGTGGCACCGAATCAAAGTAGTTAAACATCTATATCCACTTAGTACAATGCGACTCCTTCTAAAGTTTCCTACCCGCTCCAGGCCTCAACAGGCACTGAAGACGCTCCAGGCGTATTGCAATATGGCAACACGCCCCGATCGTATCGGAATTGCCGTGTCATGCGACCAAGATGACGACAGCATGACACGATCCCTCGTCCAAGAAGAGTTTACCCGCATCATGGGAAATGCAGAGTGGTGTCGCATTTTTTATGGGAACAACAAGACCAAGATCGAAGCGTGTAATGCTGACATGTCCGAGATTACCTATCCGTGGGACATTGTCATGCTAGTGTCCGACGACATGGTCCCCATTATCAAGGGCTACGACGATGCCATTCGTTCGCACATGATGGCCTCGTTTCCCGATACCAATGGGATTCTCTGGTTCAATGACGGACACCAAGGAAACGCCCTGAATACCTTGAGTATCATGGGGCGTGTCATGTACAACCAATTCGGCTACATCTACCAGCCGAGCTACAAGAGCTTCTACTGCGACACGGAGTTCACGGACCTGTGCAAGACAACGCTCGCTGACAAGTGCCTGTATATTCCGACGTGCATTGTTCGCCACGAACACCCTGGTCACGGGTACGGTGGATACGACGCACTTTATATCAAGAATCAGATGGCTTGGACAGACGACATGGCCACATACATTAACAGGAAGGCCTATTCCTACGACTGGACCATTCTGATTGCGACGATGCCTGGACGCGAGAAGTCATTGCAGTCGCTGCTCAGGTTCATTCATGAGACATCCCGTGCAGTGTGCCCAGACCTCCGTGTCAAGGTTACGATTGGATTCGACGCCTGTGTTCTCAGCATTGGTGCGAAGCGGCAGCAGATGCTTCAGGCCGCAGAAGGAAAGTATGTCTCCTTCATTGACGATGACGATCGCGTGACGCGAGAGTACTTTGAAGATGCATCTGCATGCATTCGGGGCGGGTTTGATTGCTGTCGTCTTCGCGGAAAAATCTCGTCCTGGACCTTCACGCACAGCATCGCCAATAAGCTTGACCAGCCCATGGCGAACGAGACGACCTTTCTCCGCCCACCGAATCACCTGAATGTGATGAAGGCCGACATTGCAAAGACCGTTGCCTTTACGGATGCATTGTACGGCGAGGACTTGGACTGGACAATTCGTCTTGCCCGGACGGGATACATTCGAACGGAGTATCAGCCCGATGAAGAGCGCATTCACTACATCTACGAGATGCGAGACCGCGCCCTTAGTTCAGCTATTCTCGAGCGCCAGCGGAACACTACGCATGAGCAGATGCTGGCAAGTGTTCTCGTGACTCGTGGGTCCGCACCGCCTCCGCCCGATACACCGAGTACCCTACAGCTTCGGCTGGGAGCACGGGGGTTCACGCGAACATAGTTTGTAGAGTAGAAGCAATGCAGGAGTGGATCGTGGTCGCTGCCAGTGTAATCGTCATCGGCGTGTTGTTCTATGTATTTGTCCTGTCTCGGCCGTCGGACTCGACAATGGAAGTGATCTTACCTGGGGGTCAATCTGGAAAGACGGAAATGTATCCATCCGCCCACATCTTTCGCTCGTTCAACCAGCCCGACGGAGCCGTGTTCAGTTACGCGTTTTGGATCACAGTGAATGACTTTACCTTCAACTACGGCCGTCAGCGGGTGATCTTCAACAAGAACAACTGCCCGGGTGTGTATCTCGATTCCACGCCCAACGCCATGCTGATCAAGATGAATACCTACGGCGGGAACCAGGAGAGCGTGCTGATCCCGAACATCCCCGCTCAAAAGTGGATGCATGTGGTCGTGGAAGTCAATCAGTACGCGCTGAACATCTTCATCAATGGCATTCTTCGCCAGACGCACACCATGTCGCAGTTGCCCCTCCAGAACACGGATTCGTTAATCGTGGGATCCAGCGAGTTTGGCTGGGATGGCACGATCTCAGGATTGACCTACTACTCGCGGACGCTGAAGCCCGAGGAGATTGAGCGGATGGCAAAGGACCAGCCCTCTGCGTCGGCCATCATGCCCTCGATGCCGCCTTATTCGGATCTTGGATGGTATATTGGACCGTTTAAATCTGCATAAAGACTAAATGAGTTCAGGCGGTCGTCGTGGTACCGATCTATCGGGCAATACAAGCATGCGCATTCAAAACCCATCGGACGTGGTGTACCAGCAGAAGGTCCAGCTGATCTACACGACGAACAATGCAATCTCAAACACCATTCCTGCTTGGGGTGGTCGCAATGCGTACCAGAGCCACACGCCCAATGGCAATGGATTCGTGCGTCAGTTTCTGAATGGATATCGTGAGTGCGACTGCTCGGGTGGATTCCCCAGCATGTCCACGGGCAACATTACTTCGTTTTCTTGAGCTCGCGCAGCTGCTTCCTGAGCGTCGTCCGCCGTCCCTTGTCAACATCGGGGGAGTACGAGAAGAAGAAGGTCAGGAACTCCTTGCTCGCTCGGTCCTTGGAGAGTTCGCCATACAGCTTTGTCTTTTCCTTCAGCATGTCGTGCAGGTTCGACTGCTCGCCGAGGCAGTCCGTCGGCGTCAACAACTTGAATCGGCGCTTATTGGCGTGGTGGGCCAACTCCATCAACCGCTGGGCCACGCAGAGAATGTGGCTTACCTTGTCCTCGTCAATCCCCGAATACACATATGCAAAGTAGAATTGCAGCGTTGTCGGAATGCTGGCAATCTTGATCCCGTCCGCGGTTTCATGATAGCTATGGCACGCCTGCGTTGCGTAGTAGCGGAACATACATCCGTCGGATTCAATCACCTCCGTGCACTCGGGAAGGATCGCATTGGCCTCCGTCACGTGGGCCTTGTGTCCCTTGGTCAAACGGGCAATCACATCGGCCTCTGCCAACAGGGTCACGGGGCTCGTCCAAGTCGCATGCGACGAATGGCGTTCGGCAGCATTGAATCCCAACAGCACCACGGGCTCGGACTGGAGCATCTTGATCACCTCCTTCTTGCGCTGAGGAGTCAGAACCTCCTCGGGCGGCGCGTGAGCCTTGCAGGTCAGCGGATACTCGTCGTTCAGAAGCATCATTCGAGTGTACACCTTGTTCCACCGAGACACATCGCCTTCGGGGCGCGACAGCTCGAGATAGGTGGACATGCGCAGAAAGTTCGGAGTCACATAGTGAATCCCCTCCTTCACATACCCCTCATCCCACAGCCGATCGAACAAGCTTGCATCCATCTGGGACACATCCGCTACACCCGTGTAATCACCAAACACCTTGAAGGTTCCCAAGTGGACGCCCGGCTTCACTTGCACATCGGGGACGCCCGCAGCCTTCAGTTTGTCTGCAATCTCCATCGCATGTTCCTGGGGCGTGGCGCTATAAAAGTCATAGTCGGGCACCTCGCGAGTAAAGTCGTAGAACTGGTCCTTGGGTTTCAGCAAATTGTTGATGGCTGTGCCCCCGTAACACATGACCCGATGCGACTTCAAGAACGCCTCCACGACACGGATGGATGTCTTGACACTCGGGTCTTCTGTCTGTTCCTGTTCAATCTTCTCCAGCTGTTTCTCGGCGATCTCGTTGATTTGGGCAGCGTCAGGATCGCTCATTGTTAGTAGACCGACAAAAAGGGATTGGCTTTCTTTTTTTCCTTGTGAGGCAGCAAGATGCCCAGTCGGTACAATCTTCGTAAGCGCGATGGAAAGACAACCAAGTGGGTCAAGGACGAGACCCTGAACCAGCCCGACTCCGAGTCCGAGGACGAGGACTATGTTCCTCCGTCTGAGTCCGAATCCGAAGAAGAGGAGGAGGAAGACTGTGAAGACGAGGAAGAGGAAAGCGAGTCCGAGGAGGAGGACAGCAGCTCGCTTCGCATTCCCAAGGGAGCCAAGGTGTCTGTTAAGCTTCACATCCACACCATGGCAGGTAAGGGGCGCATCGACATTGAGGAAGAGTCCGAGTCGGATTCGGACGAGGAGTCGGACGAGGAGGATTTCATCGGGCACCTCATGCAGAAGTATGTGGGCAAGAAGGGCCACGCACCTCGTCGGTCCAAGGAGAAGGAAGAGGAGGCCCCTGCCATTGAGCTGAATGAGGACGAGGAGGAGTACTACGAGGATCTTCCCAAGTCCAAGCGTCGTCGTCTCAATGAGCAGATGAAGCGCTTGTCCACGCTGGTCTTGGACGGCGATGTTCCCTACAAGTTCCGTGTCCTGGACCTTGACATTGCCGACACCATCAAGGCGTCCGTCATCAAGAAGATCGACATTCTCACGGAGATGTCCATGGAGGGCGAAGGGTACAAGCTCCGCTCCTGGGTCGATGCGTTCCTCCGCATTCCGTTCGGCAAGTGCGTGCCCCTGCCTGTGACCATCAAGGATGGCCCCGAGAAGTGTGCTGGCTTTCTGGAGGACTCGACCAAGACCCTGGACACGGCCGTCTACGGAATGACATCGGCCAAGACGCAGATCATGCAGATTCTGGCCCAGTGGATGTCGAACCCTGGGTCCGTGGGCAATGTGATTGCGCTCAAGGGTCCGATGGGTGTGGGCAAGACCTCGTTCGCTCGTCATGGTGTGGCCAAGGTCCTCCAGCGCCCGTTCGAGTTCTTCTCTCTGGGCGGTGCATCGGATGCCTCGAACTTTGTGGGTCACTCGTACACCTACGAGGGCTCGACCTGGGGACGCATTGCCGACTCCATCATGGCTGCGCGGTGCATGAACCCTGTTCTGTACTTTGACGAGGTGGACAAGATTTCGACGACTGCGCACGGAGACGAGATCACCAGCATGCTGATTCACTTGACAGACCGCTCGCAGAACAGCCAGTTCCACGATCGCTACTTTGCTGGAGTGGACTTTGACTTGTCCCAGTGCTTGTTCGTCTTCTCCTTCAACGACGAGAGCAAGATCCACCCCGTGCTCAAGGACCGCATGCAGATCATCAACTGCTCGGGCTACACCTGGGAGGAGAAGGCCTCGATCGTCAACCAGTACATCTGGCCGCAAATCCTCGAGCGCATCCAGCTCAAGGACCAGCTGACCATGAGCGACGAGGCCATCAAGTACCTGATCTCCGAGTACTCAAAGGAGGAGGAGGGTGTTCGCAACCTGATCCGTACCGTGGAGACCTTGGTGACCCGTATCAACCTCCTCCGCATCGCAGGAGAGACCACGGCCAAGAAGTATGTCTTCTACAAGGACATCAAGCTTCCTCTGACCATCACCTCGGACTTGTGTCGGCATATTCTGCAGGACACCCTGCGGCAGACGAATGAATCCTTCAGGCACATGTATACATAATGAAGGTCTTCTCCTTCTGCCTCTACGGCACGGAGCCTAACTATTACACGGGTCTCCTGGAGAACATCGAGATCATTAAGCAGTACTACCCCGATTTTACCATTGTGGTGCACAAGGGCTTTTGTGATCCGTCGTGGGTCATTCCCGAGGGCGTGGAAGTCAACATCACGAACCGAGGAGGCGCGATCAATGCCCTGCTCCGCTACTTGTCCTTGCACACGGCCGAAGTGGGCTTTGTGCGAGACACGGATTCTCGTGTTACGGCTCGAGACCGTTGGTGCATTGACCAGTTCCTGAAGTCCGACAAGATGTATCACAGCATTCGCGATCACTACTGGCACTCCTCGAAGATCATGGCAGGTACCTTCGGCTGGAAGAAGCCGCTGCCGCTCATGATCCCGACACATGAAGTGGAGTATGGGTTCGACGAGCAGTTCCTCACGCAGTATGTGTACGACTTGGTGAAGCCAGACCTCTTACTTCACACATGCAACCGCGCCTATGTAGGCGAACACGCGGAGTGGATTGATCGGCCTTACGACGATGAATACGATTTCGTGGGAAATGTCATTTGGGACGGCAAGCCCAAGTTTTCCCATATGTTCGATGTCGCACGAGACGTGAGCATCCTGCAGGGTCAGGACCAGTTCGTCCTCGTGAAACGACTCACCGACTCATTGGATCCTCTGAGTATCCCCTGGCACCATCGCTGGGACACATACGATGCAGCATTTCGCGCATGCATGCATGTCGGAGACCTGCAAAAAGCGCAGTTCTGGATGAGGGCGTTTGAGTTTGCCGACATTCACCCACACATTATGCGGAACTCCAACTTTTTGGTTGCATGTCTTGGGAAGGTGGTTGCAAGTTTCGACCCCAAGCGCGAACCCGCAGAGGGTGAAGTTGTCATTGTCTACGGAGACTACCCCGATTGGCACCGCGCGCTTCCTGGGACCAACAAGATGTATCGCCACGTGAGCTTCTTCTACACTGTCAAGCACGACGTGGTCGAATCTCACCCCTGCTGGGACTCTGTGGATATTATCTACATTCTCAACTTGGAAGAGCGAGTCGATCGGTATATGGAGACATTGTCGTCTCTGGCAAGAGTCGCGGCCCCTCTCCACAAGGTTCATCACTATAAAGCCAAGACGGGTGGACCGCTTTCGCCATATACAGGAGCAACGAAGAACCATGTGGATGTTATGCAGCACTTTGAGGACACTCCTGAACTGAAGACCTGTATGATTGTGGAAGACGACATTGTCTTCACGGGCGACGTGGATCGCGTCAAGGGATCGATCGCAGAGTTCTTCCGCAGGTCGTACGAGTATACAATGTGCTTCTTATCCCTGGCTCGTTTCGAGCCTCGACTTCCACACGACGATCTCTTGTCCATCAGCAAACAGCCGTGCACGACATCCTCTGCGTACTTTCTGCACAAGCCCACTTCGGCCGAGGTTCTTCGTGTTGCGCGGGAAGGTCTCAATATCATGATAGAAACGGGCGGAGAGAACTCGGAGGCGTGCATTGACCGATATTGGTGTTCGAAGCTTCCCACCATTCATTTCTTCAAGGACAAGCTGGCCTATCAGCGCCCGGCATATTCGAACTTGATGCGTACAGTGATTGCGCATCTAGATTGACATCCACTCAAGCGATGAGAACGGAATGTCCACTTGGGCAGGATTGGCATCGGCAAAGCTGACATAACAGGACACCGTTGTGGGGTCGGACAACCGACACGACAGACAGTATTCTACAGCAGCCGACTTGAACACAAAGGGCAGAGTAATCCGTGTGACCTTGTCAATAGACTGTGTCTCCACGAACAGATGGTAATACTTGCGGGGCTTTGCGTACTCCACCATATGCACCAGCGTCCAGAACTTGTCGCCAACCAAGATCGGGGGCGCGGACCCACAGAACGCAGAGAACAGCGGAGGTGTTGGAATGGACCTACGGATCCCTTGGCGGTCGAGCACTTCGAATGGCGACCATCCGTAGATCATCATGTCCGTGCCCTGGATGGGCAGCCAGTTCTTTTCGCACTGGCGACCATACGGCGACTCCAGGATCTTGCAGTCAGAATACTTGCCGTCCGACCCATACCGACCATTGAGGAGACGCACCTTGCCCTCTGCGTGCTCCTGCGTCGTTGCCACAAAGGACAGTCCATCGGTGTTTTCGTACAACCTGAGGTCCTCCAAGCCCTTCACGTGGTGCGGAACCTTGGGCATGCCAACCGTTCCATCGTCCATCTTTGCCACCGCCGTCATGGTCTCGAGATTCACATACGCATTCTCCGTCAGCACGGGCTGGTTCGGAGGTGTCTTGTACTCCCCATTCTCCATCCAGTAGTTGATGTAGCGGACATTGGCCATCGGATATCCGCACACGGAAATTGCAGAGGGCCTGTATCCCGGGAACGGCGTCGGAAGGCGCGGACCCAACTCCGTGTGGACAGCCACGACGGGCTGTGCATAAAACTGGAAGTTGAAGATGACATTGGTCCGATTGTGGTCCGTCTTGAGCAGGTACTCCATGCAGGTGCGCATACCCACCTTGCGGTCTGGCTGGACATAGAAATCGAGAATCGTGCGCTCATAGTCAAACAGATACTTGTACACATCCATCTCGAGGAACAGAGAATCGGAGCTCATGGGCACGCGCTTCCCCTCAATGAGGTACTGGTAGGCCTTGAAGTGCCTCGAGTGCTCGCGAAAGTGCTTGACCAGCTGATAGTAGGACTCTGCCCTCGTGGGCCGCAGGGCAATCGCCTTTTGCATCCAGTACTCAAACTTGGGAATGTTGTTCAGGTCGAGCCAGCACTTGCCAACCATGTAGTGGCTGTACCAGATCTCCTCGTCCCATCCTCCTGTGGCAATGCGCTTCTTGTACATGCGTCGCGCGTCGTCCCAACGCCGCAGACAGTGGTAGGACTGGGCCAGATAGAACATGTAGCGACCATTCCCAGGTTCATCCTGCAACCCCTTCTCCAGCAGACGAACATCGCGCTCAAACTTGTCAGACTTGCACCCCCCGTCATTGCGATCGTCAATGAAGCACACCGACCTGGGCAGGTGCGTGGTCGGGCCCGACCAGTACTCGTGGGTCACGCCTACACAGGTCCAGGGGAAGTCCATGCGAACCAATCGGGTATTGGGATACTCGAGTGTTCCCGCCGCCTGCACAATGGTGTATCCAGGCTCCGTCAGGTTCTGTTGGAGGAGAGTTCCTGGGTTGAAGATCATATCCGCGTCCAGCAAAAGGCCGTAGGTATCCTTGAGGTCCCAGCACTGCTCCTTCAGAAAAGCATGGGCGCGAACAAAGCTGACGGACCGATTGTATCCAAAGTCCCGCCACGGCTCGACTGTGACACATCCTACCCGCGTCTCGAGGAACTCCTCGGCGATTTCAACAGTCGTATCTGTCGACCCCGTGTCAAGGATGCAGAACGCATCTGCCACCTTGTCGACAGCCTCGAGGCAGCGCTTGATGATGGCCGACTCATTCTTGACCATGAGAATCAACACAAGCTTCATCTGCGTCGGTTTAAGGAAACCAGACTCCTCGCGTGTAAACAAATGTCCACCGACTTTGTCAAGCAGACCCTTCGTGAGAATTTGGGACGCGTCGTGATTCCCCATGTAGCCGACGGGTTCTGGAGCATCTACGACAATGCCAAGTCGGCGTGTGATCGGAACAAGCAGCCCGACCAGATCCTGCGTACGTTCCAGAATCTGCTGACGCAGGTGCCGAAGTGGACCCCCGAGACCCTCAAGAAGGAGGTGGATCGTATTGCCACTGCATCCAAGTGCGATTACATGGAAGACCTGCTGTTGGGTGTCTTTGTCAGCTACATCCGTGCATTCGCCTCGCTTCAGCAGGTGCGGTCGGAGCATGTCGACATTCCCTTCACGCGGCCGTCCATGGAGGTCTTTATCCACAAGTTCTACATCGTGGCGGCCCGGGGGTTCTGGTCCAATGCGTATCTGTTCAAGACGGTGGGTGTGACGTCCGAGCAGCAGGCCCGTAATCGTCGTGATATTGAGGTGATGCTGGCTGACATCCTGAACGAGGTCATTGATAGCTTCATCCCGTGGAAGGAGATCAGCAAGGCGTACTTCAAGGCCCCCGAGGAGGGTGCGGTGGCCCCTGCGCCTGCGCCTGCTCCCGAGCCTGTGGCGCCGCCGCCGACGCCCGTGGAGGAGCCGAAGCCCGCTGTGAAGTTTGGAGAGAACGAGACACAGGAGTTTGAGTCGGAGGCGGAGGACTCGGATGACGAGCCGCCTGCCATCAAGCTGGGTGAGGATATTGGGCTGAGCGAGGATGACTTTGAGTCTGACACAGAATCCGAGGCCGAGGGAGAAGTGGACGTCAAGCCGTCGTCAGAGGCAGTTGCGTTGAATCTGTGAGTTGAAAAAGATGAGAGCCAGACAAATGGACGAGATGTATTACTATGCCATGATCGTGGGAGTGGTTGTGGCTGTGGCAGCTGTCTTGTATGTGATGGACCGTCGGTCCAAGGAGGAGCCGATGGTGTTCCTTGACGGGGCGAAGATTGCAGCTGGAGCGGGTACGCTCGCAGGTGGAGTCGTCTTTGCATTGGGTGGTTCCGATGGTGTGTCCGTGGCAGCCGAGCCTGTGATCGCGGCCGTCCAGGATATGTTCGTGGGCAAGCCCGAGTTCTAATCCTTGGCCGCCCGCTTCTGTGCCCGCGTGGCGTCCACAATACGCTTCCTTGTTACCTTCAGCGCGGCATTCGCTTGGGCAAGTATCTTCTTGGCTCGAGTAACCCTTCGCGTGGCAGACACCAGTCGCTTCGTCTCGGCCTTTACGCGATCGTGTGTCATTGTATTGGAGACAGAGTTTTAGCTACGACGGCGGCGGCGTGTCCGTCCACCCATGACACCGCGCTTGCGCGTGTGACCAGGCAAATGTCCTGTCATTCCATAGCGCTTCGGATCCGCCCGCACTTTCGCGAGGGCAGCGGCGTAGGAGATACCCATGTGCTTTGCGAGGGCTTCTACCGTCGTCCTTGCATGGGGAGAGATGCGACTGCGAGTTGGCATTGTTCATTGTCTAGAAACTTTCACTGTCTATCCGATAACCTTGGGATCCGAACCGATTTCCAGACCCGCAGGAGGAGTCAGTTTCTCAAAGTCAAGCGGGGCCAGCGCGCGCGAGTTGGTCATGTGTTCGTCGTGCGGAAGAGACATCAGTCCGTATAGGGCGACCAAGAAGACAAATGTATGAAGAGCAAACCCAACCGCCGTAGGGCAACCGCCCTTCGACGCTACGGCGCCACCAAACAACCGAGACGACAACCTGAACGAAGTGGGACTGGCCACTAAAAAGAACAGGAGAGCCGAATACAGGGAGTACTTGAACTTCAATCCTTCGGTGAGCGCCATTATCCTTCAATCAGTAAAAAGTGCTGCCCAGCAGGAATCCGCGGCACCACGAACTGCTTGAACCTGGCCATCTCCTTGCGAGGAATTGCCGTGTCCTTGCAGTATCGGGCAATGGCCTTGTACAGTCCGAATCCGTGGTAGCGATCGTGGTTGTCGCGCTTCTTGCGGAACATGACCGATGATCCATCGGGAAGTGTGGTCCAAGCCAGGAAGATGGCGCGCAGAGGGCTTCCTGTCAGTGCATCGGGACCCTTCGGGAACATATCCCAGAACACCGAACACGCAAACCGCGCCAGGTCGAAGGACGGATTCAGTCCAATACGCGGGTGCGACTGGTCGTAGAAGGGCTCGCAATTATACTGTCCACCCGCCTCCTCGTCGGGCTTGAACTGGCTGCTCAGAAAGAAACGCGGTTCCTTCATACCCTGGAGCTTGACGGAGACGCCCGCGCGGTCAAAGTCAATGATCTTGATCAGCTTTCCGTAGGTGGGAATGGCATAGCAGGTTCCAGCCACATTGTAGTACAGGAACTCCTCGGTCGTGGACACGAACATGACATTGTTTCCGTGGAGGTCATTGTGAACAAATCCACAAGTGCGCTGAGCGTGGGCAAGGGCCACCACAATCTGCGCCACCCAGGCCATGTGGTGGTCGGGATCACTGGACACCTTGAGCAGGTCGTAAAAAGTGCCCTCGCATACCTCCATGATAGTTGTGATCACGGGTACATCCTTGAAGGTGGCCCACGCAAAGGGCTCGTCGTCTTCCTCGGGCTCATCGTATTCATCCTCTGATTCGTCTTCACAGTCGCACGATTCAATCTCATACACATCTTCGTCCTCGTCGTCCGACTCTTCACTGTGTTCGCTCGACTGGATCTCGTACTCCTCCACCATTGTTCCAGTCTGAGGGGTCTCCACATGAACCGCCTCCAGATCAGTGGTCTCCAGCTCAATGCGGGCGTCCTCCAGATCCACGGCCGACCGACGACCGCGCGTATGCGTGAATCCACCCTCTGCTCCATCGTCGTGAAGGCGGAGCTCGAATGTCTTGCCAATCTGGTCGGCAAACCACGGGCGGTCGCAGAGATCCTCGTAATCATCCGAGATGTTCACTTCGTGCTTGGTGGCCACGGCCGTGTACACACCAAATACCTTGGGGAAGTGGGCACACCCCGTTCCTGACAGGGCAATCGAAGTCATGGCCCCGACATAGCCTGCCGTGTGGGGGCTCTGCGTCTGCTCCTCCATCTCCTTGGCCACCTCCGCTGGCTTCGGAAGCGACGGCACTGCATACACGCCCTTCATGGTCTTGAACGGGCTCAGGACCATGGTCGTCTTCCGATGGACGGGGGTCGTGCGAATCTTCGTGGTGCGTACACTGCTCGCATCCACTACGGACTCAACTTCCTCGGGCAGCTTGACACCGTACTCCGACAAGTTGGACAGCCGTTCCGTCTTGAACAGAGTCTCCAAAGGAGGGAAGAAGGGCTGCATGTGGTTCAAATCCCAGTGAGTGCCATCAAGCTTCGGGTAGCGATGCAGCTTTAAATCCAGAGACTGGGTCCTTAGTTCCTTCACCATTGTCTTGAACTGGAAGGAATGAAACACTGGGTCTGAACGCCTACATTCTTTCCACGGGACAACACAAGATGAACTTTTCGCTGAAGAAGTTTGATATTGGGATGATCAAGGCTCGATGTGAGATTGATTCGCGGAAGAGTCCCATGATGGTGGTGATTGGAAAGAAGGACACGGGCAAGTCCTTCTTGGTGCGCGATATCCTCTACAATTGCCAGCAGGACTTCCCTGTGGGCACAGTGATCTCGGGTACGGAGGTGGCCAACGAGTTCTTCCAGCACATGGTGCCGTCGAAGTTCATTCACGACAAGTACACTCCCCAGATTGTCATGAATGTCATCAAGCGCCAGATGACCATGAAACAGAAGCGCAACACGGCCAAGACTAGCGGTGGAGGGCAGTCGAACATTGACCCGCGCGCCTTCCTGATTCTGGACGACTGTCTGTATGATTCGTCATGGATCAAGGAGGAGTCCACGCGATATGTGTTTATGAACGGTCGTCACATTGACATGATGACGATCATCACTATGCAGTATCCGCTGGGTATCACGCCCAATCTGCGCACGAACGTGGATTTTGTCTTCATTCTCCGCGAGAATATCCTAGGTAATCGTCGTAGGATTTACGAGAATTACGCAGGTATGTTTCCGACGTTTGAGATGTTCTGTACGTTCATGGACCAGTGCACCGAGAACTTTGAGTGCTTGGTTATCTGCAACAATGTGAATTCCAACAAGCTGGAGGACCAGGTGTTCTGGTACAAGGCCGCCGAGCATCCGCCGTTCAGGATGTGCGACTCAACCTTGTGGGCGAACAATCAGCCATTCCATTCGGCTATTCTCGCCGCCGACGACTATACCGCTGGCGCCGTCCAGAAGAAGAACGCCGTGTCCGTTTGGGTAAATAAGACTGGTGGCGACGGCGGCGGGAAGTAGAGCGACGACGACCGCCAGCGTTCGTGAGCTGGGGCTGGCTGGGCATTCCCAGCGGCACAGCGTTGGCACCCGTCCACTGAGGAACAGGATTTTGTGCCTTCATGGCTGCTTCTGCCGCGGCCACTTTCGCATCGAGTATAGCAAGTGCCTGCTTGAGTTCAGCCGCGTCTGGTTCGCCTTTCAGTTCCAGACCAAATGTAGAGATTGCACTCTTCTCAACAGAAGCTGGTGAGGGCGTTTTCTTCATGACCGACTTGAGGAGGAGGATACTAAAGATGTAAAGACAGATTGGAAACAACACAGCTGATGTGAGAGCAACTCCCATGTTGTCATGAGCGTACTTCTTGATGTCTTCGGCAATGATGGGTAAGAAGAGGTAGGCAGCCTCTTTGACATAGTCAAACTGCCATGCTGCAGCACCAGCAGCACCCACACCTACAACCACTCCCGACGCTGCAGCTGGGCCATACAGTTGAAGATTTGCCCATACAGTGGCAAGTGTCTTCAAGAAGTCTTCGAGCTTGCCCTCGAACAACGACTTGGTCGACGCGCTTAACTGTATCACATCACCAACCACCTGAATACTCTGTCCAATCCGCGTTTCGTCAGTCTGTTCGTCGGACTCCATCTGTGCACTGGCGAGCGGGGTCGAAAGTTCCTCCGCAGCGGCTGCGTCTACTCCCTGGGCTTTAAGTGCTAACGCAATATCTTTGGCCATTATTCCTTTAGCGACTGACCCGCGGCGCACGCCCCCACGACGCTTGCCCGCACTAGGACTGGAAATAGCTTTGAAAAACTCGTCAAACCCACCCATTTACATCTCTCCAACAAATTACTCGCGGATGACCCCCTCTGTCGGATGGACAGGGACAGCCAGATCCGTCAGCTGAGCCGCGGCATTCGTGCCGCCAGCCGCCTCAAGCGCATTGGCCTTGCGACGACGCTCATTCTCCTCCTTCTGCTTCTTGATGGACTCGTCGCGCTGCTCGGCAAAGAACATGTCCTTGTTCACCTCGTTCTCCTTGTACTTGCGCATGAGCTCGTTCAGCTCGCGCTCGGCGTACTCGACCTCGGGCATCAGGTGCTCCGAGGGGTCCCACGGCAGCCAGCAACCGACCTTGCCGATGTACAGATTGTCCTTCGGGTACTTGCGCTGAAGGACCTTGGCGAACATCTGCGTCTCCTCCACGGACGGGAAGCAACGACGCACCTTGACGCCGCGGATGTTCGTGCGGAAGTTCACGGTCGAATCGAACTTCTCCTGAAGCTCCTTCTCGTGCTTGAGCATGAACACCTGGTACTCCTCGTGGACATCAGTGGCCTTGACCTCCTCGTTGCGCACCTTGACGAACTCCTCCGCGTCCTTCAGAAGGTCGTCGACCTTAATGGAGTACTTCTTGGAGACGAACGCCATGAGGTGCTCGAGGCCCTTGACCTTCCACTGGTAGTCCATCCACGTCACGAACTCCTTGAAGTAGAACTCCTGCTTCTGCTGAATCACCTTCTCGGGGCTGATGAACGAGATGATGCAGTAGCGCTGGTTCGGGACCTCGGGATCCTCATCTAAATAGTCGATACGGGTGCCGTCGTCCTCGGTGATGGGAAGCTCAGTTGCAGGCATTTTGTCTGATGGGCGTCCAGCGTGAAAATACCTTTGGAGGATATAATGTACGATCTCTACACCTGTGCAGTCGTGTTCTTCCTGCTCTGTCCTGGCGTGATCGTACCGAGCCTCCCAGGAGGTGTCGTGTGGAGTGCGTTGCTCCATGCCATCGTGTTCTATGTCGTCCTGTACTATGTCTCGAACTACATCTCCTGGTGGTTCGTCTGGACGATTGCCGCAGTCGTCCTTGGCATCCGTTTGTTCCTCGGGTCTGGGTCTGGATGAATTTCTTTCGCGACCAATGAATAAAATGGAGTCTAAGCCGAAGCCTACTGCCGCCCCTGGCCTGGATATGTCGGATCTGTTGATGCGCGTCATTAAGTACGCGCTTGAGGGCCTCGCGGTGGCCATCGCCGCGTATGTGTTCCCTGGGAAGACACTCAAGGTGTCGGAGGTTGGCATGATCGCCCTCGTCGCGACGGCCACCTTCGCCATCCTCGACATCTACGCCCCGAGCGTCGGGGCCTCGGCTCGCACGGGCGCTGGCTTCGGTATCGGCGCTGGGCTGGTCGGCTTCCCGGGTGGTGGCCTGCGCGTCTAAGCGGCGACCTTCAGTGCGTCTGTTACCAGCGTAACAGCGCCCGTGGTCACGGCAGCGGCGTATCCATTCTGCGTGTGCTGAGCAATCGTCAGAAGGGTCGAACATGCAGGACTGGCGGTGAGAAACAGCGATTGTGCAACTTCCTGGACAGTGTGCGGCATGCACATCGAGTTATGGGCCGCCATCGATGCGTAATGGACCCCGTAATTGAGGACAATGGCAAGAATCACCTTACCGACTGCTTCCATTTACCTTTAGCAAAAGAGACTATGTTAATGCCTGAATTCGTTTTACGCTACCAAGGACGATGGTTCGTCGTGAACCCGCGTCCTTATGAGCCTGAGAGAATGACCACGGATGTGGCGTGGATGCAACTGAAAGAGAACGTATCTGCAGAAGAGGCCTATCGCCGCTGGTATGAAAAGCAGCGTAGAATTTCTCGTCTCTTTCAACAATGTACTGGCTTGAGTCGGCCTTCCTCCTCCTGATTGTGGTATTGACCTATATCTACTGGAAGCCGACCCTGCGCCCTGCTCTGCGGGAGACGCTCGAGGGCAATGCGACCCTGTACTTTTTCTACACGGACTGGTGCGGTCACTCGCAAAAGGCCAAGCCCGAATGGGAGGCGCTTCACCTTCCTGCGACATACGGCACGACCAAGGTTGTCGGCAAGACAGTGAATTGCGAAGAGGATGTAGCCACGTGCACTGCCTACGGCATCGAGGGGTATCCGACGATCAAGCTCGAGTCCTCAGACGGCATCACGGACTTCACTCAGCGCGTCACTACTGCTTCGCTCAACCAGTTTCTGGTATCCCAGTTTGGAGAAAAAGCGTGAGGCCTGTTCGTATCCAGTCGTCAACATGTATGTCTTCTCCTCCTCTGTGACATCTGACAGAGGACCCAGCTTGGTCTCTTCAAAATCCAACACATTCGGGTACTTGGGTCGCAGGCCCTCGCGAACATTGGCATAGACATTGCGGAAGAACTCCCCAATCTCCATCGCTTCAAGTGCAGACGGAAACAGCGGTCCCTGCGCATATCCGATATGAAAGACCAAGGTTCCCTTGGGCACCACGCTAACGATGCAGTCACACTTCACTCCTCCGTCGAGGAACACATTGTTGTTGATGATCTGGGGCTGATAGACGCCTGGAATACACGACGACGCCTTGATGGCAGCCAGCAATGGAATTTGACCAGTAAGTAGACTGGTATTCTTGCGCGTCAGGTTGGCTGCCACGATCCACAACTTCTGCGGCGCATCGGAAATCATCTTTCCTCGAAGGTCAATTCCGAATCGAGCAAAGGAAGTCAAGAGCGCATTCTCGAGCATGTCCATCGAGAACATGCCCTTCTTGGACTGAAACGACATCAGGGCCGACAAGGACAGAGGTGGGATAAAGTTGGACAAGACAAACTCAGTGCTCAGCATGGACTCCATCTGGTCGACATTCAACCCAAACGCCAGACATGTTGCAATAATGGACCCGACGGAACACCCGTAGATTCCGTCAGGGAATACCAACGGTTGTCGTTCTGCCAGTGCACGCAACCCACCAATGTGAAGTGCTCCACGGACACCCCCGCCGCCGAGTGCAATTGAGCGGAACATAGTGTGTAGACAAGGCAAGGATGCTGAAAGCCCGTGATGTATGGGACGAGCAAGAGGAACGCAGGGAGCGGAGAATGTCCGCCATGCGTCCTGTTCTTGCCCAGCTCTACGCGAAGATTCGCGCACAAGCGATCCACAATCCCAACGCCCCATATGTCGTGTTTGAAGTTCCCAACTTTGTATTTGGATATCCGCTGTTCCAGGTGTCAGAGGCGCGAGAGTACCTGACCAAGACGCTGACTGAATCTGGGTTTCTGGTGTGGCCCGTAAACGACGACAAGTATTTATTGGTGTCGTGGCTGCGGACTCAACAGCGTGCCTCTCACCGCCCACCCTTGCTCACCACATATAGGCCCATGGTATATGACCCGACCGCAATGAACAGCATGTACCGTTCTTGAAAATGGACTTTTTGTTCCAAACACGTACACATCTCATGAACTGTGAACACCCTGACACTGAGTTGGAGGAGGGACAGAAAGTCTGTTGCTGCTGCGGAACAATCCTCGGCAGCCACATTGACGAATCCGCCGAATGGAGGATCTACGCGGAGACGGAGGGCAATCCGTCTCGCACGGGGGGCGTGATCAATGAGCTCCTTCCCGAGGCATCGTACGGATCCATGATGATGCGAAAGCGGACGCCTGGGCAGTCCGACGAATCGAAGTCGATTGGCAAGTTGTCGTCGTGGTCTCTGTCGAGCCACGGCGAGCGCTCGTGGATGGGAATCTTTGATGCGATTCAGGCCTCCTGTGCTCGAATCGGACTTCCTAAGGCCATCATCCAAGATGCCTGCGCGACCTTCAAGCGGATTGAGGATGCCCGCAAGACCCGAGGCGAGTCTCGTCGAGCCCTGATGGCTGGATCCGTGTTTGTGGCGTGCCGTCAGCACAATGCAACTCGGACGCACGAGGAAGTGGCGGATCTCTTCCGCGTGTCGATTCGTGCCCTGTGCAAGGGATTGGCAAGGTTCGAGTCCGAGGTGTCGTCCGTCTTGAACACACAGCTGGGAATCGCCGAGAGGATCTGTGCAGAGATGAGCGTGACCGAGAGTGAGCGGACCCAGGTTCTGCTGCTTATCACCCAGCTCCCCGAGATGGAGCACACGCCGAAGACCATTGTGTCGGGCGTGGTCTCCCATGTCCTGAAGGGACGGCTGGCCGATGTGTCGGCGGCATCGGGTGTGTCTACCGTGTCGATTCGCAAGATGGTGGACAAGCTAAATACCAGTGCCCGCGGCGTATAGAGTGGGATCTGCCAAGGGGAAGAACGAGACCGTGAACGGTGTATTGGTCAGAGTGCTGCTGATGTTTGGCGGCGACGACACGTTGATGTGGCCAGCGCTATTCGCACTGAGTGTAACAGGAGCTCCAGTTCCACTCCAAAACACCATCAGGGCGTCGTCTGACACGGCAATGATGGACACGCCGACGCAGAGGGCAATTGCCACATTCGGATTGCCCGCCATGAACGGCGTACCCGCTGCTCCCGATACACCCTCCGTGGAAGACAGACCCCGTTTTCCACGGATAAAGCCCGATGTGCTAAAGCGAGGATATCCCTTGACATCGCTTTGGTAGTAGATTGCTCCATGTCCATCGTCAACGCGGAACGTACCGTTGACATCCAAGGTATATTGCCCAGGATCCACTCCAAGGGCGAGACCACCTCCGAAGCGTCCAGATCCCGATACATCCAAGACCAGGTTGGGTACGCGACCAATTCCGTCAATGTACGCCATGCTGGTATCACCCTTTCCAATGGAGACAGCGTTCTGAGAGAGGTCGGCGGCCATAACAATGTTCGAAGTCCATCCCATCTGCATGTAGTAGTTTGTCGGCACAGTCGCTGGGACGATCGAATGCCCGATGGTAATGTTGTTGGATCCCGTGTTCTGAGCACCTGCCGCCGTCCCGATCCAGATGTTGCAGCTGCCCACAAGACCTGTGCCTGCACCGATGGCAATTGTGTTGCAAGAGGCCGTGCCTGCACCTGTTCCGCCCAACGGATCAATCCAGATCGAATTCACGAGCGCATTCGTGTTTCCGCCGAGGTTGTTTCCGAGGAGGATGGTGTTGGTCGTGTTGGAAATGTTCTGGCCAGCTGTATATCCAATCGTAATGACATCGTATGAGTTAGAGATCTGGCTACCCGCATTGAACCCCAGTGCCGTATTGTTCGAAGAATTCTGCAGGTTCAGGAAATTCACACCCGCACCCGTTCCAACGAATACATTGCTGTTGGAGTCAGAGATGTCTGCGCGATAGGCAATCAGCGTGTTTGCGGTCACAGTGTTCACATTGGAAATGTCGAGCTGAGTCGTGAAGTTCGAGGTGGCTGGAGTGTAGGTGTAGACAGGCCGAAAGACCGAGGTCAGGTATGCCTGCACGTTCGAGGTGCTACTCATTATGTAGTCTCCACAACTTTTCGTTTAGGCAATAATCGCCGTCTAGATATAATGGCGTTTACACTGTTCCCGATCAAGTCGTCCGAGCAGCACCTGTATCGCATGTACAAGCAGAGCGTCGCGGTCTTTTGGACCCCCGACGAGATTGACTTTTCCAAGGACATTGCGGACTGGGCCAAGCTGTCAGATGCCGAGAAGCACTTCATCGGCCGCGTGTTGGCCTTCTTTGCAGGGTCGGACGGAATCGTCATGGAGAATCTTGTCACGCGGTTTCAGGGCGAGGTCAGCTCGCAGGTGGTCAAGCTGTTCTATTCCTTCCAGAACGCCATGGAGGGCATCCACTCGGAGACATACTCTCTGTTGATCGACACATATGTCAAGGACCAGGAGGAGAAGGCCAAGCTGTTCAATGCAATCACCACCATCCCCTGCATTGAAAAGAAGGCGGAGTGGGCCCTGACCTGGATGGGGTCTGACAAGTCCTTTGCCACGCGTCTGGTGGGCTTTGCTTGCGTGGAGGGCATCTTCTTCTCGGGCGCATTCTGCTCGATCTTCTGGCTGAAGAAGCGCGGTCTCCTCCCAGGTCTGACCTTCTCGAACGAGCTCATCTCGCGTGACGAGGGTCTCCACACCCAGTTCGCCGTGGCCCTGTTTCACACGCTGGAGACCAAGATATCCGAGGATACTGTCCATGAAATCGTCAAGCACGCGGTGGAGCTAGAGAAGGAGTTCATTTGCGATGCGCTGTCCTGCTCGCTCATTGGCATGAACGCCAAGATGATGTCGCAGTACATTGAGTTCGTGGCAGATCGGTTGGCGGTCCAGTTGGGCACGCCGAAGATCTTTGGTGCACAGAATCCGTTTGATTTCATGGACTTGATTAGTCTGGAGGGCAAGACCAATTTCTTCGAGAAGAAGGTGTCGGATTACTCGCGGGCCATCACGACCACTCGCGACGAGCTGCGGTTGGACGACGAGTTCTAACGGCGCATCGTACCACGACGGGACCTGCGACGACGACGAGAGCCTCCCTTCTTCCCGCGCAGCTTAGCGCTTGTCGTAGTCTTAAAGTTTTCAACCCCAGAAAACGGGAGGTCCTCAAGGATCTTGTGGTGATCAAGTATATTGTCAAGAACCACCTGACAGTCGGCTTTGGTCAATGCTTCGTCGTCATCCGTAGGACCCCGAACACTAAATGTATTGTTCGCGTGGTACAGCACCGTCAACTTCTTTCCGAGCCTGCTCTTGAACCAATCTACAAAAACCTTCTTCTGTTCTGCTGTCGGATCGCCTCGCACCTTAAACTCAAAGTAGACTGTGTGCTTCGCAGGCATTTATTGAAACGCAATACTTAATTTAGTGTGTACGGCGAATCGTGGTACACAAAGTCGTAATTGCCAGCGCCCGTCTTGTGCAGGATCTCCTCCCGCACATGAGGTGTGCCTCCAGGGACATCCCAGTAGTCTCCCTGCAGTGTGAACTTGTCGACTCCATTGAAGTACATACGCAGCAGCAAGGCCGCAACCAATAAGCCTGCGATCCAATAGAGCGTCTTCATCGTTTACCATTGGGCAAGATTCTTCGTTTCTCCTGAGAGGAATCGCGTCTTGCGTTCACATCAAATGGAGCTCCTTCACGCTGCTGTCGCGCTTCTTGCGTCCATGGTCTTTGTCCTTGCGGGCATGGTGGGCTGGCTGTACTGGCAGCAGACGCGCCTCTTCCAGAACATGAACTCGGTGCTCATGGCCATCGGCGACATCACGCACGCCATGGACAACTCAGTCCCCGTTGAACCTGAACATGAACCCAGTCCCGCGCCTGCTCCTACGCCCGCTGACGAGGAGGACGAGGACGATCGCGCGTCAGTCGAGGACACTGCCGCCGAGGTTGTGGACGGCCCGCCCGCCCCGATCGATGTGGATGCGCTTCAGGGCAAGACCAAGAAGGAGCTGCAGGACATGCTGAGCAAGCGCGGTCTTCCCTTCAGCAAGACGGACGCCAAGCCCACGCTCATTTCGCTACTGAAGGCGACCGCTTGAGCGAAGGAACCGAAGGTGACGTGGTGGTAGGAGGCGGGGGTGGTGGTTTCCGTATCCACGACAGCCTGATCGGCGCAGGGTCCTTGTACTTGGTGCAGTCACACGGCATTTATACAAACATCGCCTTAAATATCAATGAAGGTAGTTAGTCTGGATCCAGGACTGAGGAACCTCGCCTACTGTGTCCTCGAGGGCACATCCCGCACAGACGTCCGAATCACAGACTGGAATATTATTGACGTCCTTGGGGAACGGGCAGGTGTCGGCGCTCCAAGATGTCATCAGTGCAAGACAGCGGCTCGTTACGAACATGCGTCCAACGGAACCTTTGCGTGTTCCAAGCACGCACCCCGCAAAAAGAAGGCGCCGACCAAGAAGGAGCTGACCAAGTTGACTCCGAATCAGCTTCACGAGCAGCTCGCGGCAGCAGGGTTGACGACAGAGGCAACCACGAAAGCGGATTTGGTCAAGCTGCTCTACAACCACCACAAGCAGAACACGTGGAAGAAGTGCGTGTCCTCGGCTATCCAGGGGTCTGTGTTGGACCTGGCACCGTCGATCATCGCGAGCCTGGATGCTCGGGCGTCTTCGTGGGCAGGGGCGGACCTGGTGTGCGTGGAGAACCAAATGGACCGTCGAATGTTCGGAGTCCAGGCAATGCTCCAGATGTACTTTTGCTGCCGAGGATTTCGAGTCCAGGGGGTCTCAGCGACTCACAAGCTGTCGAACATTGTGACAGTGGATGATTCAACTGCAAGCTATAAAGGACGCAAAACGACAGGCATAACGCATGCTCGCGCACTCGTGCCTCAGGTGTGGCAGGAACATTTTGCCAAGCATCCGAAGAAGGACGATCTTGCGGATTCATTCTTGCAGGGATTGTGGTGTCTGGAGCATTCCAAGTAAACCACCTGCGTTCCAAGCTTACGAAACAGACCCGTGAGAGAAGTAAATGGAGACAGACCTCCTCGTAAATCCCAGCATGGTGAGTGGCGGCATGGCCAACATCGAGACCATCGATCTGCCTACGCTCAATTTCGAGGAGTTTGGTGGCGGGTCGTCTGCGCCTTCGGCTCCCGCAGCCCCGAACCTGGTGCCCTCCTTCGAGAACACGGGCCCCGAGGTGGTGAATGGCATGCGCAACTTCAATGCCGAGCCGTATTCTCCCCAGGTCAAGCGCGTGTCGGATGATGCCATGATGAAGGAGAAGTACGAGATCCTGCGCAAGTTTGAGCGTCTGTCCAAGATGGGCGTGCCGATGCGCAAGCGCTTCACCATGGACTCGTCCATCGAGGAGATGAAGATGGAGCTCGAGTTCATCAAGCGCGAGAAATCGATGGACGCGACCATCAAGCAGTTCTCCGAGTGGTTCGTAACGGGCATGAGCGGTCTGGAGTACGGGTCCAAGAACATCCAGATGATGAAGGCCTTTGGACTCCAGCTCGATGGTCTGTCGGAGGCGGCCCAGATGAATGTGGCGGATTTGGAGGACGATTTTGAGGAGCTGTACGACCTGTATGGTGAGAACCTCAAGATGCACCCGATGGTCCGCATTCCTCTGCGCACGTGTATGATGATCTACATGGTCCACCTGACCAACCAGATGGCTCGCAAGGCGCCCATCCCGAACATTGACGACATCATGCGTCAGAACCCCGACATTGCCCGTTCGCTGGCCGCGGCCGCCATGCAGAACCAGACTCAGCAGATGCGTGCCCAGCCGTCGCAGGCCCAGCAGCCGTCCAATCCTCTGTCGGGTCTCATGAGCTTTATGCAGCAGACTGTGCCCCCGCCGCCCCCGCCGAACATGATCCCCCGCCAACCGCAGGAGACCAAGCCCGTTCGTATCGGAGTCCGTAAGACCCCCGCGATGCCGCCGATGCCCTCGCAGCAGTCCGCACCCGAGATGCGCCCGCCGCCGTCGATCGATGAACTCCTCAAGGACATCAAGCAGACTGTGGCACCTGCACCGAAGAAGCCGAACAACAAGGCTGGTTCCACGGGGAAGAACAGCGTGGTGATTAAGCTTTAATCTGAGTCTAATATAAATGCAGGGGTCCGTCATACATTTTTCCAAGGAGTCTCGGAAGGAGTTGGCTGCAAAGGCAAAGGCATCGGAGGCAGCGCTGACGCCTGAGCAGAAGGAGGCGCGGAAGAAGGCACACGAGGCAGAACAAGAGCGTGCAGAAGCGGCTCTTCAGGTGCAGGCAAAGGAACAGAGGGCAGCGGAAAAGATTTATGCTCATGTTCGTGGACACCACACTCGGAAGCACAAGGGTAAGCGTGGAGGGACGCGGCGTCGTCGTGGAACCCGCAAGACCCGCCGTCGTCGTGAATAATCTGCCTCCAGTATAAATGCCCAAGGGACTCGCAAGACTTGAGAAGGAGCTGCATGAGGCAGAGGAAATCTTAAAGCACCACGAGTATCACCGCCGAGTGGGTGATCTGCGCAAGTTGCCGTCTGAGGCAGACCTGAAGGCGCGGATTGCGAAACTCAAGAAGGCAGTGGAGAAGGCAAAGTCGGGCGGCACTCGTCGTCGTCGACGCACCCGTTCCACTCGGAGGCGCTGAAAAACGGACTCATCCCCACCCAACGGACAATAGTAAAAATGCCCACACTTGAAGTCCAACTCGCTAGGGCTCAGAAGGATCTTGCAGCCCTTGAAGATGCGACTCCTTCGATGTTCTACTTGTTTCGGCGGCGTCGTGCAGACCAATACCACGACAAGGACGCACAACTGCGTGGTCTCAGGGAGCGGGTGAGCCACCTCCAGCAGCGGATTGAGATGAGAAACGAGCAAGCCGAGCTTCGCGGAGCTGCTGAGGCGTTAGTGCGACTTGCGGAACAGTGGGTTCAGACATACGAAGCTCACACATCTGTACCCACTGCTCCTGAGTGATGTTCTGAAATGTCCGCAGACAAATCGACACATCCTTCGCTGTCTTCTTCCCCATATGCCGACAATAGTCACAGTTCGTCATGACGATGTACTGTGCCCAGGGTCCCGTTCGCAGCACCAGCGCGTAGAAGGTTGACAGTTGCTTCCATGTCACTACGTTTTTCTTGTGGGACACGTGCTTCTTGTACTTGCACTGAATCGCATAGTACTTGCCATCACTCTCCGCCACGATATCGATTCCGACATCCGGGCGTTTGAGGCTTAGTTGAGTCAGCAGCTCGTCAGGTACATCTTTCAGCAGCCAGACGTTCTTCAACTTGCGGACATGTTTCAGGTACTTGACGCAGAACTCCTCGAATACATCGCCACGAACCTTCTTGTTGTCACGAGTGCGCATCTCGGTAAAGGTATGGGCAGGCTGGTCGTACCATTTCTGACACTCGGTCAGGAAGAGGTCGAACAAGCTGGTGCCGTCGGGGCGTTCGCGAAGAAAGAGAGCGTAGAGATCCATGGTAGTCTCCACGAGTGAAGCTTCACGAATCCATTTTAGTCATCGTGGAACAGCGGCGGGGCCTTGTCGTGGGCCCCGCACATCTTCTCCTTCTTCACTTCCTCGAAGCCCTCGCGGCTACGGCTTGACATGCCAGACGCGATGATAATGAACCCAGCCGTCAATAGCAGGGAATACACCAGATCTCTCGTGCCGACGAAGCACACTGCAAAGATTGCGATGCGTCGGAGGAGGATGTTGCGCTCATAGACCTTCGGGTCGTCACTCAGCTCGTCAATAAAGTGGCGCGACCCTACATTGACGAGAATCAACATGATACCCAAAAAGAGCTTGTGGTTCTCAAGAATGTCAATCATTGTCTAGGAGTGGGAATTTACTTGCTCGGCGCACAGGAGCACTTGTTCGCCTTCGAATCCCAGTGACCACCGTTCGTCGCCGACTCGCAATCCGCCTGGGACGTCTTCGTGGCGTCGCACATGTACTCCGTGCCGCCGCTGCACTGGCACATGGACGCGTGCACCGCGATGGTCCAGAAGAGGGCAACGGGGACGCTGACGTAGAGAGCCAGGTACGCCGCAAGCGCCGTGGCCACCGCGCGACCGACCAGTCCGCCCGTCAGTGGCTTGATCATCTTGGGCGCAACGACACTCAGCACGGCAAGCGCGACGACGACATAGAGTTCATTGGTTCCAGAGAGACGCATTTTACTACAAACCCTCTATATTTTTCTGCCCGCCCAAGAACAAGTGTGGTATGGACTATACCTTGCTCGAGGACGCATATCCCGATGGGGGCGATTTCAAGGCTCGGACGACGGTCAAGGAGGGTAAGTCGGATGTACATGCAGAGCCTAAGCGCCAGGTAAACACGGCTGCCGCAAAGGCAGTGGCCGATCTTACGTCGGTTCTGCCGCTAGACACGAACACCGAGACATCCAATTTCAAGCCGATCCCGACGGCACCGCCTCGGCCCACACTTGCCGCTCGCGAGTCCTTCACGGTCGGGGGTGACGATATGAAGGCCAAGATGGATAAGATCCTGGCCATGGTCGAGCAGAACAAGACGGGGTACGAGCCGAACTCCCATCACGACATGTTTTTATACATCCTGACAGGTGTCATGTTCTTGTTCACCTTTGATACCTTTGTGATGCTGGGCAAGTCTATGCGCGGTCAGTAGGCATGAGGCGCGTCTGCATCGTCGAGAAGTCGTCAAACCCATTGTCGAGGTATTCAATCTCAAAGGTAAAGCTGTTCTGAGAGGCTCCGAATGTAATCGGTGCTGTCAGAGGAGTCGTGGAGGTGATACCACCAAACGGAGTGTGACGACGCAGCGTGATGTGAAGGCGCTGCAGACGGCTGATCGGAGGCGTGAACTCCACATGCTGCTCGTCGTAGGTTGCGTCATTGTAGAACAGCGTCCCCGGGATAAAGGCCGTTCCACCCGTCGTGAGCAGGTTGTTGGAATTGAATGTCGCCGTGCTGGTCACTGTGAAGGTTGTCGTCGACGGAACCGACGCAATCTGCACAAAGGCAAGGTTGGCAGCCGCGGCCGAGCACCCCGTGATACACACTGTCTGTCCCACGAAGAACCCGTGGGTGATTGCGGTGGTGTAGGTAACGACCGAACCGCTGGACTGCGCACCTGCAATCGTGGAACCTGCCTGCGCAACACCCACGTCATTCGCAAGCTTCGCGAACCACGAGTCGACATATCCAGACCGATCTGCACCAGGTGCGGTCTCGTCCTTGCGATTCAGTCCCTCGAGACCCAGGAGGATGTAGCTGTCCGTTGGCTGAAACCCGATGGTCGTGGCGGATGTAGACAGAACGACGGGCGCCTGCACCATGGCCGCCTTGAGTGCGATCTTTGTCACCCGCTCGTAGACACGGGGCAAGTAGACCACATAGTCGCCCGCATCCGAAACAGGAGCACCACCATTGGTCTTGACATAAAGCGCAGGGTCGCGGTCGTTGGAATCGATCGTCAAGATCTTTGTCACCTTACGAAGGACCTTCGTGGGTTGACTCTTGTTGACGAGTACCCCGTTGTAGTCGTACTGCTGCTGCATTGTTATGAAGTGAGGAGATGTTTTGAGTGCTTACGCGAAGGGAGACGGTGTGCTTGCCGCGGTGACGCCGCCCGTATTGGTCACAGTGAATGCATTGGGTCCGACATCCACAAGCCCCTGCAAGAGCAGCTGAGTTCCTCGGATGACCGACAGCGGTGCAGTGGGTACGACGAAATACTGAATCCCAACCGTGGTTCCGAATGCGTATACGTCCTGTCCCGAGACGATGCGTACATTGGTAAGGCTTCCGATAAACCGATTTGCCTGCCCACCACTGGTTGAATTGCCACTGATATACCACGGCAGAGTGCTTGTGCCAATCGAGTACGCAGCCAGACCAGCCACCGTAAGAACACAGGTTCCATTCACAAACAGCGAGGCGGAGTCTCCGTTGCGCATCATGGCAATGTGGTACCATGTGTTTGTCGTAAGGACTACTGCAGACAGTCCAGTCGTGTTGCCTCCCATTCCATTGTTGACGATAAGGCGCAGCGCACCGCCTCCTGCTTGTCCGACAATGCCAATTGTAAAGTACGTGGATCCATTGTCACTGTCGACAAGGTCGTAGTTGGCCAAGCCAATCGTGGTTGGGTAGACCCACAGTTCAACCGTGAACGGATTGGTACCAAAATTGAATGCTGCGTTACCGAGCACGCTGAGCTGCTGAGACGCCGTGAAGGTCTCGCTGTACTTTGCAGTCGACGGAGTCACGTTATTGAACCGCCTCAAGAGGGCGTTTTCCTCCGTGGTGGCCCTGAACCGTTTCATTATGACTTTCCCGCTAAATCTTTATCAGCCGTTCTCCACGTCTTGCCGTGCAGAACAAAGGAGTGAACTCGCGCCATGCCCCACGCTTGTTGAGACGCACCTGGCCGATGACCCGTGCGCCACGCGGCCATTCCACGATTGTAGACCTGCTTCAGGGTACCTTCGGGAACATGGGTGGCCTTTGCGATCGCAGGCAACCCAACAACGCCAGGGTACTTGCTGTGGAACCTGGAGGAATACGAGGATGGGCGGCGCTTCGTTCCGCGGTCTGTCGCAAACGGGCGGTAGGCTGCGGGGTTCTTCCACGACATGCGGGCCCTGCGGGTCAACTCGCGGCGACGCTGGCCTTTCCTCCTCGTGGACAAGCCACGGTAGTACTTAGGCGGCCACAACATTGTTCTCTGCGTTTAAAAACAAAATGGGAGACTCGGGAGCCTCTACACAGCTTGGTGAGCGGATCAGTTGGACGATCGCGCTGGAAGAGTACTTTGCGCAGACAGGTGAAAAGGCCAACGGTCTGGCGATCATGCACAAGAAGGCAGAGAGCATCTTCAACCGTCGCAAGGTGTACATTGACCTGCCTGTGATTGTGGGGTCGGGTGCAGTGGCGTTTCTGAACGCGGGCTCGTCGAGCCTGTTTCAGGACCACCAGCTGGCGGCGACTGCTCTGGGTGTGGGCTCGCTTGTGATTGGTGTTCTGAACACGATTGGAACCTACTTTGCCTGGGCCAAGCGCGCCGAGGGACACCGCATGTCGGCCATCCACTATGCAAAACTGTATCGCTTCATCAATGTGGAACTGCGGTTGCCGCGCGATGAGCGCATGCAGCCCGGCGACTTCCTGAAGTATGTGAAGGACCAATACGATCGTCTGGCCGAGTTGAGCCCCCTCATCCCTGGCTCGGTGACAGCCGCCTTTGCGCAAAAGATGAAGGATTACAATGACATCTCCAAGCCCGAGGAGACCAATGGACTGAACAAGATTGAAGTGTTCGTGGACTCGGCCAATGAACTGGGACACTCGGCCCCGCTCAGTCCTCCTCCTCGGACACCTGGCCCGAAGATGACACTGCCGACGACTCCTTCGGTTGCGCAGATGGTAAAGACGGCATGACCATCCTGGCCACGCAGTACTGCCGCTTCTTATACAGAGTATTCCGAGCTCCAAACTGACGCTTGAACTGTGGATCCACGATGTCCACAATAACTGGATGCACAGCGCGCCCAGCTTTCTCTACTCGCAGGATGCGACCAACGATCTGGTCAATGTCGGGTCTCGGTGTAGCCATTACCAGTGTATTCAAGGATGGGACATCAAATCCCTCCTTGCACATGCTGTAGGTCGCAATCAGAATCGTCTTGGTCTTGCAGTACTCGGTGCGCACCTCCGACTTGACCGCCTGACTCAGGATACATGCCTGGTCCTTGATGTCGGGGGGCAGTCCCTCGAGAATGTCCTTGCAGTGCTGGACTCGGTCGGACAAGACCAGCACCTGTCGTCCCTCTTCCAGAACATCGGTCAGAATACGGACCAACCAGCGAGTGCGGTCCTCGCAGCTCGCCAGCTTGTTGACCATGATGGGCACTGACACCATGCCCTGCGACGACACCACGATCTCATTGAACTCGGGGTCGTTATTCTCATACTCGTACATCTCCACGCGAACCTGTGTGTCCACAGAATCGCCCGTGTCCGACTTGTACAGCAACGGACCCAGGAACCAGTGAATGGCGAACATCAATTTGTCCTTTCGTTCGGGAGTTGCCGACAGACCAAGCATGTGCCTTGACGTAACTTTGGGTAGCGCTTGCACAAACACTTCAGAAGCAATGTGATGGCACTCATCAACGATAACCAAGCCAATGGGGGCGAAGAGGTTATCATTTAACTCCTTCATGGAAAGCGTTTGGAGCATAACAATCACAACGTCCTTGTCGGCCACATCCACGACATCGGCCTGGACCCTGCCAATTCTCGCCTTGGGCAGAAAGGCCTTGATACGGTCAATCCACTGGTCACGCAGGAAGGTGTTGTGGACGACCACCAGCGTCGGGACCTTGAGCCTCGACGCAATGTACAGAGCACACACGGTCTTGCCTCCACCCGTGTGGAGAGACAGAATGCCGTCGTGCGGTTCGGGGAGCAGGAAGGAGTTCACAACAGGCAACTGAGCGGGGCGAATGGCACCCGCGAACTCCCAGTGCTTGTCAGCGGTCTTGGCCACTTCACGCTCGGCGACTTGGCCGTAGCGCTCGATACCAAAGTGCTTGGGCAGGTACAGCCACTTGGAATCCTCGTGCCACACCTTGTACTTGGGTTGAAACTGCGGCTTGACGATGGAGAATGGGCGGACAGTCAGTTCCTTCTTCAACATGGCTTCACGATGGTCTTTCGGGATGCGATATCCCTGAAGGGTCAGCATGAGTTGTGTTTGTGTTTGATGTGTCTAATCCGTTTTACTAACGAAGGCGGGCAACATCCGAGCTCAGCGACATCATGATCATATCCATCATCGTTGCACGCGTGTCCCAGTTGAGATCCTCGACACGGTACATGAAGCTGGGGAAGATACTGCTGCTCACCTGGATCACGCGGAACGGATCATCGTCCAGACCGAGGCTGTCCACAATGGCCTGAAGGTAGATGCCCAGGTTGCGGCGATTGAAGTAGGTGCGGTAAGACACGTGGCCGCTCGCAGTGTGCGTCGAAAAGGTCAGGCGAAACAGAGGATCGGCCGTAGCAGGGACCTGAGCAACGCGCTCAACAATCACATCGTCGTCCTCAATGTCCGCATTCCGATAGAGCAGGTGGAGCTGGAGCAGGCGGGTGTTGGTCGTCATCTTATCTACTACGGGGGGCACGGGTGTAAATTACTCGGCTTCTCGGTTTCCGATTGGAGGGACATTGTCGTCCTCCACCACCGTGTCGTCTCCATTGAGGTCGTATCGTTCTGCTGCAGGGTCTGGGCCAATGTCTTCATGCTCATCGTAGTCTTCGCCGCGATCTGCCGCAGTGCCAATCTGTTCACGCAACTGAGTGGAGAACATGTCGCGGTCGGCCACGGTCACGATAAAGGGAGCCAGTCCGCGGTCCATCAACTGCTTGGTGATATCGCGATCCGAATCCGTCATGCCGCGCAGGCGATCTGTAACAGCAAAGCGCTCCTTGGCTCGGAGTGTGTTTGTCTCTGTGCGGGCCGTGGTCACTGGGGTGAGTACCGAATAGAACATCACATCCTCTCCCCGTATCTTGTCGTACACTCGGCGCATCTCGGGGTCCTTTGCAATCACATCCAGGAGCTCGCGGATATACCCCTTGGTGATGTCGCGCAGCAGATCCGACGATGCCGAGGGGTCCAGAGTACGAGCGGGGTTCGGGCGGAGAGCAATGGCCGACAACCGGGCAATCAACAAGGAGTTCACGGTCCATGAATCGGTGGGCTCGAGTCCCATACGCGCGGGGATCGGAAGCTTCAGACGCTTCGAGATTTCGGGAACTGGAACCGCAGCGGGTTCCGACCGAGGCGACGGAACCATACGGATCCGACGCGACAAGGGCGACGAGGTCAACCCTGCACGGAGGGGCACGCTCGGCTGAACCGACAGTGGAAGGCGCTTGCTGATCCATGTCAACCGAAACGACGGACACGGAGAGAATCGTGTGAAGACTCCCATCTTCTCGGGGGGCATGACCACGGGAATCATCATGGTAGGCTCGGGAGCAGGCGGGCGCAGAGAGAACTCGGACTTTGCCTTCTTGAACTGCTCGGAAAACTGCTTGACGAACTTGGGCAGGAGTCCGAGCACCTGCTTCTGAAGCGTCTTGGGCTCGTTCAGTGCGAATCGAAGCACCTGGAGAGACGGACCCTGGAAGGAAGTGGGAAAGGCCTCGAAAGTCTTGCGCAGAACCATCGACAAGGAATCCGCAATCGTGAAGCCCTCGGCCTTGTCAGAGTCGCGCGGGTATCCATCGAGCATCAGCGGACGAGGACCAAAGGAACGACGGGGCGTCAGTGCAGGAAGATGGGTTTGAAGGAGGGCAGCTGCGGCGGCGATGCCCACGGTTCCGCGGGCCCGACGAGTCGTGTCATTGTCCGTCTTGGCCAGGGCAGTGGAGATCGTACGGGCATACTGCAGAACGGGCGTCACTTGAGCGGGGTCGGGAAGGACCTGCAACAACGACAGAAGCAGATACAATGTGGCATCCGACGGATCGGTCATCACAAACAGCGGCAGCATGGCGTGGAGACTCTGGGTGTAGTCCGCCACTTCGGCACGACCGATGATGGTCCGATCCAAGGCATCGTTGTGCTTGTCCATGCGTCCATCCTCGGTGAACTCGGCCTGGTCAACCAGCACATCATTGTTCACCTGCTCTCCGCACACGCGGCACACGCGAAACCCGTCGATCGTCGCCGTCCACGAGCGATAGAACCCTATCCGATCCTTCTCCATGTCGCCCTTCAGTATGGCCAGAGTGTGTTCACACAGAACAAACAACCCTTCCTTGTCGGTGTATTGTTCGTTGGAGTGGATGGACTCCCGCAAAAGGAGCTGCACATCTGCCTCCTTGTCCTCTGGGAGACGCTCGGGGTCAGCCAGAACAGCCAACACACGCTGCCGCTGGCTGGATGTGGGCTGTGCGCCAAACTTGGAAAGCGCGGGTGCCTTGGTGGACGGTGGAGGTGGCTTGATCGTGGCCAACAGACGAATTGTGGGCATCAAGACATCATTGGCAGTCGAGTCCTTCCACAGCTTGCGGCCCTTGTAGCCTACCTGATGACGCTCTTGCTTGATGATCTCGAGGGGAACACACACCTGGTCCTTAGTCCCACGCAACAGACCACGCAGCAAAAACTCTTGAAACGGCACATCTGTTAAATTGCACTGAGTACGGTCGGCTGGAGGCAGAACAATCTCACCCAGTTCTCCGCTTGCCAACATCGGAGCCACACCTGCATCGGACGCCTTGGATAGGAGCATGGTGGCCACCAGCCCACCTGCATCCTCTCGCTCCTGAAGCCAGAGCCTCGACGACTTGCCGGGGAAGTACGGAACGCCATACTGCTCGGTCAGCTTTTGAGACGGAGCATCCTGTTTCGCCTCGGGAAACGGCAAGTCGACCTGAGGGGGCAGTTCATTGACAATCTGCTCAGGAGGGAACCGCTGCTTCCACAAGGCCCACGGAATTGCCGAGAGGGCCACATCGTACACCTTGAGGTACTTGGCGCCTTCTCCATATGGATCCGTGGTCCGCTTCACGCCGTGAGTCATAACCGCATCCAGCTCGGGAATGACCTCGTGCATCGGGGCCTGGGTCTCGATATACTTGGGCTTGTCGTCGCCAAAGAACGGATGGTCGACCTGAGGATCGGGAATCTCCACACCGCGCTTCGTCAAGTAGTAGCCCACAAAGTTGAGCTTGTCATCCGTCCCCTGGATTTCTTCGGGAATGAGCGTGATGGTTTCGTCTTCGTGCCGCTTGGTCCGAGTGGTCTTGAAGACTGGAAGGTACCGCAGAGGATCTTTGCCCTCGAGACTCAACGCCTCTTCTGCCTTGGTCACGGGAAAGGGCGTGCCAGTCTGCGGAATCTCATACGGTTTGGGCAGAGACGAAATCATACGAGGATATGCATTTGCCTGTCGAATCGCCGCTGGGGAAAAGAGAGAGGCCCAGTCTGCCCACACATACGACGTTCGGTCCTTGGACGAGTAGACAGGGAACATCCACGGGAACGAGCGCCGAGTCTTGGGTTCAATCAAGTCGTAGCTCTCGGGAGTCGCGCTGATATACGCAGAATACAGCTCGCGATACCGACCCACTTCCGTTTCAATCTCCTTCAGCTTGAACTTGGTCACGCGCTTGTTTCGGGGGACAAGCCGCTCGTAGGAATCGGAGATCTGCTCATCGAGAGTGTAAAAGCGTGTGGACAGCGGTCGCTGAGTTTCCTCCTCAAAGACCACTTCCCCAAGGACCTGCACATCCTTGGCCTCAAAGGTGAAGAACTCATCCATTATACACCCTTAAGAATGCTTTCGAACAAGGCCATCGCATCCGTGCGGAAGCGCTCCAGCACGGTCTCGGGCTTCACCTTGCTACGAAATCGCAGCGTCAACTTTGGCACGAGAGGGTGCCCAGGATCGTAGGAGACATAGTCCACCAGCCCCGACTCGAGGACAAGCGTCTGGGCCAGATAGCCCAGTGTATGGCCCTCTGTCACTGACTCGATACTGTACGCGCCGTCATCGGTCTTGGAAATGGGCTCCTTCAGAAACTCCGTGACCTTGTGCTTGTACACTTCAACCGCCATCTTCAGCAGGTCACGTGCAGGGATGACCCCAATGCTCTCAATCGCAAAGTCGAAGCGCGTGGGCCGTCTCTGCTCATCCATCTCGAAGGAGCGCTGAATCAGGTGATTGTCAAAGATGCGTGTATCCTTGGTCGCCGCCGCGCCCTCGCCCAGCAGGTAGGTGTCGCGATCCAGCTTGGCCCGCTCGGGATCAATGTGGTTCTTGAAGGTTGCCACACACACCTGGGACGACCCCCGCTCATCCACGCCCAGTGTTGCCTCGATGTGCAGTCCATCCTCGGGGTGCTTGCCACCCACATTGAGGTTCAGGAACAGCATGGGGGTTCCCAGATCACGGTCCTTCAGCAGAATGTCCTTGCGGGTGGTACCCGACACCACAAAGTCATCGGAGGTCACGATACGATTGACCTCGGGGCTGGGATCAAAGTGAAGCCGCAGCTTGGCGTCGCGAATGACCCCGACCTCAGAGGGGTGGACATTCACGGGCAGCATTGATACACGGTGCTTGAGCATCTCGTGGTTCAGGCGAGATGTGTTGGAGCGAATGACAATGTCACGAATGACGACTGTAGGAATCTCGGCCAGCAGAATACGACGAAGGCCATTCACAAGTGGAATCGGCACCCTGTTCAACTCAAAGTCAATGCGATAGCCCTCAAGGCTGGTCTTGAGGTTCTCCATGCTTACTTCTTGTGTGCGTGATTCTCTTTCCGTTTTTTTCGACTTGATTCGCAATGAGCCAGCCGATTCTGTTCTACAGCAGCCGTGATTCGCACAGCAAGCAGATTCTGGACACCCTCAAGACTCTGAATAAGCAGGATCTTTGCCGCATGGTTGCGATTGACGGAAAGCAGCGGTCTGAGCTTCCGCCGTTCTTGCAGCGAGTGCCGACTCTGTATGTCCCCGAGACCAAGGATGTCTTTGTGGGCCAGGCGATCTTTGGATACATTGCCAAGCCTGTCTCGTCTCGGCGCGACCTTCCCGTGACGGCTGTCCCTCCTGCCGTTCCTGCAGCCACACCTGGGGCGGTCCCTGGCGCATCGGCAATGGGGGGTCTCGAGTCATGGTCCTTCGGAACATCGGGTGGATTCTCTGACACGTACTCCAGTTGGGATGGCAAGAGTGCGGCAACCACGGACCAGCTCTACTACAGTTTCTTGGGTGCTGCACCTGCCCCGGGAGCTCCCGAGCCTGTTACCAAGCAGAGCTACGACGGTGACAAGGCGGGTCGCAACGACGACCTCGGGTCCCGCCTCGAGCAGCTCCAGAAGCAGAGGGACGGCGAATTCAAAGGGGTTTCACGAAAGTAAGGTAGAACACTAATGTCGAGGTCTCAAGTGATGACCTTATTTTTTGATCAATTTCAGAGCTTTATCGAACAACTGATCGTGGTGTTCCCCGAGGACCCCGACTTTCCGTCGTACCTGGCCAATCTGAAGATGGCCAAGCTGACCAATCCCAAGATGGTGATTGCTGGAATCGAGCAGCACTGCTTGCCCTTTGCCGAGACCATCAAGGCTCGGAATGCAGACTTCTTTTTGAAGTACCCGTTCAAGGAATACGAGAAGGACGAGACCATCGTTCCCGTAATCCGAAAGATGAAGACGATGTGGCTCGAGATCTCTCCCGTGAACCAGTCGCACATCATGGACTATGTTACTAACTTGCTGACGCTGGTTACGCATTATCTTGGAATCCGTACAGGTCCTTCGTAGCCAGTTCAACGAGTTCCTTGATTCCTGCATCTGAATCCTCAAAGTTCCGAAACAGAATCTGGTTGACTTCCGCAGGTGTCCACTTGCCATCCAGACTCGTGTCCGTTAGGGCCACTTCCTTGTCGTAAAAAGAACACACCATCTCATTGACCACCTCCAGCGTGCACTTCTGGAAATGCACAATCATATCGATGCGCCCTGGGCGGATTAGGGCCTTGTCGATGCGCTCGGGAAAGTTGGTCGTGATGATCAGAATCCGTCCATTGGCCTCCAGGGTGCCGTCGAGCAGGTTCAGCAGGAACGACAAGTCCAGCGTATCCTTCTCCTCCTCGCGGTGCATGAAGGGTTCGGGCTCCTCCTTCTTCGTGACCGTCGGCTTCTTCCACTCGCGCTTCAGCACCGTGTCTCCCATGGCGTCAATGTCCTCAATGACATAGAGCCGCTCCGACACGGGAATGGTGTAGCGCTCCAGATTGGTTCCATTGTACACATGGATCTCGTCATTGAAGAAGAGGTGCTGCAGCTGCTGCTTGGTCTTGATCTCCGAGAGCTGGATGTTGATAATATGGCGCCGCCCCTCATTGGCAATCGCCTTGATGGTGGAGGTCTTTCCCGTGCCAGGCGGTCCGTGGTACAGGAACCCCAGCGTATACGGAATGCCCTTGCGCTCGTACCACTCGCGGTGCTCCAGGAAGAACTTGGTGCGATGACGAACCTGCTTCTTCTGCTGAAAGAACACATTGTCAAAGGTGCGGCTGGTCACGAACTTGGCCTTGGTGTAGACCAGGTGCGTTGTGGGCAGGGGATTCTGCGTGCTCTTGGCCTTGGAGTTCACCATCTGATCGAAATAGTAGCGATGGGTACCCAGCTTGTTGGCCATGCGGCGCTCGTAGGCAGCATTGCAATTGTCCACAAACTCCTGAAGGTGCTGGACATCGTGTTCGTAGCAGGTCAGCATGAACTTGATGCTGTCTAGGTGGCCCTCCACCACCTTGAGGTCCTTCAGTTCAAAGTACACATCCGTCTCCAGGAGCACGGGCTCGAATTCGTTCGGAAGGTAGTCGTGGTGCGTAACGGACAGCAGACTCTTCATGGCTGGTAGCATGGTGACCTGATGAATGACCGAATCCATGCGTGTGGAATACAAACTCTGAGGAGCGGCACCCCGCTGCTGAGAGGTTGCCGTTTGCGACTGGTTACTGCGCTCACACGTAATCGTTCCCGTTGGCACCCGCTCCATTGTGATCACTCATGAAAAGCACTTGTCCAAGGTTGCCGCAGCCGAGTGCACTGGCTTGGACCGACGAAGACGAAGTTCCTTCGACGCCTTGTCGACAGTATCCTGCGACAGAGCCACAAACTTCTTGACATCGCGGGCGGGCCCCTGCACATTCATTGTCGGCACGTGAAGACGAAGCGGTGGCAGCTGAACCGAGACCAGTTCGTCGGAGACCGTCAAGTACTCGCGGTACTGCTCAATGTCCAGCGGACCTCCAAACATACGAAGAACCGCGCGGGGCGGCGCAGGCGTCAGTTCCTTCTCTGCAAAGGCGGTCCGATACAGATCCACCAAGAGAGAATGACGGAGCCAGCGAGTGGTGTCCGAACACGTCTCGGCGTACAGATAGGCCAGTCCACACTCTGGAGAGCAGAAGTGACCTTCGCAGCTGTACATGTTCTCGTAGGCATCGTAGCTTATGGGCAGAACACAGGCCTTCCACGAAAAGGGCGAGCAGCACCAAAAGCAGGAGGTGGTCGATGCGTAGGTCGGGCTCTTGGTCCGCGTCAAGATCTCCCGCATGGTCTCCGTATTGAACCGCTCGGCAACCTTTGAGGTTTCCACGGCCGACAGGATATCCGAGTAATTGGTCCCACCTTCTGCGGGAATCGGCACATGTTCTTCTAACGGCAACCTTAAGGAAAAGACCACGGGTGCTTCTTGAAGCTGTTTCTTGGGTGGCATATACTCTTGTCTGGACTGGTTAGTGAAAACTCTTGAAGGTAAACAAAATGGCAACAATCCTAGTCACTCTGGATGACCTAAAAAGTACAGTCGCCGCGCGCACGGCAAAGGAGGCAGCTGACCGTGCGGCGCTGACTGGACTGTTCGATACATCCTCGAACGGACTGGTCGACAAGCTTCATGCGTGGGCGGGTCTGGGGTTCCCAGACCACGCGGTTGTTCTGTCTACGCCATTGACAGTGCCCACAGTCTGTGTGGATAGCGTGTCAAGGACATTGCCCGAGTATGTCGCCTACCTCCTGGGAACGAGCATTGATCAGGCGGTTGCGTCGCTGCAGAGCCAGGTCAAGGGCGTGACATTTGGATGGACAATGCCCGAAGGCCTTGTTCAACTCGTGGTTACGATGGACCTGATTCCTCCGACAGCATCGTAGATGTAGAAGCGGCCACCGACTGCAAGTATTCCCGCGATAGACCCAATCCCAGTTGCAAGAGGTACCGTGGACCCCGACGGAGACACGCCGTATACTGTCCCAGTCGCCGAGTCGCCCACCGCTAGCATTGCCGTCACGACATCGTACGCAAGAGCCGAGGGCGTCGTAAAGGTTGCCAGCGAATAGGCAGTGACTGTCCCCGAGGGCGTTACGCGCGAAACATACGACCCATTCAGTCCGACATAGAGGTTTCCCACGCCGTCAATTGCGAGACCATTTGGCGAGGATACTGTCACGAAGCTCGAAAGCGACCCGCCCGTTGTTACCTTTACAATGGCGTTACCCGTCTGTTCCGTTATGTACAGAAAGCTATTGGTTGGGTCCATCACCATACCACGCATGGAGAGCGTATTGTCCCCGTAAAGCACGGACCCGCCCGAGGATGTTGCAGAATACAGATAGCTCTTCACTCCAGAGCCCAGGTTCGTGTCGTAGAGCGAGTAGGCCACTGTGCTATCCTGGTTCAAGACAACCGAGTTGAGAGCAAACGATGTCCCTGTGGCCGAAGGAAGAAGTGGAAATGGGGATGGAACCGTTCCGTTTGCACCCGTGGGCAGAACATTGAAGAAGCTCCAGTTCGATCCATTTCGAGACACCCAGAAGATCTTGTTGTAGGGCAAGCTGTATAGAAGCCCTTGTCGCATGGGATACAACTGACTTCCACTTGGAAGCGACCAGCTTGGAAGTACGGGTCCCGTGCCGCCAACCGGGTACGCCTTGAGCAGTGCGCTCGCTAGCATTACTCCTAAAAAACAATATAACCCTGTGCAGTTCCCGTGTACACGAGAGTCAACCCTGAATTGCTCGGTACGGTAAGCAGGGATGCAGCGGGTGCACCCATGTACAGTGCAGTTCCATTGGTCAGGGATATGTACAGTGCAAGACTCGTGTCATTCTGAAACACCCAAAAGGCGCCTGCCGTAATGCCCGCCATGGAGGATGGCAGTACAATCGTAGTGAGTCCAGGTGTCGTGATGTAGTAGGATGTGCCCATTGACGCTGTCGTCACTGTGATCGTTGTACCCGACGCAACCTGAGACAATCGGAATGTCCCCGTTCCATTTGGACCTGGTTTAGGAGACCCTCCCCATCCCGTGAGTCCCGTTATGCCCGTTGGTCCCGTCGGACCGAGAGCCCCTTGTAGTCCATCTTGTCCTCGGAGACCCGTCGGGCCAGTGCTCATTTGTTAAAACGCAATAAAGGATGACCCTCCAGCTGACACAAGGGTCATGGCATTTCCACTTCCAATGTACAGGACGTATGCAGGCGTTGCCCCTGCGTATGTTACAGACATATTGACAAGCCCCGTGACCGTTATGAGAGCAGACGTGTTGTTTCGAAAGACCCAGAACGCCCCTGCACTGGTTGCACCTGGACTCGCATTGGACAAGACTGTCAATGGCGTCGTGGACGTAATGTTGTAGTACGTAGATGCACTTCCGTTTGAGAATGCAAGTGTCGAGCCCGTCGTGAAGGAGTAGAGGTTCAGTCGAGTGTTGGAGGTATAAAAGTCAGCACCTGCTGCACCGTTCGGAAGCCCCTGTGGACCCTGTGATCCTTGGAATCCAGTGGGACCAGTAGCACCTGGAAACCCCTGCGGACCTTGAGGGCCTTGAACGCCCTGCATCTTATCTTTAAAAACGAAAAGACTATGGTGTGTGGTTGAACTATCTTACCATGGCACTCTCAACCAACTACCAACGCAAGACGCACCGCGAGCACATCCTCGACCTCCCCGATACCTATGTCGGCAGCATCGTCACTGGACCCGAGGAGGTCTTTGTGCGCGACGGAGACAACTTCAAGTCTGCGACCATTCCTGTCAACCCTGGCTTCTACAAGCTGGTCGACGAGCTCTTGGTGAATGCGCACGACCACGTCATCCGTCTGCGCCAGAAGAACTCCGAGACGCCCGTCAAGAGCATCGAGGTCTATGTCGTCGGCGACGGGCAGACGCTGACCATTCGCAATGACGGAGAGCCCATCGATGTCGCCCAGCATCCCGAGCACAAGGTCTGGATTCCCCAGATGATCTTCGGCGAGCTGCTGACGTCGACCAACTACAACAAGGACGAGAAGAAGCTGGTGGGCGGCAAGAATGGCTACGGAGTCAAGCTGGTCAACATCTTTGCCAAGAGCATGACCGTCCATGTCCAGGACGCAGGCCGCCAGCTTCACTACACGCAGGACTTCAAGGACAACATGACCAAGGTGAGCGAGCCCGTTCTCAAGGCCTGGAAGAAGAAGACATCGTCGGTCCAGATTGATTGGACGCCCGACTTTGCGCGCTTCGGCATGACGAACATCTCTGCGGACATGCAGTCTCTGATCGAGCGCCGCGTCTACGACCTGGCCATGACGCTGGGCAAGGATGTGAAGGTCAGCTGGAATGGCACGCCTGTCAAGTGCAAGAACCTGACTGAGTACGCCAAGGGCTTCGGGTGCGAGACCATTGTGTACGAGTCTCCCAATGAGCGGTGGCACATTGCCATTGCCGACAGCCCGACGGACAAGCAGTTCGCCATGTCCTTTGTGAACGGTATCTGGACATCCAAGAACGGTACCCATGTGGATGCAGTCACGTCCCAAGTGGTCAACCACGTGGTGGAGTTCCTCGAGACCAAGAAGAAGATCAAGGTCAAGCCGGGCCTGGTCCGCGACAACTTGGCTGTCTTCGTGACGGCCATGATCGAGAACCCGAGCTTCACGAGCCAGACCAAGGAGACGCTGACGACTAAGCAGACTGCCTTCGGGTCCAGCCCCAAGCTCTCCGACGACATGCTCAAGAAGGTGGTGACCAAGCTGAACCTGGTCTCGACCATTGTCGAGGCGCAGTCGGCCAAGGATGCCAAGGACAACTCCAAGACGGACGGCAAGAAGCAGTCCCGAATCACGGGCATTCCCAAGTTGGATGACGCAGTGCTGGCGGGCACCAAGGACTCGGCCAAGTGTACGCTGATCCTGACCGAGGGAGATTCAGCCAAGGCCATGGCCCTGAGTGGTCTGTCCCAAGAGCAGCGCAAGACCTTCGGCGTCTACCCGCTCAAGGGCAAGGTGCTGAATGTGAAGGACACGTCTGACTCCAAGGTCGAGCAGACCAAGGAGATTGCCGAGTTGAAGAAGATTCTCGGCCTGACCTCGGGCAAGAAGTATGCGACTGTGGCCGACTTGCGCTATGGATCCGTCATGATCATGACCGACCAGGATCTCGATGGCAGCCACATTCGTGGTCTGCTGGTGAACCTGTTCCACGAGCTCTGGCACGAGCTCATTGCCATCCCTGGGTTCCTGACCTACATGGCTACGCCCATCGTCAAGGCGAATCGGGGCAAGGAGACAAAGGTCTTCTACTCGCAGTACGAGTACGAGCAATGGAGGGCGGGTGACGGGAAGTCGCCAGCGTGGAAGGTCAAGTACTACAAGGGACTGGGTACTTCGACGCGCGACGAGGCCAAGGACTACTTCACCAAGGTCAACGCCGTCAAGTTCGACTACACTGCCGAGTCGGACCCTGCCATTGACCTGGCCTTCAACAAGCAGCGTGCAGATGACCGCAAGGACTGGCTCAAGGGCTATGACCGATCGGTGCTGATTCCGACTGGAAACAAGCTTCCATACAGTGACTTTATCCACAAGGACTTGATCCACTTCTCATACTACAACTTGGAGCGCTCCATCCCGTCTGTCATGGACGGACTGAAGACTTCGCAGCGCAAGATCCTGTATGCGGCCTTCAAGCGGAACCTCACGCAGGAGATCCGCGTGGCCCAGTTCGCAGGGTATGTGTCTGAGCACACGGGATACCACCACGGTGAGGCGTCGCTGAATGAGACCATTGTGGGTATGGCCCAGACCTTCATGGGCGCCAACAACATTGCCTGGCTGGTTCCGCAGGGACAGTTCGGTACGCGACTGCAGGGCGGCAAGGATTCGGCGTCTCCCCGTTACATCCACACCTACCTCCAGCCGATTGTGCGCAAGCTGGTTCGCGAGGAGGACATGGATGTGCTGACGTATCGCGACGACGACGGTCTGCCCGTGGAGCCCGAGTGGTATGCGCCCGTGCTCCCGATGTTGCTGGTCAATGGGGCCCGCGGTATCGGCACTGGATACTCCACCAACATTCCGCCGTGCGATCCGAAGGTCATCAAGAACGCTCTGATTGCCAAGATCCAATCTGGGACTCCGCTGTCCAGCACGAAGCTCGTCCCGTACTATGAGGGCTTCAAGGGCACCTACACGGAGGAGGGCGCAGTGGGCGTCTACAAGAAAGTGGGCGACGAGTTCGTGGTGACGGAGCTCCCGCCTGGCGAGTGGACAGCCGACTACCGCGAGTGGCTGGAGAAGGAGCTGGCCGAGGGTCGCATCAAGGACTTTGTGGACACCTCTACGGACCAGGACATTAACATTCGCATCAAGGGCATCGAGGAGGCTGCCTTGGTCAAGTCACTGACGGTCAAGATCAAGACCACCAACATGCACGCCTTCAACTCCAAGGGTGTCATCACCAAGTACGACAGCCTAAACAGTATTCTCAATGACTTCTGGAGCGTCCGTCTGGAGTTGTACGAGACGCGGCGCAACCACCAGATCAAGGCGCTGGAGGAGCAGCTTCCCCTCCACACGAATGTGGTTCGATTCATCGTGAGCCAGTGCGAGGATGTGCAGGTGCCGAACCTGAGGCGCAAGACGCGAATGGAGTGCGACTCTCTGCTGGAGCAGCATGGCTATCAGACCATCAAGGGGTCCTACGACTACATCATGCGGCTGCCCGTGTCCTCCTTCACCAAGGAGGTCAGCGACAAGCACATTGCCGAGATGGAGACGATTCGCGCAGAGATCTCCAGGCTCCAGACAACGAACGCGGAGACTCTCTGGCTTGCCGATTTACAGGCCCTAGGATAAAGGACACAATGTCTACATCGGGATGGGCCAATACAGCCGCAGCAACAGCTGTCCAGCAACTTCCCCAAACAATGATCTCGAAGCGCTATATTGTGATTGACACGGCTCACCGAAACTTTGTTCAGCAACCCAATCCGTATTCAAACTTAGTTTTTTCATTTGGAAGCCAGGTTCCCCAGTATGTCTCCAAGCCCGTCACGGGGAACAATCCCACTGTGCCGTTGTACGCATCCAACACGCTTGGGCATAAAAACACTGTGCCTGGGCTCCCGAACACAACTGGATGGATCTACAATGGCGTCTCGTACCCGCCTTACAACCCATCCCTGACGAATGTGCCCAACTGCAATCTGCCAAATGACAACTACTTTATTCAGCCATCGGGACTTGGTTTTGGCACGGTAGACCAGGCAGTGTTCGTGACCTCCATTCGCATGGTTCGCGCCATTCTCCCTCAGAAACAGTTTTTGATCGTACCCAGTATTCCAGGGAATGCAGATTCGGCGGCTATCACGCAGCACGTCGTGGGCAAGACATACTCTGCCTTTTCGACCTACCCGTATCTCCTCTTGAATCTGGATACCTACTACGGCGACTACTACGGTGGCAATGAACCTACGCGCCGCACCTTTTCTGCCCTGACGCAGAAGACGCGCACACAGACGGACTTTACCCTTGATATTGGCGTTCAGCACTATGACTATGAGCCTTGGGGGCTTGAGGCACATCAGCTTCCCTCTCCGATTCCGAGTCTCCAGAAACTGACAATCAACCTGACGGATCCAATCGGAACACCGTTTACCCAGTTGGACACACTTGCCGTCTCGCTGATCCAGGCCGATGCTTCGAGTGGTTTGTTCTTGAAGTGCTTTGCTGCTGACTACTCGTACTTTAGTTCCAACGACCTCCGCATCGGAGACCGCGTCCTGTTCGATACCACCACGCTCTGCAACATGCAAGTGTCTCCGCTGACTCCCACGTCGAAGATCAACTTTATCAAGAACCTCGTAGGCAACCCACTGCCAGTTCTGGCACTGTTGGATTATGTCGATACTGGAAACGGTGTGATGGGTCCTCGTGACCTGTCTGCAGGGTATGCGCGGACACTGCCCAATGTGGCAGCCTACAATGGATTCGTGCTTCCTAACTTTTTTGTCTCGGATGCCCAGGGCAATGCAACTCCCAAGTACCCCGGGGCCATCAATGGATACGGAACCACCAATACGAACTCGAATGTGTTAGAACCACAGTCCTTGGTGGGGTCCAACTTGCCCTTCTTGAACACATCGTTGCAGCCCACATATACCGTGGAATTGACTTGTGCATCTCCCGACACCAGCCAATTTGGACAGAATATTGTGTAGTGAACTCACAATGCAGTTCAGCCTTGACTACTCTGTCCCCAGTTTAGCGGACTTTTACACAGGCACAGCCATCCAAGCGGCCCCGAAACACACGGGCCGTCTTCCTCTGTCGGGTTCGCAGGAGGGACAGAGTGTTCCTCCTGTCACACTGAACTCCCCCGAAGCGGGTGTGGTTCCGTCTACGATGATGGAGCGCATCAATTACCGTCATTCGTGCACGCCGCTGAACCAGATGTTCTTCAGCCAGGCCAACATATCGAACCTTCAGGCCAAGATCAAGGCCGATGTGCACGCTCGTAGCAATGGCAAGTACTCGATCGACGACCAGTCTGAGGCCGACCTGATGATCATCATGCGCAGCTACTACCTGCAGTATGGCGATAACGACCCCAGTGTGGTGGCCAAGGCTCTGGAAGAGCTGAACGACCGTGTGGTCTCCTACTGCGGCAATAGCATCATGTCGGAGGTGGAGGCGTATGTCTACTACCGCAAGGACATTCTTGACTTCCCCGCTCCGATTGCGAACCCCGTGGCCACACAGGTCTATGGCTCGCGGACAGGCGAGCTCAAGAGTTTCTTCTGAACGGGTAATGATACACCGCTTCCACGATCGCGCCTATCTACACATCGGCTCGCGTTGGTTCGTGTGGGAACCCGTGTGGTCCATGTTTCGGCCTGTGGATGGTCTGGCCTGGAATGGGACAACCTTTGTGCTGGACGACTCGGCCTATTGCTCGGACATTACCGATCGGCAGTATGGATACGGAACGGAGGAGATGTACCAAGTCTGCCTGAAGCTGACGGAGACATGGGAAAGCAAGGTCGAGGATGCCCCGATACGCAAGGTCCTGTCTTTCGGAACGAACGAGTGGTTCTTTGACCGTCCGATGGTCCTGACACCCTGTGCGCCTCGGACCAAGGAGTCGTGGAAAGCAATGGGACTTGCTCGTCGTACTCTGCGAGCACATCCGCGGAAGACATTTACGAAACGCAATCAAGTGTAACACAATGCGAGTGAATTTGATCGGAACGGCAACGCCCTTGACGGGTTTGGCCCAAGATACCCAGATTCTACACGCCCTCTTTGCACACGTGTTGGGACCCGACGCCGAGATCCGACACGTTCCGCACCAGCAGCCTCACTGCCCCGAGGCTGAGATCAATGTCTTTATCGAGGTTATCAACCCTGCGCTGTTCCCGTTTGCAGGTATGAATGTGTGGGTCCCGAACCCCGAGTGGACCTACCAAACTTGGTTTCCATACACAGCCATGGTCGACCAGATTTGGGTCAAGACGCACAGCGCAGTGAAGATGTTCGAGGCCATTCCCGGGTGCGCGCCTGTGCACTACGTGGGATGGACCTCCATCGACAAGAAGTACACGCCCGTCAAGAACTACAACAAGGGCATTGTTCCTGTGGGCAAGAATGTCTGGCGCCACCCGAAGCCTATTGTCCAGGCCTACATGCGCATTCAGCACGAAGATCCATCGCTATACGAACTGCTCCCCGAGCTGACCATTGTCCACTCGCCTGCCCATGTAAGGATTGGTATACTCCCCGACTATGTGGCGGGCAAGATCAAGTTGGTCTCGGAAGTCTTGAGCGACAAGGACTACGATGCGCTCCTGGCCGAGTCGGGATTGGTCGTGTGCCTGTCCGTTGCCGAGGGATTCGGACACGCAGTGAATGAAGCCATGTCGAGTGGCTGTGTGCCCCTGATCAGTCCGATTGCACCCTTTATGGAGCTGACCAAGTCGGCTCTGTGGACTTCGACGACCAAGGAGGTTCCGCACCCGCATTGCATGGGTGTCTTGGAAGATACGGATGTGGGATCTGTGGTGGAGGCCCTGAAGGTCTATGTCGGAACCCCAGATGCACACCTTCGGGAAATGTCCGACGCGTGCCGCAAGCAGTACGAGGACCGTCACGAAGAGTTCGTGGAGCGCATGGCCAAGCGCATCGACACCTTGAAGGGGCGTCCTCGCTATTCCATCCAAGAGCATATGCCCAAGGAGGAGGATCTGCCCTGTATCTCGATCATCACCCTGACTCGGAATCGCCGTGCCTTTATCCCTCTGCTGAAGTACTGCAGGGTGGCCCAGTCCTACCCCGATGCCAAGATCGAGTGGGTCATTGTGGATGACGGAGACGATCCCATCAAGGAGCTGATTACCGACATGCCGAATGTCAAGTACATTCTGGTGGACACGCCACTGACCATTGGTGCCAAGCGGAATCTGGCCGTGGAGTATGCGAGTCACGATGTGCTGGTGATGATGGACGATGACGATGTGTATCCCACCAACTCGATCCTGACCCGCGTAGCCCACTTGCTGGCCGAACCAAAGAAGGAGTGCTTGTTCTCAACAATCCTGCCATGCTACGAGATTCACAAGCACGTATCCTTCATGAATGTGCCTCCTCCGACGCTGGCCATGAGCCAGCGGGTGTCCGAGGCAACACTGTGTTTTACTCGCAAGTTCTGGATGGATCGGCAGTTTCCTGAGGTCCAGGTGGCTGAGGGTGACGCATTCATTCGCGGTCGCGAACACATGTGTCGGGAGCTGTCTCCCCAGAATGTGATTGTGAGTTTAGTGCATCGCAAGAACACGAGTAGCCGCAAGCCACCGGTGACGGAGACGAATGGATGCCACTATGGGTTTTCGGATGAGCTGTTTACGTTGATTTCAGAGATCGCGGGAGCACTTTAGAGCATGCCCATGAAGCCGCGGCGAGTGTGGCGACGGCGACCACCCTCCTCCTCCTCGCGGCGCTTACGGCGGCTGCCACCCTCCTCCTCGCGACGACGGCGACGACGACCGCCCTCTGTCGCCTTGATGGGCGAGCCAAGCTCATCGCCACCACCGCGCATGTGGAGACGCTTCATCAGGGTCGCCTTCTTGCCCGTGGTCTTCATTCCCTTCTTCTTCAGCATGCGACGCAGGGTCTTGACCTTCATTCCGCGGCGGCCGCCCGCTGCGGGCGTCCAGACGGCGGGGGCTACGCACTCGGCCTCGGTTGTCTTAGACGAATCGGAGCAAGACATTTCAGTGTATGTTTACTCTTCAGAAAAAACGCGGAGTCAGTGGCGAGTGTGGCGACGACGACTGCGACGGACACGACGGGTCCGACGACGACCCCCTGTACGCGGGTCGCTGTATCCAGGTCCACCTACCTTAGGACCCAGGGGCGGCGCGTCTGCCGTCCAGTCCTTCGATGTGGAGTGTGCAGGCGTCGTTCCTGTAGACGACCCGACCAGTGCAGGCGAGATGCGACTTCCTCCCGCGATGGGCCCCGTGACAATGGGCACAACGAGGTGGCGTTTGTGTGTGCGACGACGGGGCATTTGTTAGTTGTGTTTGAAATTACTCGCGACGACGGCGGCGGCGACCACCCGACAGTCCAGATGAGACTGCCGCGGCATACGAGGGAGTAGGCTCACCGTAGTTGCCCGCGGGCGATGCGGGGCCGAGGGACGAATCGCCACCAGAGGCGAACGGAGACGGAGCGAGAGCACCGCCACCACCGCGCATGTGGAGACGCTTCATCAGGGTCGCCTTCTTGCCCGTGGTCTTCATTCCCTTCTTCTTCAGCATGCGACGCAGGGTCTTGGCCTTGAGAGTCGACTTGTGGCCACGACGAGTGCGGCGGCCACCCATGGGAGGCGGAGGCGGAGGCGGCGACGGGGGCGGAGGAGGCTGAGGGGGCATTTATCTTTGACCCAGAAAAGAACGCACCTACGCCTGTGCAAGGGCGCCGCGATATCCAGCCCCGTCGTATCCATGCGAGTCATGTCCGAAATTCACTGGGTGCGGTGCACCACCCTTCAGCCTAGGCGCATAGTTGAGGCGGTTGACCAGGGTTGTCTTGACGCCCGTCGACTTGAGTCCGAGCTTCTTCAGCATCTTGCGCAGCGTCCCAACGGACATTGCCTTCAGTTCGGCGCGACGAGTCTTGCGTGCACCGCCAACACCAGGAAACGAACCAGGGTCAATTCCTCCCGCACCAAAGTACCCGCCACCAACCGTTCCACGACGGACGCCTCCATCATTGTACGTAGGCTTCTCGGGTGCAGAAGTCCAACTACCACCCGTACCCTGTTCGCCTCCGAGGGGAACATAGCTTGGGGCACCACCCCTGTGCTTACGACGCGTGCGACGACGACCGCCGAGAGCAGTTGCCATACCAAGCACAGCCATTTACCCTTACTCGGGAAAATCAGGCCGAGCAGGTCAAGCAATTACTCGGCTCCACGGTGAACTGCTGTGCCTTCGCAGCCGCCTTGGTGCGCAGATAGTAACAGCCCGTCTTCAGTCCCTGCTTCCACGCGTAAAAGTGCATGCTCGACACCTTGGAGGGTGTGGGCTCCGACAGAAACAGGTTCAGAGACTGGGACTGGCAAATGTAGGGCGCGCGGTCCCGAGCCATGTTGATCAAGGTCTTCATCGGAATCTCCCAGACTGTCTTGTACAGCTCGCGAATCTCCTCGGGAATCGCGGCCATTCCCTGTACGGAGCCATTGTTCGCAATGATCTCCGTCCGCACATCCGCTGTCCACAGTCCAAGCTTCACCAGATCCTCCACGAGGTACTTGTTCACGACCATGAACTCGCCCGACAGAACACGGCGAGAATACAGATTGGACGTAAAGGGCTCGAAGCACTCATTGTTGCCAAGGATCTGCGAGGTGGATGCCGTGGGCATGGGAGCCACCAGCAACGAGTTCCGCATTCCCGTCTTGCACAACTCCCGAAGCCCATTCCAGTTCAGGTAGGTTGACTTGGGCGTCTCTCCCCACAGGTCGCACTGGAGCTTGCCCCCGCTCATTGGGGATCCATCGAAGCTCGGGTACACGTTCGAATTGTCGAGAGACACACTGCGCCACGAGTCCGACGATGCCCCCAACATACTCTGCGTGGCAGCGGCGTAGTAGATGTTCTCAAAGATCTCCCGATTCAGGTCGGTTGCCTTCTGCGACCCCCAAGGCAGTCGGAGCATGGCAAAGACGTCTGCGAGGCCCTGGATCCCGATTCCGATGGGGCGGTGGCGGAGATTGGAGGTCTTGCACTTCTCCGTCGGATAATAGGTCTTGTCAATGACAACATCCAAGTTGCGAGCCAAGATGGTCGTATACTTGCGAAGCAGGTCAAAATTGAACCGATACTCTCCGTCGTGGGCGTAGCTCCGCTCGACGAACCTGGGGAGAGCCAGAGACCCGAGGTTGCAGACCGCCGTCTCCTCGGGAGAGGTGAACTCGATAATCTCGGTACACAGGTTGGAAGACTTGATGGTTCCGAGGTGTTGCTGATTGGACTTGGCATTACACGCGTCCTTGTACAGCAGATACGGAGTTCCAGTCTGAATCTGGGCATCTACAATCATCTGCCACAATTTCTTGGCAGGGATCTCCTTCATGGCGAGGTTCTTGCGCTCGTAATGGCAGTACAGCTCATTGAACTCATCGCCCCAGCAATCCGAGAGGCCCGGGCACTGGTCGGGGCTGAACAGCGACCAATATCCATCCTGCTCCACGCGCTGCATGAACAAATCGGAGATCCACAGACCATAGAACAGATCACGGGCACGCTCATCCTCATTGCCCGTATTCAGCTTCAGGCGCAGGAACTCCTCGATATCCGCGTGCCACGGCTCCAGGTAGATTGCAAACGAACCATTGCGCTTGCCCCCCTGGTTGACATACTTGGCCGTGTCATTGAAGACCTTCAGCATCGGCACGATACCCGTGGACTTGCCATTCGTACCGTGGATATCGGCATCGCGTGCGCGGATATTGTGGATCGACAGGCCAATGCCACCCGCCCACTTGGAGATCTGTGCGCACTCAGCCAGCGTGTCGTAGATACCCTTGATGCTGTCCTCCTGCATGTGGACCAGGAAGCACGAAGACAGCTGGGCGTGGTTCGTACCCGAATTGAAGAGCGTGGGCGTCGCGTGGATAAAGTACCCCTGGGACAAGGCATCGTAGGTCTCCTGCACACGGACAAAGTTGTCTCCGTGGAGCTGGATAGCCACACGCATCCACATGTGCTGGGGGCGCTCACCAGGGAGCAGGTAGCCCTTCTGCAAGGTCTTGAACCCAAAGTAGTCGAACATGAAGTCCCGCTCCCACGACATCATGGAGGTATAGGTCGGCCAGTGCGTCTTCACGAGATCGCGATACTCCTCCGAGTACATCGGATGGTTGACGATGTGAAACATTGTCTGGGAATTCATCTTCTGGTGATTGTCGACAAGAATACGAGCCGCGAGCTTACCGTAATTCGGGTGGTGGCGGGCCTGCATCATGGCGCAGGTCTCGGCCGCAAACTCGTCCAGCTCGGAGGTCTTGATCCCGTCCTGAATCTGGCTGCACACCTTCTGTGCGACCAAATCAGGGTTCACATGGTCGAGTCCATCCGCAAGACGCTGGAGACGAGTCAAGACCTCGTTGAAGGAAACGGGGACGCGATCGCCATTACGCTTTGTGACGTAAATGTGGTCAGACATCTTCAATACTATATCCTCCATCCTTACCTTTAAGCGCCCAAAACTTACGGCGCCCACCAATCTGGCGTCGTGTAACGGTCGAGGTGATACGCCAGGAAAGTCCCCAATTGCGTGAGCTTGTCTCGGTTCAAATTGAGTTGCGTGGTCATCGCCCACGCATGTCCATATCCAAGAGCAGACAAGCGATCGATCAGTTCCTCCTTCCGGGTTGCGAATCCCTCTAGAGACGAGTACACTCCGATATGCGGAGTCAAGTTGAGGAATCTGAAGTCATGGTACAGTGCAAGGTACACCTGGTAGATGTTGTAATCAGGCCGCGAGTAGATCTCGGCAGGGATCGGAAGCAGCTCGAAGAAATGGGGCAGATGTTCACGCTTCCACACTGGAAGGTTGCTCCACCAAAACACCAATCCATAGTCCTCGGTCAGCGCCTTTGCACGCAATGCCAGGTCTCCTGGAAACGCGGTACACGCAGCAACTGTATTGCCACTTCCTCCATTCGATGCGTAGATCTGCTTGTTCTTGAAAATGGCCTCGATCTTGCCGAGGACATTCTCGGGGGTGTAGTTCTCGGGAACCAACTGAATTTCCGAGTCGCATACGATGAAGTATTCGTGGTGCGAGTTCTTCAACTGGGACAGGGCGTAGAACTTCTTGAAGTCCACGATCCCTGCGGTAGAGTGCGGGTCATAGGTCAGGCCCTGTGGAATCACGATGGGCGATACTGCGGGGTGCTCGCCAAATGCACCACGATCCTCTGGAGAGGAAAAGACGGCATAGACTCGACTCGATGCGGGTGGCAGCTGTCCGAGAAAATTGCGAAGATAGTGGAAAAACGGTGGATGAATAGGAATGACAAACGCAACGCTGTCCATTTGAGTCTTCTTACTCGGGCCATGTAAATCACCTCGTCTACTCGGTCTTCATGCGGACAGTAATATGCATCGACTCCAGCTCCCGCGTGTACAGTTCCATGCAGTAGGGCATCTCTACCATAACACGACTGGTATCTAGCTGTCCCGTTTCCGTGTCAAGCTGCACCACCGCGGCATCCGAGCGCTCCATCATGCTCTCCCTCGTGAACTTGGCCATTCCGTGAGCCACTAGGGCGTCACGCTCCATCTCGCCGATACGCAGACCACCCTCATCCGCGCGACCCTCCAGCGGCTGGCGAGTCAGCAGCTTGCGCGGACCAGTGGACCGAGCATTGACCTTGTCCTCTACCATGTGCTTCATGCGCTGGTAGTAGGTGGGACCCATGAAGATATCGGCTTCCATCATTTCACCTGTCTGACCATTGTACAGGGTTTCTGTGCCATACGGTTCGAATCCCTGTTCCATCATCACCTGCTTGAGCGTGGGGATGCTGTCCGTTGTCGTAAAGGGCGTGGCATCGATGAATGCGCCCAACTTCAGGGCCAAGCGGCTCCACGAACTCTCCATCCAGTGTCCAATCGTCATGCGAGTGGGAAGAGCGTGGGGATTGAACAGCAGATCGGGGCGTACTCCGCGAGCCGTGAAGGGCATGTCCTCCTCGGGAAGCACAATGCCCAGCGTTCCCTTCTGAGAGTGGCGGCTTCCCAACTTGTCGCCGAGAACAGGGTAGCGCTCCTCGGCTACACGGATTTTTACACCCTTCAAGCCATCGCGAGTCGCATACCGATACACAGATTCTACGCGACCATGTTGAGCTCGCTTCGGCTTCTCCGATACATCGCGGTACCCCGTGATCTTGCCGTTAATGTCCTGAATCGGTGCCACCATACCCACCAGAATGGTGTCCTCCGTCAACTCGGTGCCCTCGAGGATCACACCCTCAGCGTCGAGGTGGTCATAGTTGAAGCCCTCCTTGCGCTTCACGGAATCCTTGTACAGGGGATTGACAGCGGGGTTGGCAAACTCTGTGTGGATCTGCGTCGCAGGATCCGTCATATCCTCCATGAAGTCGTATGAGTGGTAATACACGGTCTGAAACAACCCCCGCTTCATGGCCGAGGAATTGATCATGACGGAATCCTCCTGGTTGAAGCCCATGTAGGTGGTAATGGCCACAATCACATTCTCTCCGTGCGGCATGCAACCACCTGCGCCCATGATTTCGCGATAGACCCATGTCTGTGTCAAGGGGATCTGGGGCAGGACCGAGGTCACGGCAATGGTGTCGAATCGCTTGAGGTAATTGGTGTGGAACCACGAGCAGGTCTGCTTGGTCTGGGCAATTGCAAAGGCATTGCGCGTGCCTGGATTGTGGTCCGAGAAGGGGATGATGCCTGTCAATGCCGACAAGGCGAACAGCGCGTGAATCTCCGACTGCAACTTGGGGTGGAAGGGCTCAATGGACAAGCGCGTGATGTTCTGCTCCTCGGCATCCAGGTAATCAATCAATCCCGAAATCTGTTCCCATCCCTCGGCGGCCCGCACGCGATCTGCCGTGACGCCCTCTTGGTAGACGGGGCGGATCGGGCGGCCACCGTCGCAGGTGAGCGTGTACACATTGGCCACGCGGTCCCAGCCCAGTGACAGTGTCAACTTCCGTGTTCGGCGCTCCTTCACGAGGTGGGCGTGCATCTCCTCGGTCCTGCCGATACACACTCCGACCAAATCCGCATTCAAGAACACAGGGGTCCAGGTCGGCTGCCACGTCGAGGGGTGGACGGATACGATCGGGCGAATGAAGGGCTTGATCATGGCGCGCACGACATCCATCGACAGAGGCGTTGAGATTCGAGCCATGATGGCCAGAGCCTTGATGTACCCAATGTTGCGTCCGTCGGGGGAATCCACTGGACACATGAGACCCATCTGAGACGCGTGGAAACGGCGCGGCTCCTTCTTGTTCGAGGTGCGGTCCATCTGCAAGTTGGTGCGGCGCAAATGGCTAATCACACCTGCATAGGATACGCGGCTCAACTCTTGCGCGATACCTTCGGCTCCTCCCCACGACCCCTTGAAGGACTTGAGAAACTCGGAGAGCAGGCGGTACTTCTTCCAGTAGAAACTCAGGTTCTCGGGCTGCAGCACATTGACCAGCTTATCCCCTGCATAGTTCGCGCGCTCGTACTGGTTCACCTTCTTGTCCAGCTCCAGCAGCATGTTCCGAGATGTCTCGCGGAAGATACGACGGAACTCTCCGAAGCACAGATCGCCAGAGGTCTGGAGACGCTTGAAGCGAAAGTGGTCGCGGTCCGTGGGCTCCGTCAAGCCAAGAGCCTGCTCCATCGCCATGCGCAGAAGCCGTCCTAGCTGGTACGCTTTGCGGCGATAGAGCGCACCCACATCGGAATCCACTTCCACGTGGGGAAACAGCATATCGTGCAGGGTCCGCACCACTTCAGGGCGGGATCGGGTACGTGACTGGTCCACCAACAACTGGAGGTCCGTCTTTTTCGAGAAGGACAGCGTCTCCTCGTGGCTGAGGACCAACTGATAAAACAGGGTATCGTAGGCGACCCGATCATGGTCGTTCATTCCCGCCAGGACAGTGTCGTACACATCCTTGTCCGTGGTGAGCCCCAGGGCACGGAACACGCTAAACACGGGTACAGGGTTCTCGAATCCAGGAAGTGTGATCAATGCCAGGCGATTCACGGTCCGCTTCGTGGGGGGCGGAATCACCAGAAAGTGGGAGTAGGGGCCGCGGCTGGCGTCTTCGGACACGGAGCGCACGGCTGCATAGTATTCCTCCTTGGTGTCGTACGAGGCCTTGACTTCCAGCTCCTCCGAGGTCTCGACAGGACCACTGGGATTCTCGGGGTTCTTGACCTGTGTCCGCTTTCCACAGTAAAAGAGATTGTTGCCCAACTTCTCCTGCGTGAGCAATACCTTCTCGGACCCGTCAATCACAAAGTACCCACCCAGCTCGAACTTGCACTCGCCCACCGAATACCCGTCGATTCCCGTCAGGTAGCACAGACGACTCCGCAGCATCAGCGGAATCTTCCCCACCTCAAAGTCTGCAAAGACCTTGGTGACGGTGGACCCATTGGGGAATACATAGTCCACCTCCAGGTCCGCGACGAGCGTCACGGCATAGGTCGTATTGTCGAGGCGGCACGCGTGGGGAACAATGGCGTTGCCCATGTCATCCGTCGGCGCGACCCACTTCAGCTTGTCCGACTCTCTGCCACCAAACCAGACACGGATATAGCGCTTGTCGGGCAGCTCGAGCTCGGCGGGGTTCGAGGCCTTCAAGAAGGTGGGAATGCGCGCAGACAGCATATCGTCGTAGGAATCCACGTGGTGCTGGATGAGGGGAAAGGCAGTATCCCGAAACAGGGACCGCAAGACGTGCTGCGGAACATCCATTAGTAGTTCGCAAGCATTTTCTCAACCCTCTCTAACCACGTATATGTGGAGTGAAGTCCGTCGGCCTCAATTCTTGGATGAAGTGGTCGGACACCGAGAGACAAAGGCACGGTTGAACACATACTTGAACAAGAAGCCCTACAGCAATGTGATCTTGCTTCACGGTCCTCCGGGGATCGGGAAGACGACCATGGCCCTGGCGTCGATCCGTTCGTGTGGAATGGAGCCTCTTGAAATCAATGCGACACAGGCTATGCGGTCCCACGAGGATGTTGCCCGTCTGATTGCGTCGTATCGTCACACGAGGAGCATCACCTCGATGATTCGGGGCGACAACAAGGCCTCGTGTCTGGTATTGGATGAGGTGGATGGCTCGGACTCTCATGCCCAGCGCAGGTTGGTCGAGTGGTTCATCTCCCCCGATCGGACTCTTCCCATTCTGATGACCTGCAATGAGGTGCCGCGAATTTTCAAGGCGTGTGCTCGCATTGAAAGCCTGCGTTGTTTCCCCCCGTCCATCTCCGACCTGACGCCCTTGTTCCCCAAGCAGGACCTCCAGTCCATGGCCAAGACGTGCCACTACGATGTGCGTCGAATGCTCCACTCTCTGCAGTACGGCGAGTCAGAGGCGCTTCCACCACCATGCCCAGTGTTCAAACAAAGTCCTGAAGTAAATGAGATTCTACGACAGAGAATGTGGTTTTCCACAGATCCCATACTTCTTGCGATAGCGCCCACCGCGAGCGCCACGCCTGTTTCCCGTTGATGTTATTGACAACCTTTCCCAGGTACCTGTCTGGGTTCCAAAAGACATCGGACTTGCTAACGGTGTTGCCCTTGTGCCCCATGACGACGATGGTGTCTTCTGCAGGAACCTGAACCATCTTGGCTTTCCATCCCCGGGTAAAGGACATTTCTTCACCGAAGGTCTTGATGGGATCGAAGCGGTGAGTCGCCGCATACTCTCGACGAATCGTATAGGTCGATGCAGTTCCGTGCGAGTCGTCGTAAGGACCGACACTCATCAGGCAGTTCTCCTGGGTGAGCAGCATGTACATCATCGACGACGTGGCAATCTCTGCCTTTGGATTCGCCTTTAGCGCATCCACGCCCGTGCGGATCCTCTGCGGCGGGTAGTAATCATCGTCGTCCCAGAACACGATAAAGTCTGCACCCAGCTCCAGTGCCATGTCGAGCATGTGGTTCCGCATCCACGCAATTGTCCTGGTTCCTTCGACTCGCTTCACTGTGAGGGCGCCGCTCGTGACCCATCCTCGCTCAGGGGTATCCGAGTTATCCAGCACAATCCAGTGGTCGGGCTGCAGAGTTTGCGCCCTCATACAGCTCTCAGAAAAGGCCTGCGTCCAGCCTCGGTTGCGGGTGGGCGTGCACACGACGATCATTCCTCTTCCTCGTCGGTTTCGCGTATATCGTTTCGACACACGGGGCAGCGCACACTGGTTCCGAACCACTGGGTAATACATCCGTGGTGGAAGTAGTGACGGCATGCATTCAGACGAGTGGACACGGCCATGGTGTCCTGGCAAATCGCACACAGCTCTCCAGCTGGCGGAGTCACATTCAGCTCGACAGCCGCCGAGATCTGCGCCGCCGAGGGGAGGACGGCAACAGGCTCGTGAAAGGTCCGCAGAAGATCCTGGGTCAGGTCGATTGTAAACTGTCCGCGAGTCGTCGGGAGACTGCGGATGGGCACGGGCTCAACCAGAGTGCGAACCAGGTCGAGCATGACCAGGGTCTGCCGACTGCGATTGGCAATGGCGCGATTCCGAAGTGCGTCGGGCAGATCAACCACACGATTAAAAAACTGCGTCTCACTGTTGACAATGTCTCGAAGCAAGGGGATAACAGACTGCATCATACATCTCTAAACCGAACATCCCGTAAGCCGTAAGCAGTAGAAGACATATTCGGGCTCGTAGGGGTCGGGGTCCTTAAGTTCCGTCGGCAGGTCGGACCGCCTAAACTTACGCGAGTCGGCCAAGCGTCTGAATTGAATAGTGCGAAAGAGGCGCATCAATGCGCGGTCTCGTTGGGACCATTTGAAAAGGGGTTTGTGTGTGTTCGCTCGTACTAGGGTATCGTATCCGTCCTCGTATTCAACGGATACGACGATTGGCCTTGGTGTGGCCTCCATTACTTCTTACCGAAGAATGCGTCTAAAGGCCCGTGCTGGTTCGCGCGCACGACCTTCTTTAGGTCAGGAGAGTCTAGGAACATCAGCCCCTCGAGCTGCCTCTCCTTCTTGGCCAGGACCGCCAGCGTGGCCTCTTCCTCGTCCTTCAGCTTCTCCATGTAGTGGGTGTGCATCGACGCATAGGACTCGGATGGCGGCTTGTACCCGTCCAGTTTCTCAATGCAGAGTGCGAAGAGCTGGGCCACTGGATTCTGGATCTGGTTGGTGATGTAGTGCGTGGTGTCCACGGTCAGCTTCTTGGCCCGTACATAGTCGACATGCTCAATCTTGTCACCCTGCTTGGCACCCTTCTTGGCACCCTCCACATACACGAATTGTACGCGATCACCGACCTTGGGAGCTGTGCCTGGGTCACGGTCGGCCATGCGGTCCGCCAGCACGCGGTGGGCAATCTGCTCGGGGTTCTTGTAGTCGTCGCGCAGAGACTTGGAGAGCACGAACTTCTCCAGTGGCACCTTCTGATCGATGACATCCTTGAGCTTCTGCTTGACATACGCAGCGGCCTTCTTGACATCCTTCTCTTGCAGGAGCATGTCCAGTGCGCCACCGAACACATCCTTCACGATCGGTGCATTGTCGCGGCGCTTGAGCACGATACCCATGGACATGCGCTTGGCCTTGGCAGGGTTCGGGTCCTCCTCGTACTTCATGCCGACGTACCGCTTGCGACAGAAGAGGATGAACGGGTAGAAGGTCTTTTCGTAGGCAATCTTGTAGGGCTTGCGGTTCATTTGAGCAGTGATGGCGGCACCTGCTTCGAGCCCCAATCGGATGGACTCTGATAGGTCCTTGGTGGGGAACTTGACGAAGATGGAATCGGTATCACCGTAGACGACTTCGGCACCGAACTGGGACTCCACCACGTCCTTGGCCTTGTAGAGGGCCTTTCGTCCCGCTGCCGTGGTACACGCGGCGACACAGAGTTTTCGGATAGGAGACGTTCGGCTACCTGTCTGTCCGTAGACGCTATTGGCAACCACCTTATAAGCCAATTGAAGACCATTGTAGACAGATCGTTGAGCGTCGTCATACTTTGGATCCTCCATCATTTGTTTGAACTCCTTCCGCTTCGCCAGCAGAATCTCCAAGGTCTTGGGTAGCACACCCATGAGCATTGGTGTCTCCTTATTCGTCTGCACAAAGGTACACACCACCTTGCCCGTAACCACGCCTTCGTCGTCCTTGAGCTCGTAGTCCATTTCATCCAGCTTGTACTTTCCCTCCAGCTCTCGCACTGTCTCCATCGACAATCCAAAGTGCCCGAGCTTGCGACCCTCCGTGTCAAAGTGGCGCTCGCAGACCAGCGTGTCGGGCGACAGGTTGTAGGCAATCATGTTGGACGGATACAGTGAGTTGAAGTCCAGCACCGATACGGGCTGGTCAAGATACATACCAATCTTGGGGCTGATGACGATGGCGCCCTCGTACGTCTGGTCGCCCTGCACATTCTCCAGCGTTCGCAGAACCTGGTCGCGCTGGGACGCATAGTACACCACGGCCGAGAAGATCTTGATGCCCTGACCCCGTGTCAGCACATACTGCATCGGGACCTTGCACACATCCGCCATACCGCGAGTATTGACCAGCGTGTCCAGCTTGGCCATCAGCGTCAGCACCAGGTCACAGTCCTGAATACAGTACTTGGCGATGCGTGCCCTGCCCTCGGGTCCACCCTCGCGATGAAGGCGGAACAACTCGTGCGGCTCCACGTCATCCTTCGTGAAGGTCCAGTGCAACTTCTTGAGAGTCTCCGCGTCAAACTCGTCAAAGAGAGCGTCGTCAGTCTTGATACGGAACGAATCCTTCTGGACATCGTAGATCTGAAACTTGGCTCCGTCGCGGTACGGATCGGAGGTGTTTCCTACGATATCAAACTTCACATAGTTGCCGTCGTTGAGTCCGCGCGTGCTATAGGTGAAGATCTGCTTCGTTCCGCGGCGCACTACCTTTCCACGAAGGAATGTCTCTGCGACCGAGTCCAGCTTGAAGGAATCCAGCGAGTGCTCGCGACGCATGTTCAGCAGGAGATCCACTGACAGCCGACCCCGCAGGCACAGAATGCGGAGGTCATACTTTCCCGACGCCAGCTCGAACTTCTTGGTCTCTGCAAACTTGGTGACCCACTGGTCTCCGCGCTTGCTCTTTGCCGCAGGTCCACGGGACAGGTTAATCTCGTCGAGCAGATGCAGCTGCTTGCACCGTTCCTCGACGTACCCATCATCGAACCCAAAGGTATTGTACCCGCAGATAATGTCGGGGTTCTCGTCGAGGACGCAGTTCAGGAAGGCACGGAGAACATCCGACTCTGTTTGGCATCCCACGAACTCCACACTGGGATCGTCAGATGGACTGACCTTGCCCAGCACGAACACCGACTTGCGAGTCGGCGTCATCAGGTCGTCGGACATGCGGAACGACACTCCGATCTGAATGATGGGATCCTTGGTTGCCACGGGAAACTGCTGGCCCACCAGCGGACAGACCTCCAAATCGTAGGAGGCCACCTTCAGGGGAATCGAGGCAGAGGTGGGAGAGATGGTCGTGTACTTGCAGGTGTACATCACGTCCACGGCCATATCCTCCGACGCTGCCATCTCAATGCCCTCGAACTCGAACGGAGAGCCAGGGCCCAGGTGACGCTCGTGGATAAGGCGAAGGAAGGGCGGAAGGTCCGACTCGTACAAGACTCGGTCCGCCATGGAGCGCTTCTTCTCGTGGAACTCGTTCAAGGTTGCGCAGGAGACCTTCCACATGGTCGTCTTTGCCAAGTCGTTGAAGCCTGCAAACACATCGTACTTCTTCACTTGGACGGAACGACCAGGGTCCGCACCTCCGCAGTAGAAATACGGACTGAAGCCGGTGATGCGGACACACGCCACCCGATCGTCTTGAGTGCGGCCGTACACATCAACCACATACTCCTGAACTCGCGTCTTGCCGACCTTGATGGAAACATCGTGCTCGTGCCAATCACAGGGTTGGAGAATAACCATTGAGACTCTGTTGCCTTTCGTCTTACTGTTCGTTTTGCGTGAAACTTTCTGGGTTTGATGATAAGCATGTCGTCGAATCCCATCGACTTTTTCTACGCTCTGACGCGAGGCAAGAACGATACCGCTCGGGCCGACGCCGATGCAGTTGCCAACCAATCTGCCATGAGCCGCAGCCAGACCACGAATGAAGGTGGATGCTCGGATGCTCTCAACCCTGCCCTGGCCATGGCGGACCAGCCTGGTATGATCCCGACCAGTGGATTCTTTATGCCTGGAAACGGGTGCAAGGTGGACACCAACTCTGAACTTCGCTGGGGAGACCCTGATGCGTGGCGCGTCAAGGGGCCGAAGCAGCTGTGGGTCCGCCCTTTTGCCACGACCCCCAACATGGGCGGTGGCTCGCCTGCGGAGGTCGATACTGAATCTGGATTGATTCACTCGATGCTTCAGCGCTCCACAAAGGACAATTCCACCATCATGGACAAGGCCATTCCCAACTACTACCAGCCCTTGATTCCTGTCAAGCAGCAGGAGTACTCCAACCCCGACAACTGGGTCCAGGACAAGTGGGCGCGCGGCGGTGACCCCACACGCTTAATCCAAGTAAAACGTCTGGATACAACAACATAATGAGGGTTCTTTTCTTTGCAACACGAATGCCCGACTTGTGCGGTGCATTTCTACACGATATTGACTTGGCCATCGAACTTCAAAAGCGCGGCCATCAGGTTGCGTTTATGACGACCGACCGACCCAAGGAAGGATGGAACGGAGGGACGTACCGAGGGTTTCGGTTCATGCACTACACTGCAGGAACGGAGCTTCTTGAATCCAGTCAGGTCTGGATTTGCCCCCATGCACCTGCCCTGCCCGTTGTGCGCAAGATCAACAGTCGAGGACTGGATCGTCCGATGATTGCCACCTGCCACTTCGATGGCCGTTACAACTCCATCAAGGACAATATCACGGGCGGGTGGAAGGAGATGCTGTTCTTCATCAATCACACGATGGAGGCCAATTTCCGTTCCAACACCGTTCCGTGGCCGTCGACAATTGTCCGCACGGAGGTGATTCGCCCCATCATGCACGAGGACAAGATCAAGATAGAGCCCTTCCCGACGGGCGACATGATTACATTGGTCAATGCAAATGTCAACAAGGGCGTCCACCAGTTCATTGCACTGGCAAGGGCTCTTCCCGATCGCAAGTTCCTTGGTGTCATTCCCTACTACGGAGAGCTGTGGGTGCCGCCTGCGCCGTCCAACATTGAGTGGATCAAGTTTGACGATGATGTTCGCAACATCCTCAAACGAACCCGCATTCTGTTGCTTCCGAGCAATTACGAGAGCTTTGGCCGCATTGCAGTGGAGGCCATGTACAATCGCATTCCCGTGATCTACTCCAAGCCCAATCCGAGTGCGCCGCCGCCTGGAACCACCGAGGGCGTAGAGGCATGGATTGTCCCTGCTGGAATCGCATGCGAGCGCGACCGTGTTGAGCAGTGGGTGAGTGCGGTTATCTCTCTCGATGACCCTGAAAACTATGCAATGCGTCAGGACATGTCCAGGTCATGCGTTGATGCCATGGACCTGTTCACAGAGGCTCCTCGTATTGCTGACAAGGTCGAAGCGTTTGTCCGAGAGAATCCGATCGTCATCCGCTCGGCTGAGTCGCGGTCTCAGTTGTCTGGCTCGTTGAATCTCCAGGCACAGGTGACTCAGCCTCCTGCGGGGTCTGCTCTAGGATTTTCCGGTGGGCGCCTGAAAATACGACGCTAAGCTTGTCCATGAGTTCGCGGCCCTGGGCACACAGCGCCTTCTGCTCCTCGTCCTGGCCAGTGTCCGCCTTGGGGGGAATCGGAATGTGCTTGTCTCCAGCGACCACGGGCTTTTTGAAGAGAAGGTCCATAGCCTTGATCATGTCCCCGCCGTAGATGGTCAGCGCGCCCTCCGCCTCCTCGCGCGTGCAATTCGTCAAGGACATCACGGTGTCAATTGTGGCGTCCATTACTTTTCTTGGAGGAAGTGTAATAGCTGAAGATGCGTTTCATCGAGGAACTCTGCCCACCTGCATTGCTGTACTTGATCTTTTTAGTCGTCCAGCTGGGTCTGGACATTGGTCTCGGACTGTGGGTGACCTTTGCGATTAAGCTGGTTGTGGGCATGTTCTTCGTCTACCTGCTGAACACCTTTTGCGGAATCGGCCTCACCGCCGTCTCGTGGTTCGTAGTGGCGGTTCCCTTTCTAGTCACGGCTCTTGCGACAGCCATGTCTATGCAGGTGAACCTCGACCAAGTGATTCTGGTCCAGGGCACTACGAAGGAGACATTCGTGAGCGGAGAGGGCAACGAGGTTGCCATCGATGAGCCTCCTGCCGATACGAGCGCCCCCGCGGTAGTGACGAAAACGAATTCGAAGTGGAAGAGGTTCGATGACACTACCCGCTGAAAATGTTCACCTCCTGCTTCTGCCTTCGCCTTCGTCGCGCCATCGGCGCCTTCTTCAGCCCCTTCGAGACGGCTACTCGCAAGTATCTGATCTCCGAGGACTACGAGTACGATGAGGACATGACTCGTGTTCCCGAGGATTCCATCTATGTCGAGGAGTGGAATCGCGGTGACGAGTGCCGCCGCCGTATCCTCTACGAGTGCGAGGAGATTACGCCTTACCGGGGCGACCCCTTCAGGCCGTACAAGAACCCGTGGGTCTGGATTGGAGATACCTCGACGGGCGTGGATCTGACCGCAGCAGTGGAGCGGTACCTCATGCCTGGAAACACCATTGCACTGGACCTTCTGTTCCGCTTCATTCGCTGTACCACGGATACGGACCTCATGTTCGTGGACCCGCGCACAATGGAGCCTATGAAGTTTCCCGCCGATGGAGTAAGGATCGAGGCAAATGCCTAAGACCGCGTTCCAAACCGCTGAACGATACATAACCTTGTCGACCTCCTGGGATACGACGGAGTTCTATCCACGAATCAAGCATATCAACGAGATGATTCTCATGCCGTTGATAGCCTTCTTTTCATATGTAATGAATGTGTCGGATGGATTGTTCTTTTTGACATCGTTCATGACTGCGTGGGGAGCGTGGGTGGAGTACGCAGAGTATGTCGAGCTGACATTCGTCATGCAGAAGATGCAGCTGGAGGGTCTGCGTCGAGGTGGACCGTTCATTGTCACCAACGACCCCACCTACATGCCGTATGTATGGGCCGACGCCGTTACGCGGGAACGAGGCCGCCCGAGCCGCTCGAAATGAACTCCGACGACCCAGGGCCGTACCCAGGGATGTTCTGGACATTGCCGTCAACAGGGTTGGCCCTCAAGAAGGGGCTGGCCAGTCCGCGATCCACATTGTCGTTGCCGCCCTGGTAGGACTGGTACGGCGAACCCGTCAGGGGACTGCGACCTCCCTTCATCGGAATGCGAGCCTTGCGCGCACGGGCCGTGACTGCGCGACGAGATCCCGAGACCTTCAGTCCCTTGGCCTTCAGCAACCGCTTAATGGCTTTTACGGACTTTTTTTTTTCGACCTTCTTTGTCTTACGGCGACGACGTCCGCCCGCCGCCGCATAGCTGCCTGTGGAAAACGGCTGCGGGTCGCCGCCGTCCGTGGCCGACGGGTAACCAACGCCTCCACTGAGATTGGTGCGCTCAACTAACATGGTTCCGACAATATTCTGCTGTCCAGCACCGAGAGGCGTGGTAGCCACCGTGCCACCGCGCATTGTCTTGCGGCGGGAACGGCGAGTCCCCTTTCGCTTGGAAGAATGACGAGCCATTTACTCTTCGTCGGGAATATGTTCTGGAAGGAGGGGAGGCTGCTCGGTAAACACTCCCATTGACCCAGGCATGTCATCGTAACACTCGTATCCACGAAGTAACGCATTCGCGGGCGCATTGCCGATTGTGGTAATGGCCGTCAGGTCGGGCTGATGAAACTCGGCAAGAAGCGATGCAAGAACCTCCTGTCTCTTTCCGAAGGACAGGCGGTTGTGAACAGGCTCTCCGTTCACAGTCCAGAGATCGTACGCAACAATCTGCTTGGGGCCCAAACGGACTCCGCGCAGAATGGTATCGAAACAGAGCCGATCGTCCATGACGATGGGAAGCACCTCCTCTGTCTTCCCGTCCGTCCACACGACACGAGGAACCCCAGATGCATCATGCGCCATCAACACCCAGCCTGGAAGCCCATTATACTGGGGGACGACCTTGCAAGTCGTCGAGGCTGGTTGACCCTTCTTGACTAGAGGGTGCCATGGGTAAAGTGATCGCATCCGCTGTAGCATTGCTCTTGTTCGGAGGCTGCGTGTAATACTCAGGAAGTGGCGGTTCCGCGGGCGGTGCGGGGGGTGCAAGGATGGGAGCGGGAGCAGCCACGGTTGCAGGGGGTGTGGCAATGGGTGTAGGCGGGACCATCGGCATCGGCATCACAGTCGGTGGGTACATCCATCGGACCAGCAAAAAGATTGCAAGGTGGAGGACAACGAAGACGCTAATCGACCCAAAGGCAAGAAGGAGTGTTTCCCAAATCTCCATTGTGCTGAACTCACTTTTTCTCAGGCACGATTCTACGCACTTCTTCAAAGTAAAAGGCTGTTGCGGGGTCTATGCGCTCACACCAGCGGCGGGGTGTCACCGAGTACTCTGTGTAGGTCACGGCCTCGGTGTGGTAGACGCGCGACAGAACACCAATCGGATGGGGTCGCTCGAATAGAATCAAGCGCCCGTTGTCGCCCTTTTGCAGGAGTTGGAACATCTGTGTGTGGGTATTGATGCGACCCAGTCCAGTATAAAAGTAGTGTATCTCGATTGTCTTGCCTACGGCGTTAGCCCATGGCGGAGGAGACTCAGTGCACTGGACCTCCATTCCTTACTGTATTCTTACGGATGATTCGCTCTAGGTCAGTCGGCGACTCGAGAATCTGGTTCATCTTGGCCACTGCCGCAGTCAGCGAGTCCTCGATCACGGCCCACTGGTTCGGGTCATTCACGAACTTGGTCGTGCGTGTAGGGTGTGCAGGAAACCGCTCAATCAGCTCTGCCTCTACTGCACCCGACATCTTCATGTAGGTCCGCAACTGAATCTCGTCGTAAATCGGAACCTCGGGAAAGAAGCGCGTGCGGTCCTTGCTGTCCACGATCCGATTGTGAGCGGCCACCCATCCATCCGTGCGGCCCGCCAGTCGGAAGGTGGGGAACTCCATCTTCATGTTCTTGGTGTTGCGCTCCACCACCTGAACATTGTTGTCCGTCTCGTAGGTGTTCAGAATCTTGTCCTCGTTGTTAAGACCGCGCTTCTTGGACACCTCACCGCGAGCCTCGGACACCAGGCGGTTCAGAACGGGCTCTCCCAGGTGGCCGTATCGCATAGTCAGCACCATGCGAGCGTGGATCTCGACATCCTCCAGTGCAGCGGCCACATCTCCCGACTTGGCTGCGTCCAGAGCTGCATAGACAACCTGCTTCACATTCCCGTCCTTGAACACATCCGTCTTCAGAGACTCAAAGGATCGGAGGCCGAGCTCGGCCTCAATCGCTCGAATCTTAGGCTCAACAGTCTTGTCCTTGCAGTAGAGTTCGTAGGTAACCTCATCGATGTTCTGGTACTTGTGCAGACCGCAGACACCCGCAACCTTTGTGGCAGAGATAGAGGGCTTAAACATTCTAGTAAGACATATATACTCGGTCTCTGGCATTCCGTTTTTGGGCTCAGGGTTGGGCAAAGGACTGCTGCATCCGCTGGATGGCGTCGATCCATCGCGGCATTCCCTCCAGCATGGTCGAGATGGCCTGCGTGTTTCCAGATACGGGCGTAGTGTCCAAGTTGGACTCGCACACAATGACAATCGCCGCCAACAACAGGGCACGCTTGGACTTGTCCGAAGGCGACCACCGCAGACAGTGCATCTTGTAGAGAATCTCAATGTACGGACGGGCCTGGAGACCCGCCTGCTTGCGAACGGCCTCCCAAAAGATCCACACCGGGTGAGTGCCGTGCTCCATGGATACGAACTCGTCTGAGCGGTTGGCAAAGGGCAGAACCATCTTGGACGCCTTCTTGTGCTCTCTGCAAAAGGTCATGACCCACGACATCCAATACAGAGAGCGCGTCAGGTCACGCACATCGGCGCGAATACAGTAGCAGAACTCGTTCATGGGCACCATGACGGAGATGGGGTCGTTCGCGCGCAGGACCAGCTTTCCGTACATGGACGAGGGAGCACGCACGCTCTCCTGAATCGTGATCGGGTCAAAGTCGTGGATCGGCTTGAGGGTCGGCAGGGTCGGCAGCTTGTTCTTGCGAGATCCCGACATGGCGGCTGCGACTTCACACACCATGCGACGGACATCCAAGTTGTTGCGGATGCTGGTCATGGAGCCAAGCGGATAGGTTCCCTCGATTGGCATGTAGTCCTCGTACGCCTTGGCCAAGTAGGTAAAGACCGCAGGATTGCCACGGTTGATGTGGAGAGCCGCGGCTTCGAAAAAGGCATCCCACAGGGAATGTACCAATCCCGAACACAGCATCTCGAGCGTCCAGTAGCACGCGTAATCCGCGTGTCCCAACTGGATGTTCTGTAAGAGGACCTTGCGAACATGCGCCCTCGGATGACCGCAGAAGGTCTTTTTTTGGAAGTCGAGTACGGTGCGTGAGTCGTTGATCTCCATTGCTAATGGTATCCGACTTGGGTAGCTGGAGGATGAACGTAATAGGTACGACGCACCAAGGAGTAGATTGCATACAGCAGTACCACTACAAGCATCACATTCAAAAAGATATCAAGCCAAGGCCACCAGGAGGGAGCCGCGGTCTTTCGGTTGGTAATGTTGATCTTGTTCTGCAAGTCCTTGAGATGGGAATCGAACTGATTGACTGTGTAATGAAGGTCGTCAGAGACCCCCGAGTACAGCCCCGTCGCTTTCTGCATGAGCTCGGAGGTGGTCTGAATCTGGTTTTTCTGAGTCTGGGCCGCATTGAACTCCATGGTGTACTTGTCGACCTCTTGTTGCGCCTTGGCAGTTGCGGTTGCAGTGTCCGTCTGCAGCTTATTGGCAGCGGCTAGCTCGGCAGCGACCGTGGCGGCAGAGAACTGTTGACCCATTATATCTGTGAAAGATAGATTGCTGACCCAATGCCCGTAGCAAGAATCAACAGACTCACCATCGGAGCAACCCAGTCGGGCAGGACCCAGTACGCCAGAATGCAGAACAGGATCGTCAAGAGGGCAACTTGGATGACATAGAGGTGCATGGCCTGGACCTTGAGGATCTTCTGGCGTTCCTTGGACGCGCGCGAGTCAATCGAGCCCGCAGTCGCCTGCCGAGGTGTGGGTGTGTCGTGAAGAAATTCATCATAGTCGTCCGATGCCTGTTTGAGCAGTCGAGACGACTGGTGAACGCTATCCATTATCCTCTGTTCGGAAGAAAAGCCCGAATCTTGCCGTAGATCGGGGCAATCAACCGAGCATCACGGTTCGCATCCATGCTCCGCCAACCGAGGGCATTGGGGACTGGAGACACGCCATTGTTGATGTACGGGGCAATGGTGGCCGCCATGCGGATGTAGCGCGTGTGTTCAGAAGCATCACTTGTCAGGGGCGTGTGAACCGTTCCGCCTGGGCCACCGAGTTCGAGGAAGGAACGCACGGGCATTTTGTTTACTAGCCAAGAGATAATGCTCGAGTGGCTTGTCCTTCTCGCGGGAACCCTCCTGTTTATTATCAATCTCACGGGGCGTGAGCAATTGACGAATCCGACTCCATCTGGAAAGGCGGATGCGACGATTGTATTGCCGAAGGATTTGCAGGACGAACTGGCAAACTACAAGACTCTGCTGACCGCGTCTACGCTCAATCCCAATGACACGGCGGCTGCACAGGCAACGGCGGCGGCCAAGACGAAACTGGATACGAGACTTGCAGAGGAACAGCAGGGTACGATGAACATGCAGGAGGATGTCCAGCGTCAATTGGCTGACAACGGCGGCCTGGGCGGGGATGTCAGCAAGCTCCACGAACAAATCGCATCGTACGAGACTGCACTTCCCACCCTCAAGGACACCCTTACCAAGTCCGAAGTGAACAGTGCGGATCGTATACAGGATACCTCCATCATGATCTCCAAGGCAGTGGCTATCTTCGTGATTGGCGTGTTTGCTGTCTTTGTGGGTGGTGTGTACTAGTGCTTGATGATCAAAGTGGCCAAGAGTGCACAGCAGGACAATGCAAAGAGCCCGCCGAAAAAGTAAAAGGGACCTTCGAACTTCTCCTCTTCGCGCGCACGAATCGCCTGCAAGGTCTTCAGCTGGTCGTTGCTCGCCGACAGGGTATTGTATTCTGCCTGCAGGGTGTGAAGGCGATCGAGAAACTGACGATGCTTGGTGTCCAGATCAGGTGTCGGGGTTTGCGTCGTAACGGACACCATCTTCTCCGTGAGACTCACCATCTCCTGCTTGGCCTTTACAGCAGCCGCAGCAGCCACGGGGTCGGCAGATGCCAGGGCCGCTGAGACCTTGGCATCATAGTCTGCACGCGCGAGCTGATACTTGGCATCCAGGTCCGCCAATTGTCCGTCGGCTACGGGTGCACTCATTGTCTTCAAACAACATTTGCATCCACCACGCAGTACCGCCAGACCTTGGACTGCCCCGCTGTGTCGCTGTGACGAATCACCTCAATCACATCTCCCGGGATGGCACCAAGGATACGCGCCTGGATATCCTGCGAATCAATCGAGAGCAGCTGGACCTCGGGCTTGGTGATGTTCTTGGCCTTGAGGAGTTCCGTAATCTCATCGGGCTTCATGATGCGGTGTGGCATGGACCAGCGAGACTGTGTAATGTCGTACTGGAGCTCGGGGAGGTAGAAGAAGTGCATGCGCTCCTTGGATGCGGCCTTCATCTGCAGGAGTGCATTGTCAGATGGCTTGGATCTCGATACGACGACGATGCCATTGGTGTACGAGTGCTCGGCAGCAAACTTGCGGTAGTTTCCAATGTCGGGGACGGAGGTGGTTTGTTTCTGGTTGAAGATGACCAGCATCTTGCCAATGGTGTAGAGATTGACCTTCTCGAGATCTTCGGTCGTCACACGAATCGTCTCCGTGGGAAGTCCGCGGCGAGAGAGGAAGAGTCGAAGGGTCTCCAGTGCTGTCTCTTCGGAAGGCGCCATACTTGTTGATGAGCAAGAGACGAAACAATCCCTTTTTTTCGGGGTCTCTAAACAATGAATGAATTCCTTGTGCTTCTCGTGGCCTTGGTGGCCATCGGCCTCGCGTGGTTCACGTTCTTCTCCTCCGAGGCCAAGCGCCCTGACCCCGCGTTCCAGGACATGCGTGGAATCGTCCGCACAGATGTGACGACAGACTCCAGTTATTCCCAGCGCACGAACCATATGCCCCGTCCCAAGGTGACGACCCCGCCCCTTGAAGGACTCCAGACTCCGTTTCAGGTGAATGCGTACCAGTCGTACATCAATGTCACTGGCGGACCCCCTCCTGGTCGTCTACAGGAAAAGACATGGTAATTCCCAATGGCTCATAAGCAGAAAATCCCAGTCGCCCTGAGAGAACAGGTGTGGATTCTCCGTTGCGGCCATGTCTTCTCGAGCCCATGTACCATTGTGTGGTGTCAGAACCGCATGAATGTATTTGACTTTGAATGCGGACACGATGTGCCTGAGAGCAAGGGTGGCAAGACGACTCTTGACAACCTGTATCCCATTTGTCGTCGGTGTAATTTGAGCATGGGCAATCGGTTCACCATCAAGGAGTGGAACGCCAAGTTTGCCGATCGGCGTCCGTGGTGGTTAAAGGTCTATCGTTACTGTTGTGGACGGCGGTGACGTGGGCTTGGTCCCATTGGCTCGGTGCTGGACCACCTCGTCCCAGAAGGCCTTCAGCTCGGGAAAGTGCTTGGGAAGCCAGGCAGGGTCGCGCGGCACAAAGTCCTTCTTCACAGACTGTAGAATCCAGTGCACCTTTTGGTGCTCCTGCTCCCAGGATGCGTCCTTGGTGTAGCTGACAGTGTCATCCTCGAAGATCACAAAGATACCTTTGCGACCTTGGAAGGCAACCCACTCTGCATAGTAGACCTGCTTGAATCGAAACTCGACATACTCACACTCGTCAATGCCCGTACATTCCATCTGCATCTGCATCTGGTGGATGTATGCGGACGGCACGCCATCCTTGGCCACGCGCGAGAAGGGACACTTGAACTCGACCAGGCGACCATGCCGCATGTCTCGTGGTCCCTTGGGGAAGATGATGCCGTCGGGAGAGGCACCCATGAAGGCATGGACTGGGTGCTGGACACACGACACATCGGTGATGGAACAGTTCGTCTCCTCCTCGTAGATCTGCTTGGCAATGGGCTCAAATCGTGTACCCCAGATCAGAGGTGCACACGGCGGGCCTGTTGATGGAGCAGGCGGATCCAGCTTGCGGATCATGACCGCACGCCGCGTCTCACCACCCGTGAAGATGGCACCCAACTCCGAGGCCGTGATCATCTGTCCGCGCTTGGAGTGCCACGCCGCCGTTCGCTGATCATTCTGCCCGTAGATACGGATGACCCGTCGCACATTGCGGTCTCGAGCCCATCTGCGCCCAAGCTCGCCCTTCATCAACTCGTGCACGCGAGCCAGAACATGACGGCGAAGCACGCGGTGAGACAGAGGGACCAACCCTGCGCAGAAGTGGACGAACTGACGAATCCGCGTTTGAAGGTGTGTGAAGGGTCCATCCCAGAGACACTGCGTAAGTGCGTCATCCATTACAAGATTCCATGCGTTGAACTCCTAAACTCATTTTCACTGGTGAAACACAGATTAGGTATGACGGATACTGTAATTCAAAGCAAGGAACAGTGGGTTCTCCACCGCCTCGAGAACTTCTATGCCAACCCCGCGACCTTCGAGCGCGTTCAATCCATCCTCAAGGGTGAGTCCAAGCTCAGTCTGCGTTTGATTGACTGGTTTGTGACCAATTACTCCAAGAAGCAGAACGTGTCCTTCCTGACCAAGGACAACAAGCATGTGATCGTCTACCTGGTATACAAGGCACATCTCAAGGCGTACAACAAGAAGATGTTTGACCCTTTCTGCAGGTGGAAGCGAATCCAGTTTCGTGGACTGGACACGACGGTAGGTCAGCTCAACTTCTTTGAGTGGGCTGTGCAGGACGAGGTTCTGGACTACCTTACGGAGCACTACGATGAGATTCATGCAGACATGGAGGCGTGTTCTCAGGTTGTGACCAATACGGAGGAGGGGCGACGCAAGCGCCACGAGCTCAGCCGTTCCGCCACCAAGTCTGTCCGTCGTCACGATGTCCGCGTTGTGGTCTCGTTTGATTAAGTGCCGCAGGCTAACAATGTTGTCTGCCATCGATCGCCGCGTGGTGTACCCAGTATCTACCGACATTACAGAACACGACATTGATGTGGTTTCAGACTTGTGGACTATGGACGGTCGCGAGGTGTACCGTGGTCGTCGGGATCCTGCCTACACGCACGCCAATGTCTACTGGCTCTACGATGAAGATCTCGACCGCGTGGGACTGGCCGAACATGACCTGATTGACCATGCAGATGTCCATTTGCGATGGTACTACGAGAGCCCATTCGCAACTCTCCTACAGGAAAAGGGGTGGGAGATCGGAGACAGTCTGTGGTCAGTCTTTCCAGAGTCTGTCTACGAGAGGTTCACCTCCGAGGGATGGACCACCGCCGCCACGATCCTTGAGCAGTGTACCAAGGGATCCGTCCGCGTGTTCAGCCCCGAGATGGTCTTGAACCCCCCGAAGGTATACACATGTGAAAAGTGTGCATGGGCTTCTCTTGAGCCACTCCATGCGGGTTGTGTTGGTTCTTACCTTGATCTACCTAATCTGTCCAAGGTGTTCTTTGTTGATGAATATTTGACGCTTCACAAGCCTCCGTCTGGTTCGAAGGTCTTTACATTGCTGCAGCCACCGCAGCCCGCTTCCGACCAGGCTTTGCCGCAGTCTGAGGAGGCGCACTAGCACCACCCGTGTTTGCCCGATTCATCTGTGGAGGCGGGGCCTGCTCCTCCTCCTCAGGCTCGGCAACGGGGACCTGGACCGTGTCCTCAGTCTCCTCATCCGCATCCTCGCGAGCATTGGCCTCCTCAGGCTCCTTGATGTCCGCGAAGGCCGCCTTGGCAGACATGCGCGTGGGCGGGAAGATCTTGGCGAGGACAACACGCCACGTCACGCCGAAGCCCGTGCCCGTGACATAGATGCTCGGCGCAATGACCATGCGACCCTCCATGCGCTTGGCAAACACCTGCTCGATGTTGTCCAGCGTCACGGCGATGGACTCGCCATTCGGATCCATCGCATCCAGGCTGACCGCACCATCCCAGACCGAGATCTTCATGCGAAGGCTGGGCGGATACTTGCCACTCGGCACCCACTCACCATTCACCTTCTCCACGCTAGGATTCAGGATCGGCTTCATCGTCTCGCGGAGCACTGCCTCCGACTTGGACTTGCCGAACCACTTGCCACTGTTCGTAATCGCATGCTGGATGATCTTCTCCTGAAGGTCCAGCATGAAGTTGTACAGCTGGCCAATCTCACCGAGATCGCCAGGCGCACGCTGCTTCACGAAGGTGTCGCATCCCTTGAGAGATGCAAGCAGACTGTAGCTGCTCTTGCCCTGATCATCGGTGCGCACAACCACACCAGCGGGATAGAAGATGCGCGGAATACGGACCTGGAAGTTCTGGCCATTGTAGCGAATCGGAACGGTCTTGCCGCCTGCCTTATTGGCGCGGATCTCGCCGATGGTGACGCGGTTGATATCCAGAGTCTCAGAAGGAACGATGGCGGAAGCAGACATGTTGATTGTGTTGTAAGACTGGTTGACCTATCTGGGCCACTTTCCGTTTTTAGTGAACGAATCCAACTTTCAAGAAACTGTACCAATCAATCAAGGGATGCCTAGGTGTGCATCGACAAAGAACAAGAAGACCGATGACCAGTGTCCACACACTGCATTGGTTGGGCATGCGATGTGTGGACACCATCGTGGTGTCAAGACGCCCAGGCTTTGGGCAAGTGTCATGAAAGACAGGTCTGCTCCATTGATCCGCTTTCAAGCCATCTTTCGCGGGTGGAAACTCAGGCGCTACCTCGCACTGTGCGGGCCTGGCGTGTTGTGCCGTGGCGACTGCGTGAACGACGAGGAGCTCGTGACTCTTGAATCCAAGAATCGCCAGCACCCGTTTGACTATGTAGGCCTGGAAGAGGGAGGCAAGGTGTGGTGGTTTGATTTCTGCACCCTGTGGGATTGGTCGATACGATCCATAGCGCCCACAAATCCGTACACGAATGTCGAGTTGGCCCACGAGGTGAAGCAGCGCCTTAAGAAGATATGGATCTACCGCCGCAAGAAGGGCATGACGACAATGTCAGAGACAGACGTTCTCACTGCCGACCGTATCTTTCGCAGGTGGACGGCCGTGTGTCAGATCTTCCGGGTCTACGGGTTTGAAGATGTCCATCCCAACATGTTTGTGGACTTGACCAAGGACAACCTGTCGACCATGTTTCGCATCCTGTCGATCGATCTGAATGGGATGCAAAGACGCCCTCATCGTGCGCTGGTCTACTGCACGCGAGGCCTCCAGATTGGTCGACAGATGACGCCCAACTCCTACATCATGACCAGTCTGAATGCATTGATCTTCATGCTGATGGAGTCCAACGCCTACGACTTTGTGTTCATGGTTCTGTCGGCCCTATATCGCTGCTAAAAATGGGTTTAGCAGTGGCAGGCTAACGGATACCCGCCACCATGAACATCTTCTTCCTCTCCCTCGACCCTGTCGAAGCGGCTCGCCTTCACTGCGACAAACACGTCGTGAAGATGATCCTTGAGACCTGCCAGCTCCTGTACTGCGCCCACTGGGTCTGTGGGACACCCATGCCGTCAAACGCCTATAAGAAGACCCATCCCAACCACCCTTGTGCAAAGTGGGTTCGTGAGTCGAGCGCCAATTACCGTTGGCTCTGCCGTCTCGGACTGGAGTTGTGTGAGGAGTACACATACCGATACGGCAAGCATCACAAGTGCGAGGAGCACCTGGTCTGGCTCTGCATGAACACCCCGCAAGGTCTCTCCGAAGAGTGGACACCACCCAAGCCAGCCATGCCTGACGAATACAAGAACCCAGACCCCGTCGTCGCCTACAGAACCTACTATGTCTGCACCAAGCAGAGGATGTTAAGGTATACAATGCGCCCCTCCCCCGATTTCCTGACGCAAGCGATTTACATGACCGCCGTAGGGTAAGAGTATACCAACGCGTTAGAAATGTCTTCCTCTTCCTCTCTCGTTAAGGCAAACAAGATGCCTGCCAAGAAGTCCGATGCCAAGTCCGCCGCCCCCGTCGTCGCCGTCCCTGCCCCTGTTTCGGCGGCGGCCCCCAAGGCCCCGAAGGTGGTCAAGGCCAAGGCCGTGAAGGTTGAGAAGGTCGCCGCGGGCGCCGCCTCGCTCACGGTGCCGACCGTTGAGACGCCGTCCGCCCCTGTCGTGGTTGAGTCCACGGAGTCGTCGGAGGTCCAGCTCGCCGCCCTCGGTGAGAAGCTCAAGGCGCTGGGCGCTGAGCTCCAGACCCGCCTGCGCGACGCCGTGAAGGGTGTCCAGGACGCCATCAAGACGGCCAAGCGCGAGGCCCGTGACGGCAAGAAGAAGAAGCGCAAGGACCCGAAGGACATGACGCCCGAGGAGCTCAAGGTCTATGAGGCCCGTCGCGCCAACAATGCTTTTCTTGTTCAGCGCCCGCTGACGGACGAGCTTGCGGCGTTCATGGGCCTCAAGTCGGGCGACAAGCGCTCGCAGACGGAGGTGACGAAGTTCATCTCGGGCTACGTCAAGCAGCACAACTGCTTCGACCCGAACTTCAAGCGCCGCATCCTCCCGAACGCCGCGCTGGCCAAGCTCCTGCGCGTGTCGGACAAGGACGAGGTGACGTACCTGAACCTCCAGTCGTTCCTGAAGGTCCACTTCAAGAAGGCGGAGATCAAGGCGTAAATGTATGTATAAGATAAATGCATACTTGGGCGGTCATCCTTGGACTTGTTATCATCGTTGGGTCGCACCTTCGCATGATCTTCTCGGACAAGGACCCGAGTAAGACGACACATGCATACGTCATGCTTGCGACTGCGGGTCTGATTGCCTACGGTGTCTTCACACACTAGTTGTGATAAGCTCGTGCGGCATCTCCATGTAAAGCACCGTGCTGAAGAAAGGTGACATCCGTTCATCGAGCACCAATGCACGCTGCTTATCATTTTCCATCAAGGTCTTGACCATCCTGCGAAGAACGACGGGTTTCTTGTCAGGGGATTCGTTGACCTTAATACGACACGCACCCGAGGTATATCCACACAAGGACGACGCATTACACGCGTCCTTTTGTCTGAACTGCCCGCAGGGAGTCCGCACCTTGTTGACAAAGTCCCTAGGATTGGCCGTAGCGTCCCAGTAGGATTTCTTGGTCATCCATGCTTCCAATCGCTTGTACAGGTTTGCATCCCGCTTGAGAATGCTGTTGCGTAGGGGGTTGAAGTCTGCGCTCTGAATGTCCTTGGACAACGAGAACAATAGAAAGTCAAAGACTTCGGCGGCATACGAGACTTCACGGAATGTATTGGTATCCTCCTCGTTGGGCTGTCCGTTGACCAATTGCTCCTCGTTGGTTGTGCGCACTGTACCCACAACCTCCTTGGCCGCAACGCCTGGAGCGGGCGCCCCTGGTTGGAAGGGCGCGCGGAATCCAGACGCCAACAAGAACTCGGTGGGTCGCCCTTCGGCATCTGCCAAGGTTTCGGCAATCTTGAACCCAGAATGCTGCGTTCCATCGAGGAATCCGCGTAGGTCCTCCTGCGTAGGAAGTTCGTCCGTCTTGATATCTGCGTATCCACTGCGGATCGGGATACCTGGCAACGGCGATTGCGTATTCGGCTGAATCGGCAGGACAACCACATTGGGTACAAAGACCGCTTGCACGCGCCCAAACGGATCGTGGATCAACTGCGGTTTCGACTGAGACTTGACACGAAGCTCGGTGAGGGCTGACTGCAGATCGGGCGTGTTCGATGCGCACGCCTGCGAATGCAGTGTGTTCAGAGTGCGAACAGTGTCCTTGCTGAAGGGCTCTTGCTGGATATCGACCTTGTACTCGAACTTGTCCCCTGCCTTGACGGCCCGTCGCATCACATGGCCCAGAATGTCTCCATCGAGCAGGACGATAGTGCGAGACTGTGCGCTCAATGAGTCCGACCAGTATCCACACGAGACCGTATTGGTCTTGGTCGATACGCGGATCACGCGACACTTCAGAATCGAAGTGACGTACTCCAGTTCATCCATAGCAGGAAGGCTGCCTTTCTGGTACGCAGCGGCAATGCCCGAGACAATGCGGTCCGACTGTGTCTCTCCATCACCCAGGTCTGTCCAAGTACGGAAGAACGAGCAGAGCATCAGTCGCTCCACGGCCTTGTCGGGGGCGGGAATCGGCGTGGTGTCCTTCAGGAACACGGGCAATGTCTTGGAGGGGCGGCCAACACCGATGCGAAAGATATCGGAATTGCCTGCCTCAATGCGCTTCTTGGGCACGCTGGTACTGTAGGAGGTCTTGATGCGCAACGACCGAGCCAGTTGGTCGGACAGGAACCCGAGACGCCTCTCGGGAAGATTGGATGTGCCGAGAATGTAGGTATCGTCCTTGGTCTCATCCTTTGCAATGACCTCGGTTGCCCGCTTCTCCTTGTAGCAGCACGGCTGTCCTTCCTTGTAGGCGGGGAACACATTGTCTTGGTTCCTCTTGATGACACTGAACTCGGGCGTACGATCGGCCTTTTTCGTAATCACCTTGCCGTGGCACACTGGGCAGGCATTGTCCACCAACTGATCGGCTCGCAACGGAATCTCGTCCACGACACACCAGTATTGGGGGCAAATGGCCACGCCGTCGGGCTCCTTGAGTTCCAGCGTGTCGAATGCGCGGGCCGAGTACTCTGCAGGAAGCTTGGCCTCGTCTTCGGGAGTAAGGACCAGGACCTGTTTGGTCTTTTCGCAGTTGGTGGGGTATGTGTCGTCGAAGATCTTGGGATTGAACTTGCGAAGGCGGCGGTTGAAGTAGTTGTAGGTTGTTCCATCTCCCGATTCCACCTTGAGTTTCTTGGTAGGAACGGCTATCGGAGGGGGTGCTGCGGCAGGGGCTGCAGCAGCATTGGACCCTGCAGGCGCCTCTTCTTCCAATCCGAGGAGGGCGGCGAGGTCATCGTCGACCTCAAAGTTTCCTTCTTGGACTGTGACGGTTGCGGCTGGAGCAGATGCCGCTTCGACAACTTGCAGGCGACGGGGACACACTGCATTCACCGCCGCATCGTCGGACGTCAAGACATGGCGGAGCAGGCTCGCATACTGCAGAACGCGCTCCACATTGGTCACGGAGGACACGATGACTTCCTTGCTCCGATACTTGAAGGTGGGGTATCCACGCAGAACTCGTTCAATGTCAAACTCTTCTCCTAGTGCCAAAAACTTGCGGACCAGGGCATCGGCGTCAGGTTGCGTCATGCCCAGTTCGGCTACCAGAGTGTTTGCATCCGACTCGTCCGTCTCGTGAAGGAGCTGGTACGCCTTCAGTTCTTGCGGGGTCAGGTCTGCAGAGAGGTGCTCGGCCCGCATCAGACGAAACGAATCGTCCTGCGTGGAAAAGACGGCGCGCAAACACGGAAACCGTAACATGTCAAAGTTGGCAATCTCCTTTGCATACGACGCCAAGATGGACAGATCCTGCAGTTCCCACCGCCCCGTGTCCAGGTCCTGTGTCTCCACGAACGGCGTAATGGCATCGAGGCTCTTGAACCACTTGACAAAGTCTTCCTTGATCTCGTCCATCGTTTCCTTCGACTCCTTGGTGCGCCACGCGGTGAAAGTAATGTCTTTGTTCGTCAGTGCGATGCGATCAAAGGAGGTGCGACTGGTTCCCCGGTACAACAGAAGAGTCGGTAACTTGCGTTGCGGCTGCGTGTTCGACACCCAGGACTTCCACAATGTCATGTCCACATAGGGCTCCTTCGTGGTTTCATCCGTGACAAAGAACTTGTGGCGTGTCTTCTCCTGCTGGGACGTGAAGTAGCCAACATACGGAGTCTTCTTGTTGACCGTCAGTCCGTAGAACATTTCTTCGAATCGGGCCCGAGGTGCACTGAACTCCGTATCAACCAAGGGCACGAACCACTTGGCTCGGAGGATGGACACGTGGTTAGGCTGGGGCGCCTCGAGGTCCAGCAACGTCTTGAGCTGGTCTGTCGTGGTGCGCAACGAGGTGATCTCGGAATCCGACAAGCGCTGGGGCGTATCGGACTGGAGCAGGGGAAAGTACACGCGCTGCACGATCTGCGAGGGGTCAGCGGGCAATGGCGTGACTCGGAACTCCTGCACATCCTTGCCTTCAGGGTAAAAGGTCTCGAACAGGCTTTGTCCGCTCAAGACGGGAATGCGCGACGCAGGAACATCCACATCCTTCGGAGGCAGGGGCAGCACTACGCAGCGGTCGTCGGCGATACCAAACTGCCTCCACTCCAAGAAAGGTGCGCCAGGTAAGAAAACAGATTCAAGAGAGGAGGGGCGCGCCATCCATTCTTCGCGGGTCGCTGGCGGCTCCACCAAACCCAGACCGCGCACTTGCTCCAGATAGATCTTGAACAGTTCCTTGTCGACGCGAGAACCATTGAGGGACACACGCAGAAACAGGGCCTCCCAGTGCCGAGGGTCTGAGTAGTACTCGGCGGGCAGAGAGACATGGGCCTCAACATACAACCGAGTGGGGTACGAATTCACGGCAAGAGCGATGTGCTGTCGCACAATGTCCAATGTATCGTCCTCGAAGAACGACACGGACCCCGCTCCTGCAATGGGAACTGTCTTCATTGTGTTTGGGGTAGGTTTTTACTCAAATCGGAGTATCCGTAATCTTCATCCCGCAGTAGGGCGTGGGACTCTGTGCATAGTTCACGGGCTTGTAGATGCCCAGACCGACTGCATCGTGGAGGACCCGCTTGAAGTTGTTCCAGAACTCGGGTGTGTGACCGATGGTCTCTGTCATGAGATGGCTCATTTCATGCAGAATCACGAACATGATGGTGTTCTCATCGACCAGAGGATAGTCGGGAGGGCGAGTCTTGTCGCGCAGGCACACCACGATCTTCTGCCCCTTGTTCTCCGAGTACGAGGTGTCCGACGACTGCATGTCATTCTCGACAAACACGTCCGAGTTGAAGTTGGCCAGAAAGCGTCCGACAGGCGGATCGGCAGCTAGTGCGGGCTCGGTGTAGTACACCTTCAGTTTCTCAAGATTCTCGTGGATCTTGACCATTCGTTTCAGAGCCTCCTCCTTATGGGGGAGATTCTGCATCTCGTAGGTTTTGCCGTCCGAGCCTTCCATCGCAACGGTGTTCTTAGGTCCTGCATAATAAAGAGCTAGGGCTGCCACTGTCAGACCAGCGGCGACGGCGAGCATTGTGTAGTAGTGGGAGTTTAAGCACACAGGCCATCCAGGGCGCGCGACGCACGGAAGGGGTCGGGGTCGATGGTCGAGTTGAGGAACGGCCCGACCTTGGACTGCGAGTTGGGAACCTCGGAGCGGATGTCGTAGGTCGGGTTCCTGTTCGTCTGGCCCACACCGATGATAGACACATTCGTGTGGTAGCTCGACTGCAGGAAGTTCTGGCCCTGCAGGTCATTGACGCCAGTCGGGTTCACGGCGGCCCACGACGCACCGATCTCACCCTTGGGCAGAAGGTCACCCGAGTCCAGCGTGCGCTGGGTGTAGGTCTGCTGGCTGGTCGGGGTAGCACCCTGCATGCCACTCACCTGCACGGCGTTGCCACCCAGGCTGCTCGTCTCCGACGCAGGCACATACGGGCCACCGTCGGCCATCGGCGCGGCCGAGCCCTCACCACCCAGCTCCTGCGGAGACAGAGTGGACATGCCGTCAAGGACGACACCCTTGCCGCTGGCATACGAAGTGAAAAGTCCATAGACGACCACGATTCCAACAAGGACGGCGCCCAGACGAAGGATCTTTTGCTGCGAGAACTTCATCGTAGTTTATTATCACGCACAGACAAATTTCATGAGGAAGTTGCTAGACCCCCTGGTAAAAGATGTGTTGGAGCAGTTCCAGTCAGCGGCGGTCCAGGAACCTCTGGAGGAGTTCGTGTTACGACCTCTTCTCCAACGCATCTTAAACCTTCTGTACCCCTACATTTTTGGGATCATGCTCCTGTGGATCATGATGTTCCTGTGTCTCGCGCTCATCCTCCTCGTGCTTCTTCGGGGTAGTGTTCTCGATGCCTTCAGCGTATTCAGGAAACAGTAGCGACACTAGGCGGTCACGACGAAGGCTCCAGAACCCACGGATATTCCGCTTCTTGGCCTCATCGCGGAGCTCATGGATGGTCATCTTCTCGATACGGTAGGATGCAGGTAGTTCAGGGAGACTCAGAAGCCGAATGAGCTCGGCACGCTTGAGGATGTAGTACTGCTTGATGTTACGGGCGCGGGCAACCTGCTTAAGCTCGGGGAGAGAAAGACGGTCCATGGTGAGGTCCGTTAGCCAGCCGCCACAGAATCCGTTTTTTCGCCGCCTCCTAGTAATGAAGCGTACCCCCGTTGTTCTGGCATTTTTCGTTGCGGCATTCCTGCTCGGACTCTATGTGACATTCCAACTTCCAAAGACGGAGACCTTTACCATGGCCACCGAGATCGGGTCTCCCGTGCCAAAGTCGGATGTCTATGCCGTCGAGGAGGGTGTGTCGGGACCTGGAAAGGTCGACCCTGCACCCTACAAGATCGCAGAGGACGAGAAGCTGTTTGCCTTTGACGAGAACCGCAAGTCCCCCGACTGCTGCCCGAGTCCCTTTGTCAGCGATGAGGGATGTATCTGCATGACGGAGGCCCAGAAAGCGCAGTTCGCATCTCGGGGTGGTAACGGACAGACTCGCGTCTAGAGACGGTAAGGGAAATGTCTGACTAACTACAATGGAACACCTACGGGCACTTATCAACCACCTGAAGGAGGCGTCGCCCTCCCTGACATTTCCCAAGCCGACGGAGGAGATGTTTACTCAGCTGCAAACTGCACTCCTGCCCCATGCCATGAAGGTGGTGCAGAAGGACAATACGCTGTTCCGAGGAGAGGAGGCTGTCCAGCTCTTTGAGGGCGTGGACATGCGCCGCGCCTGGCCTGGAACGGACGATGCATGGAAGAAGCTCCACATGGCGCTGGTGTACTCGTTCATGCAGGGCGATCCCAAGGCGGCGCTGACCAAGGCACTGGACGCGGTCAAGGCCATGCTCCCCGGTGGCACGACCCAAACCGATGAGATCCTGAAGATGCTGGAGGAGGAGGACACATCTGCCTCGCTCCACGAGATCTTTGAGTTGATCCTGAACACTCGCCTCGTGACTGTGGTTGGGGACCTCGTGTCGTCGATGGACTTTGATGACATTGGAATTGACTTCGAGAACCCCACTGAGCTGCTGGAGGCTCTGCAGCACCCCGAGCGCAGTCACGCGATTCAGACCATCATGAAGCGGGCGCAGGACCTTCTGCAGGACCGCATTCGCACGGGGCGTATCAACCAGAAGGAACTGATTCGTGAACTCGAGACCCTGCGGGCCAAGTTCCAGTCGACCTTTGGCAAGTACCTCAATGAGATGGTGGTCGGACAGCAGGGCAACACGACTGGCAATACCTCTGCAGTCATTATGGGCAACTCCCCCGAGGCCCGCCGTGCTCGTATGCAGGCTCGTCTTCAGAAGAAACTGCACGAAAAAGGTCGCAAGTGAAGATAAGAGATGAGCGAACCTTTCTGGATCGCAGACCCGTCTGTCTTGTTTCGCTCGGACACATGGCTGTCCTTCGTCCCCACTCCCAATATGACTGTGGACCAGTCGCTGAATGCCGTGGTGCGCTTTGTCACGTACCTGTCGAGCCTGCTGTTTCTCTGCTCCATGGACTTCCGTTACATTCTGTACATCCCCGTGACCATGATGATCACGATTGCGCTGCACAAGTGGTTCCCCGTCGCCAAGGAGATGTTCCGAGGGTCTCCGACTGTGTCCAGCTACGTGGGGAAGGACACCACGAAGCCGACGCAGGACAACCCCTTCATGAATCCGTCTTTGATCGACATTAACGAAAATCCCAACAAGCCGCCGCCTGCCGAAATCACGAGCCGCGAGATTCGTGAGAAGGTGAATGCATCCTTCGCGCAAACCTCGAACCTGTACATGGACACCAGCGATGTCTATGCGAATATGCGTTCTGAGATCAATTTCCACAATGTGCCGACGGATGACCTCGACGGCTACAAGAAGTTCCTCGGTGGCGGCAAGGGGTCGGACAAGATCCTGAACGAGGGGTATGTGCCTGCAAAGGGTACCATGGCCACTCCGAGCGACGCAGAGTTATACGCGGCTGTCCACCCAGGTGAGAAGAAGCTGAGCATGACGGATTGGAATGCCACACGAGCTTAGACCCGACGGCGAGTGCGGCGAGTGTCGGCCTTGCGACGACGCGTGGCAGGGCCTCCCTTCAAACCCAGTTTCGACAGTATCTCAGTGCCCTTGGTCTGAGACCCTGGCAACACGCGATCGGGACCATGTGCAGGGCGGTACTTCATGGTGGGAAAACTAGTGACGCCCTCCTCGGGCGGTAAATCCTTGGACTCGATACGAACAATCTTTGCCTTGCCCTTCATCTTCTTGGCAGCAGCGCGGAATGCAGGTTCATTGCGAACGCAGTGAGGGCAACCATTCATGAAGAACAACACAAGAGCAGGACGCGAACGGAGAGACCTCCGCGCTTCCTCCATCTTGGCACCTCCATTGGAAAAGAGCAGAGCCATTTATATCACCTACTAGAAAATGACAAGCATTGGGTCGTCTGCTCCTCCCCTCCGTCCTCTTGGAAATGAGCCCGTCATCCTGAAGCAGTACAAGGACTACACCGAGTCCACGGCTGCATCCTTCAAGACCTTTGCGCCGCGCGATCCGTCGACCCAAGCCAAGTATGACGCACTGAGCCCCACTTGGCAGGGTGTGGACGCAACGAACTCAGCCATTGCCCGAGGTGAGTTTAGTTTGGACACGGTGCCGTCCTCGACCTACACTCCGAAGCCTCCTCCTCCCGAGCCGACCGTCGACGCCAATTGGTTTTGTGTCGTTCAATAACAATGTGGTGGCTTCCCTTGTTGTTGCTGGTGGCCCTGTTGGTCATGACAAGTGCCGAACACTTCACGGAACCCGCAGGTGGGTTTGCAGCAGTGTCGCGTCCAGATGCGACTACATTGTGGTCCAGCAAGGTACTCGCCAACACACCCTTTGGTACTGACATCGCCCCCTACATCACCGCACTCGATGCATTCTACGACAAGGTCTATGCCCCTGCCCCGAGCCGCCCGAAGGAATCAGATGTCGATATCTTCGTGGCAACCGCCTACCCTGGCACCGACCCGGCGGCGCTAAAGACCATCATTATGGAAGCCTTCCACATTGATGCTGCAATGGGCAAATCGGCGGGCGAGGAGAAGCAAGTGAAGTTCGAGCCCTCTGCGCGGTTGCTGGCGCCCAAGGATGGTGTCGACGAGGTGCGTGTTCGCACAGAGGACGAGTATGTCCCTGTGGATACGACGGGGCCGTTCAGTGAATCAGCGCTTGGTGTCCTAGGCCCCACCCCGCAGACAGTTCCGTCAAGGGCCGAGCGCAAGGGACACGAATTAACACCCGTTGAAAATATTTGATAAGAGTAATGACTCGGACAGGGTGGATTCTCCTGTTCATCTTGGCTGCAGTCTGTATCGCTGCGACCCTCCAGAAGGAACACATGGCAACCGCGAGCGGGTACACGCTGGGACCGAGCACGAATGTGGGCGACACATCGTATGCGGACCTTCTCAAGCAAGACACTGGACAAGGTGTGTCGCCGTCAGCCGCTGACACTGGACAGGATGCGTCACCGACCACCCCCACGTGTCCACCTGGATCCACCTTTCGGGGTGGATGTGCATGTTGCGTTGGTTCGTCGGGCCCGTCTGCAGCTATCTGTCCCGATGGATACGGATTGAACCAACGAACGGGGAAATGTGAAGCTGGTGCGACTCCACTGACAGGTGAATACTGGAAACAAGAGTCCCCTCCGCCGCCCCCGCCAGGTGTTGTAATGAAGCGGACTGCATCCAAGCCCAAGCCTCAGCGCATGCCTCCTCCTGCATACACCCCGACAGGAACTCCCGCACAGGTGACACCTGCAGCCCTGACGGGTCTCCAAGTGGGTGGCCCAAACAGCGGCGGCATCGGTCCGTCTAGCGGCACACCAGGCAATGCATCGTGGGGTGGATCGGGAGTCAAGTACCCGAATCTGCTGGGTCCCAACAACAAGGAATCGAATCTCCCCGACAACAATGCGACCGCCACCCTCACCCTGCCAAGCCCCTGCCAAGTGGGTGCCGATGGAAACACGCTGTACTCTCCTGGATGTCGCGCCCCCACAGACCTTGGCTACTTCACGCTCCCCTCGATTCCAAAAACGGAAGGAGATCCGTCACCGTTTAGTGGAGATTATACAGTGTTTATGAAATAAGATGGCAACCTTCGGACTCCGCAATCAGCGTGGCTCGTGCTGGGTGAATGCAACTCTTCAAGCCATCTACCGCCTCCCTGAGGTCCAACAGCGCTACACCGAGGAAAAGGCTGACTCCAACAACCAAGTCGACCTTTGTCTTCAAGAAATCTGGGGGTCTCGTGGAGACGAGGGTCTCAAGGCATTGTACGAAGCCATCAATACCGACCTCATGCCTGCAGGTGAGGGCATTGGCGACTCCCACGAACTGCTGGAGTTCTTCTGTGACAAGCTTCCATTCCTGGACAAGCTGTGTCGGTTCCGAATGTCGCACCAGGTCAAGTGCACGCACTGCGACTACGCCGACATCCGAACGGATTCGCTGATCGAGTTCTCGGTCACGCCGACGGCCAAGAAGCAGGGGCTGATCACGACCATCGGACAAGCAGTCCAACCCGTGACCATTCCTGACTGGACCTGCGAGAAGTGCAAGGAAAAGGGGTGCACGAAGCAGTTGCTGATGTCGACCTTTCCAGATGTCTTTGTGTTCCACTGCACAACACTGAACACATCTGTCTCGTATTCGCCGCTGCTGAACATCAATGGATATCGCTACGCCCTGTCAAGCGTGGTCTGCTTCAATGGCGGACACTGGTGGACCTACGGACGCTCGCAGCCCCCAGGGTCGAGTTGGGTGGAGTTTGACGATATGCGGATCCACAACCACGGCCCGCACAACTTCCCGTTGTCGGATACGATGCGGCTGCTATTCTATTATCGTCTCAAGGAATAAGCAAGGATGTCCAGTACTCCAACCGCAACTGCAACCCTGAACACGAATGCCGCGGGGTTCGTGGGGATGAGCCTGTCTGTCGTAATGATTTTAACCTTTTTCGTCTTTTTCATGAGCGGGTCTCTTCTGGCCGTCATTGTGTTCTGGCTGGTGCTGGTTCTGTCCTCCGTGGTTCTCTGGGCCTACGGATTCATCAGCAACGACATTCTGCAGCTGGTGACCTATGTCAAGCCCGCACCCGCACCCGCTCCCGACAAGCCCGACTCGGGTAGCGGCTTGGTGGGTATGGAGGTGTTCCATGTCGATAACAACCGCTTCACCTACGACGAGGCTCCTGCAGCGTGCGCGGCCTTTGGCGGAAACCTGGCCACTCTGGAGCAGATTAATGAGGCCTACAATTCTGGCGCCGAGTGGTGTGGATATGGCTGGTCGGCGGGTGGTCTGGCCTTGTTCCCCACCCAGCGCGCGACATGGGAGACACTTCAGCAGGAACCCAGCCCTGCGAAGCGCACTGCCTGCGGCAAGGTGGGTGTGAACGGTGGGTACTTTGACCCTTCCTACAAGTTTGGTGTCAATTGCTACGGATACAAGCCCGCGGCCAGCTCCAATCTGAAGCTGCCCCTGCCTCCTCCTGGCGTGGACTCGAGTGCATTCAATGCCATGGTCAACCGCTTCCAGGGCATGCTGTCCTCCTTCACAGTCTCGCCGTATTCGCGTTCGCAGTGGTCGGGATATGGAGCGCTAGACACGGGTGCTCGGGCAACCATGGCATACGGAACTCAGTTCGAGCAGAACCTCTCGGGTCTTGTGGGACCAGGTACCTCTGCACCCGTCAAGGTTACCGCATCCAACACAAAGGAGACCTTTGCAGTGAATGCGTCAGACGCGAACCTTCTCGATGCAAATCGGCCTGGCGGGTACACCTACATCCACGAGCCTGCGAATGTTGGAGCGGCTGGTCCTGGCGTTGCTGTCCCGTGGTGGATGATGAAGACTCCGATGAATGGAATGCCAGGCATGACGGGTCCTATGGGAATGAATAGTATGTATGGCGATCACGGAATGGGCTGCGGATGCAGCACATGCCAAGCCGCTGGGGCAATGGGACCGACGGGGCCCATGGGCGTGATGGGTGCGACTGGATATACGGGACCGACGGGACCTGCGTCGGTGGGCACAAATGTAGGCAATGCGGCACCCGTACTCCCGCCGCTTCCAGTCCTTGTGCCTCCTCCTCCTCCTGCTCCCTCGGCACCCCCGCCGCCGCCTCCAGTCCCTGCGGCGCCTCCAGCCCCGACCACGCCAGCAGCGGCGGCGGCTTTGGCGGCACAGACAGCGGCTGCTCTTGGTGTTGCTCCGCCCAGCGCCGAGTTCTCGGCGAACACGGCGGCTACAAACTCCGCCAATGCTGCTGCCCGCGCCGCTGTACTTGCCCAGGGCGGAAACCCCGACAAGTAATCAGATAGGATTGAAGAACCCGAACAACTGAACCATGCTAGGCACCTTGGAGTCCGCATCGTAATAATCAAGACGCATCGGCTTTCCGTCAGACTCCTGTTTGACGCAGAGATAGGGCATCAGAGGCACATGTGTCATTCCAGCAGGGCACGGCTTGTAGCACAGTCCATCCACCTTGTCCGTGTGCACGCCTTCTTTTACCAAGGTTTCTTCTTCGCATGTCCGCTCATCTCCGTGGGTGCCTGGTGCTTCATTGCACTCCTTCTTGGTTCGTGCCTTCTTTGCGTTTGCATTGCTCCAGCGGTCATACCAGTCATCGTACCCTGGCAGACCACCTGCATCCGATGGTCCAGGGCAGTTTCCACCATGGTTCAGGCGTCCGACCAGGTTCCCGCCTGTACACTGCAAAAGCCATCCATCTTTCAGACCGCAACGGATCGGTTCTTGGCACACCAGTCCCCAGTTGTTCCATCCATCTGGACACTTCTCGAGTCCCACTGGGGTTCCTGCGCCATTTTCCTTGGTATCGGCCCAGCAGACATCGCCTACGCGATGACGACCCGCGGGACATGGCTTGTAGCACAACAGTTCGTTGCGCTCTGGATGTGTGTTCGGACAGGTGTTGGGATAGGTGCTCAAGATGGGATATCCGAACACGCCTACAGGGGAAAAGGCCGATCCGAACAAGATAATGAACAAGAGGAGAATCGCTCCACCGACGAGCAGACCAACGGCAGGGGCCACCAACGAGAAGCCCAGTGTAGCCCCCGACTTTCGAGCCTCCTGCACGAATCCGTAATAGGTGAGAATAATGAAGAGTCCGACGACAAGGATCAGGATGGTACGGGCAGCTGTGGAGACTGACTTCATAATGTCGTAAAAGGGTGCAACCACGTCGGGCATCCACAGAAAGCTGCCCGCCTTCTCTTCGGTCTTTTCGATGACGCCCTTTTTCGGCATTCCGTTATTTCTATGGTAGAAAACAATGGACACGTGCCTCCCTAAGCTGCAACCGTTCACGAAGAAGAGCTACCAAACCACAGGCGTATCATCGCTCCCTGCATCCCAGGAATCCACCTTTCCCTTTGTTCCCCTGTTGTTCAAGCCGCAAGATGGTGCCGTGGCTCCGTTTCAGACCAATCAACCGACTCGCCAGCCTGAAGCGCGAAGCAGTTCCTAGCACATTTTGTCTGGTCATACACAAAGATGGACGTGGTTCTTCTTATGGGCCTTGCGGCTCTTGGCTACGCCCTCGCCAATGAGACAAATCCTAGAAAGAAGAAGCAGGAGGCCATGCAGGGCGGTGGCGTCAATCCGATGGAGACCTTTGTGAACCCTGAGCAGACAGGTGGTGCCATGCAGGTGATTGACACTCCGACAGGACACGCCAACATGGTCCCGTTCTTTGGTGCGAACATGACCCAGTCTATGTACTCGGGCGCCACGGACGGTATCCTGGATACCTACACGGGCACGGGTAAGCAGACCTTTTTCCACAAGGAGGAATCGCCTGCGTTCTTCGCACCTGAGAAGGGCAATGGAAACCCGTGGGGTCAGCCTGTGGAGACGGACTTCGAGCAGTCGCGCATGGTCACGAGTCTGGCGACCAAGAATGTGTTCCCGATTGATCGTGTCCAAGTGGGCCCAGGCGTGAATGACGGATACACGAACTTGCCGTCAGGTGGATACCAGCAGGATGCCGCCCGCGAGTACGCCTTGCCGCTCACAACTGACGAGATCCGTGTGGCCTCCAAGCCCAAGCTCACCTACAAGAGCGAGGCGGTTCCTGGTGCCTTCTTCATCTCGGAAGTGGGTATCCAGGCGCCCGTCAAGAAGAACAAGCCCGACCGCTTCGTCATTCTGGAGGGCAAGGATGGCGAGATGGACCACTTGAACACGGCTGTGGGTCAGCAGGTTGCAGGTGCCATGTACCCCGAGCAGGTGATGAAGACACAGAAGCGCGAGTCCACCTCCGAGGAGTTCATTGGTGGCCCGCAGTCTGCAAACACCTACCAGACCTATATCCGTTCCTTCACAGAGCCCTTCCAGCAGTTCATGAAGCTCACAGTCGAGGGCCGCCCGACACCTGGTGGCCCCGTGGGTGGCATGTCGTCTCTGCAGACGGGTCCTCAGTCCTACAATGTGGCGACGCACCGCGACGAGAGCATCTTTGCGGCGGCGACTCGCTTCGACACTCCGCTGATGAACATTGGCGGACAGGCTCCTCAGTCGGAGCTCCAGGGCTCGGTCAAGTACTTCAACCCCCTGCAGGAGGATATCTATGTCCAGCGCAACAACACTGGCATTCTCGAGGGCTTCACCAAGAACCCGTATACACAGAGCCTGTCGTCTACAGGCACGGAGTAAATGGATTGTCTCCGATACCAAGGAACAACCTTCGCAGTATGTACTCGAGGGCAGACACGCCGACAGGTTCACGACCTGGTTAGGTTGGCCTCTGTGTATGGGTCTCGCATTCATGTGTGTTCCTGTTTATCCGATCCGTGGGCCCGTGCCTCTCTGTCGTTTCTTGGAGCCGTATGGACTCCTGCGACTCAACAATGCAACATCTCGCATCCCTTGGCGCCGTAGAGTCCATGCTGATTGGACGGCGCAACGAACTGACACAAGCAACATCGATGGTCTTTAACATCGTGTTACTTGTCCTCGTCTTGAGCACCTTTGCCTACTTTCTCTATGTCCAGTATCACTCGACCCAAGAAAAGACTGAAGAAAAACGGATTCCATTCAAGCCCACCACCTGGTATTCAGCGACTCGAAACATTCGCGATGAAGAGTATGGATCGCAACTCCAGCCTTTTGAAGCTGAAGCTCGACTTGGTTTACCGGGACCTGGCTATTGAGGAAGCCCAGAAACGGTTTGACGAACTCAACCTCCCCCGCGAAGAAGTAGTCGCCCCCGCAGATGCGCCTCCAGAGGTTGTCAATCTCCCCAAGGTGAAGAAGACAAAGGTTGTGCGTGCACTTGTTCCAGCTGGACAGGTGGCCAAGAAGACAGCCGCTCGGCCACCTAAAGCAGTTCTTCCTGCTGCTAAGTAATAGGGAATGTCGTTCCTCGTTGCAACGGCAAGTCCACCGTTCACAGCAACGGGGGCTATTCAAGTCTATGCATATGAGCCCTTTACCTATCGATTCTTGTTTCCGCCTGGAAACACGTTTGCGACCTTTTCCAATACCTCCACGAACCTGCTGGGATATCTGTCGACCGACGCGACGGGCGTGAACTTTGTTGGGTCGAACGGCTTCAATTCCATCGTCTCGACCACGGGGTATCCGTTGGTCATTGTGGACAACCAAAGCAATGTGTATTCGAACCTGGTCTTTGGCGGAGCAGGGCGGTTCACAGACTCGTCGGGGAACCCACTGCCGAGCAAGATCGTAGTGTATGCGAACGAGGCCTTTGCGCCAATCTCGTTCATCCCAAGTGTTCCCGTTGACTCGAACACCGCCTTTACCCAGCCGTCACTCCCAGCGGCAATGAAGTTTTATGGATCCAACTCGAACCTGTTCATCCTGGGTGGACAACCTGCAGCAACCACGGGGGCCGCGAACTATGTCCTCGTGGCTTCGAACACGCTGGGGCAAGTGGTCTCTGCAAACATCAATATCCAGATTCTGTCCGAGCGCGTTCAGCTGCTCGGCGGCCCTCTCAATTTGTCGCTGACTGTGGGTGTCCCCATCACACCCGCCCGATTCACCGCCATTCCTCCGATTTCATCCTCGAACCTGTCCTTTGCGTATCCGTATTCCAACCTCCCGAGTGGCCTGCTCTTTACGGATTCGTCGGGTAATCCCGTGACTGGGTACCCGTTCTACCCGAGCGACAATATCATTGATTTATCGGGAACGCCCACTGTGGCAACACCTTCCACTGGCACGCAGTCCGTCACTGTACCCCTTCGTGTAGATGTCACCAGCGTGTTCTCGGGGAAGTTGTCTGCGTCGACCAACTTGACCTTCAACTACACAGAGACTGTCGTGTTTACGACACCTGCGAACAATGCCGTCTTTCCGAATACATTCGTGAATCTCCCCATCACGCCCATTCCCTTCAATGCAGTGAGCTACTTTGGAGGGGGATCCTTGATTACTTCCATTTCATCGCCCGACCTTCGATCTGACTTGTCGTTGAACTCTACGAGTGGTGTCGCTACCTTGACGGGAACCCCCACCTTTGTAGGCTCAAACACATACACGGCAACTGCCGTGAGTTCGACGGGAGTGAGTGGATCGATTCGGTTCACGGTCATTTCGCAGAACGATGTGCTTACCCTGACGCCATTTGCAGACGCATCGTTGAACTTTATCATCGGCCGTCCTCTTGTCAATCCGCTTCCTGGGTACTATTCGAGCAACCTCACACTGACTGCAAACTCTCTGTCTGGTCAGCCAATCGCCTTCTCCACCACAGGCTTCACACAGGGTGGTATTACGGTGACATCGAATTCAAACAGCATCACCTTCTCTGGGGTTCCGACGACACTGATTTCTGCCACTGTTGCAAGCGTCACTGCAAATGATGGTATCTTGGCGACCACTCAGTCTGTACCCTTTGCCGTCTTGAACGATGTGTTCACATGGTCGGTTGCGACACCTGTCTTCCTCCAGAATCAGGTGATTACGCCGATCCAAATCAGCGCGACAACGCTCAGCGGTCGAGTTATCATCTCGTATGTCGCGACTGCCCTGCCCACTGGTCTCGTTATGAGCAGAACGGGTCTTATCACGGGAACCTGCTATCAGCGGACGGGCGATCATTTTTTCGTCACTGGGTCTACAGGAATTTCTGCACAGACCACTCGGTACAACTACACGATCATCTTGGACGCGCTCTTGCTCTCGGCCCCAGCGGCAACCTATTCGCTGCCCCCAGGCCAGGTTGTGCCCCCGATCCCGTTGTCAGCCCTCTTGTCGTCGGGAGCGACCCCTGCAACCTTTGCTCTGAAGGGCCAGACCTATGGATTGACCATCACTCCGAGCGGTGTCCTAGGCGGAACTTTGTACGATGGAATTTATCCAAATACACTGGCGGCATCGGCAGATATTGAGGTTGATGTTTCAACGGGCAACTCGATTGTTGCGTCTACGGTCACACTCTTGTCGACTGCCCTCAACTACCTTGGACAATTTCAAGCAGGGAACAATCAGTTTCGAGCCGTATACTCGCCTCTCGGAGGGATCCCAGGATACGCCACTGTCCTCTATAGCCCGCTGTTCGCGGGAAACACGCAGGTCAGCACGGACCCCACGAACTTCATTCCCTCTCTCGGTGTAACATCGAGCGACATCCAGTTGAACTCGGCAGGCAAATACATTGTGTCGCTGTCGGGGCTCGATTCGCATGGATCTACAGTGTTCGGGTCGATCTTCTACGGCGATGTAAACTATCCGATTTCGTCAAAGACCTTCCTGACGGCTACGCAGGGATCGACCACACTCTACCGCAGCGCGTATTCTGTTGTCTACTCGGGAACTGGCAGTACATGGTATGCTCTTGGTGTCGGGCAGAATATCACGAGTCCTACGACGGTAACACGGGTCTACCTCCTCAAGTCCGACGATGACGGGCAGACATGGACACTTGGATACTCCAGAACAACGGGGTCTGGAAACTGGGCCCTTGAGGTTCAACCCTCGTATGTGTCGACCAATCCATTCGTGGTCTACGGAGACCCGTTCTTTATTGCGACATCGAATGTCGACGGAAACCCGTATGGAACCGTGGTTCTTCGCTATTCCCCTCTGGCCGACGTCTACATGGCAGGTGGAGGCCAGGTAAATGTGTCGACGGGCGGATACAATTACAAGATATACTCTGCTCTTCGAATCAGCCGAATGAACAACCCCGTCAGTGGATCGGGCGAACAGGCCACAATCGCCCCAGCCTGGACGACGGTTACATCCTTTACGAACACGAGTGGGTTCGTATCCACTGGAGGGTTCTTCACAGAGACGCGGGACTTTGCAATTGATGTCCCAGCTGGAACGCCGTGGGTTTCTGCAGGGTCCTCATATCCCTCTCTCACGACGACGCTTCGGTGGTCCACCGACAATGGGTTCAACTGGAATGCGAGTACAAATGACTTTGCCAGGTCGGGGCTTGCGGTCACATACGGAGCTGGGATTTGGATTGCACTTGGCACGGACTCCACATTTCCCGTGTACGCAAAAACATCAACCGACGGACAGACCTGGACCAACCTGGCATTGCCTTTGGGTCTCTTTGCGACATCCACGATTCTCTATTCCAACTCGTCGTGGACCATTCGGGTAAGCGCGCACGAGAGTCTGATCAATCCGTCTCCAGACTTGTCTGCTGATTGGATTGTTGTGCCAGATACACCCCTGTATCCATCCGTGACCCGACTGTCGCCTGGGTTCAACGCACTCTACCCCTATGCATCAAACTCGACATTGGTGGCTACGAGTATTGATCCAACGATTCAACTGATCTCTCCCGTGAACACGGCATACACGATCATGCAGTACACATTCATGACACCGATCACTCTTACAGTGAACCGCAGCACTGTCTACTTCTTCCTCACGAACGACGGTCTTCCAAACGGAATCCGATTTGACACAATCACGGGAACCTTCTCTGGAATGCCCTTGACGGCTGGGAACTTTGCCGTGCGCATCGCAATCAAGTCAAGTAGCGCCGCGTACAATTACTTTGACTTCACTTTCCGTATCTACTCGCCCTACCCGCAGAAACGCCAAGACACAGCATCGGCCTACACATCGTATGTTCGCCAGGAAGCCATCATTGGGGGTGCACAGTTCTCTCGGGACTCCAATGCCTTCCCCTCGGAGAACACGACTGTGGGTGCGGCTATGGGTCCGTTCCCTCCCGAAGTGGACCAAGCGCCCAAACCCTGCTGTCTGCCACTGCCCTCAGTGAAAAATTGATTTGTTGTTGAGTTGTGGGTTGGGTCTTTAGACCTCGTCCACTGGCATGACCATCCCGTCAAACTCCGCGAGTCCCACCTGACCCACGAACTCGTCTACTCCCTCCGCAGAGGTGAGGTAGACGCGCTTCGAGTCCTCGCCGACCCAATACTCGCGTCCCTTGTAGAGAACCTGCACGCAGTTCTCATTGACCTCCACCATCTCAGGCTTGGGCGGAGGCGCCGTGATCGAAGCGCACGCAGCGGCCGCGTTGGACGGCATCTGGGGCTTAGGCTTCAGGAACTCGCGCATGTGATCCTGCGGAGCCTTTGCAGAGTAGTCCTTGGCGGACATCTGCTTGACAAACTCCAGGAAGTCCTGCTTGCGGTCCTCGGGGCTTACCTTGTACTCCTTGGCAATCTCCGCGAACTTCTTGGTCAGGGTCGGTGTGAAGGTGAAGACTGGGACCTCGGCCTTGGCCACAGGCTTGGGCGCCAGAACCGGGGCGGGTGCGGCCACGGGCGCAGGCAGCGGCGCCATTGGCAGCGTAACATTCGGAACCGGGAACAGAATGGCGAGGAGGCGGCGGCTTACCTCGTCGGCATTGATCTTGAATGCAGGTGCAGAGCGGCGGATGGCGAGGTCGAGGTTGTGGGAGAGTGCGGAGTTCATTTTGTCCGTTAGTTGGGGGCCACTCTGGGTTGGCCTGGTGGTCAAGAATCCGTTTTCAAGGGTGTCCGTTGGGACCGTCCCAGAGGGCCGCCCAAAAACGGAAACCGCGGTCCTAACGGACAAGAGAGTGTACACTACATACAAAATGCCCCGCAACACCACTGGAGGCTCTGGCCACCGCTCGCAGCGCAACTCTGAGTCCAACAAGACCAAGGCCAACAACAAGTTGAATGACGCATTGCTCGACGATCTTCTGCAAGAGGCTGAGACGGATGGAGTCCACATTGCCCGCGTGATGCGGCGCCTGGGCTCAGGAATGATGGAATGTTTCTTCGTAGTCGACGAGGACATTGGGGGCAAGACGCGCCCCGTGGACAAGCTGGTCCATGCGCCTCTGCGCGGCGGCCTGCGGGGTCGCAACAAGAAGGATGTCTGGATTGATGTGGGCAGTGTGGTGCTGCTTGCTGATACAGGCCTGGGAGGGACGCCGTGGAAGATCATGTCGGTCTTCAACGACAGGCAGATTGCCCGCTACCAGGAAATGGTTCCGACCGCAGACAAGCGCATCTTTGCGAGGGCTGCGACAGATGCACCCACGGAGGAGGGTGGCATTGAGTTCATCGCTGAGGAGGATGAAGTCAATGTAGATGATATCTAAGCCTGGAACAATGATAGGCACAGTAGTTGCCACACTCTTTTTAAGTTTTATCGTGTGGATTGGGTACCAATCGGCCCTTCCCGAGAACACGAAATCGGGACCGTCATTGCCTCTGCCCGTTTCCGTGGGCAAGGAGCGGTTCACGGGCCGAACTCGCGATGCATCGTCCTACACACAGACTCTGCGTCGCAAGGCGGTTGTGAGCGGGCACTATGGGAACCCGTGTCATGTTTTGCGTGAAACGAACCACACATCTGGATTCACGAACGGAGTCTTGGAAATGTACAGCATTTCAGGTCTGTGCGAATCGGCATGCCAGCAAGTGTGCGATGTGTACGATGGTATGTTCTCGGGCGACGAAGAACCCGTTGTCCTGGATGGCGGGGTATCGTCAGACGACTACGATGGCGGTACCGCATTTGTTGGACACCCGAATGTGCTGGATGGCGGTGGCGACTTTGTCATGGACGGTGGAAGCGCGTATTTTACGCTTCTCAACTACGTGTTGTTGAACGGAGGAAACGCTGATACAAATGTATGCTCACCTATTAATAATGCCTGTCAATCCTGTTAAGTTCGAGTTGCGGCGAGATACGCTCGCCAACTGGACTGCAGTGGGTGGCGTTCTCGTACTGTCTGCTGGAGAGCCTGCAGTTGTTCTTCCGTCTCCGGGGCAGCCTTATGCAAACCAAATGAAGATCGGCGACGGCGTGAATGTATGGAACGACCTTCCGTGGGTCGGCGTCGGTTCGAGCGGCACTCCTGGCGGAACAGGACCCACGGGACCGCCAGGTCAGGCGAACCCCGTGTCTGTATTGACCTATACGACGCAAGACACACCTGCGTTGGCCGCCAACACAGATTTGCTCATTCCATACCTTCACCTTGACTCTGCAAACTCAACAAGCATTCCTAACTTTGCTCTTTCGAATACGGCCGATGTGTTTGTTAACAATGGATCTACATCCCTGTCTCTCCTGTTCACGTGGTATACATACCTGACTGGGTACTCGGGAACGCCCGTCTTCAATACCTATGCGGGGTTCTCTGCAGGTGGAGCTGCTACGAATGTGCAGGGTGAGACCACGACCTCTGGGGGCGCATACATTGCTTCATCGACCACGTTCCTTCTTCCTCCTGGCCAGTCGGTTGGCATGTACATTGCAAGTTCTGCGATTGCTACCCTGACCTTTTCAACGGTTACCATCTCATTGCTCAGCGGATATCTCGGTCCTACGGGCGCAGTAGGCGCGGGCGGCGCAACAGGTCCGAAGGGAATCAGCGGTGACCGCGGACCTATCGGATACATTGGTCCCACAGGATGGACTGGCTTGACAGGATCCACAGGTCTCACGGGCTCCACAGGACCTACGGGCTGGACTGGATCCACAGGTCTCACGGGATCCACGGGTCTTACAGGTTCAACAGGTCCGACTGGCTGGACTGGATCCACAGGTCTGACGGGCGCCACGGGATTGAGTGGTGCCACGGGTCTGACGGGTGCTACTGGCCCTATTGCAACAGGCCCTACTGGATTGACGGGCCCTACTGGAGTCACGGGCTCTACAGGTCTCACAGGTTCCACAGGTCTGAGTGGACCCACTGGAGTAACGGGCGCTACTGGACTGACGGGTGCTACGGGTGCCATTGCTACTGGCCCTACTGGCTTGACAGGATCTACGGGTCTCACAGGTGCCACGGGTCTGACTGGTGCAACGGGCTGGACGGGTGCTACGGGTTCCACAGGTTCCACGGGTCTGAGTGGGCCCACAGGTCTCACGGGTGCCACGGGCTGGACAGGCGGTACAGGTCTCACGGGTGCTACAGGTATCACGGGTCCGACGGGTTCCACGGGTTCGACTGGTTGGACTGGCGCAACAGGCTTCACGGGTGCTACAGGTATCACGGGCCCCACGGGTTCCACGGGATCGACTGGCCTGAGCGGCCCGACTGGCTTGACGGGCGCAACGGGTGCAATTGCTACGGGACCCACTGGCTTGACGGGTGCAACGGGTGTCACGGGACCCACTGGCTTGACGGGTTCGACTGGACTGACAGGTGCTAGTGGACTGACGGGACCCACGGGCGTGACAGGTCCCACAGGTCTGACAGGATCCACAGGCTTGACAGGACCTACAGGTCTGAGTGGCCCGACTGGTCTGACGGGCTCCACTGGATTGACAGGATCCACGGGCACAACGGGCTTGACAGGTGCCACTGGATGGACAGGTCTGTCAGGACCTACTGGCTTGACAGGATCCACGGGTCTCACAGGCCCAACTGGATTAACGGGTCCTAGTGGTTTGACGGGTTCCACGGGTCTCACGGGCCCCACAGGTCTTACAGGACCCACTGGAGTCACTGGGTCCACGGGGTTGAGTGGCCCGACGGGTCTCACGGGATCCACAGGTCTCAGCGGCCCGACGGGTCTTACAGGCGCAACAGGTCTGACGGGTCCCACTGGAGTCACTGGGTCCACGGGTGTGACGGGTTGGACTGGCTTGACAGGCGCCACAGGTACCACGGGTCTGACGGGATCGACTGGAGTCACGGGTGCAACGGGTCTGACGGGTACAACAGGTTGGACTGGCGCTACTGGTCTAAGTGGGCCTACAGGTGTCACTGGTCCTCCTGGATACACAGGACCGCAGGGTCCGTCTGGTCTGCAAGGACCCCTGGGGCCGCAGGGCATAGCAGGAGTGACTGGGCCGCAAGGAACGACTGGCTACCAAGGAGTGACTGGGCCCACTGGAGTCATCGGAGTAACGGGTGCAACAGGTGCGATTGCCACAGGGTCCACTGGACTCACTGGACCGACTGGCTTGACGGGCTCAGCAGGACCGACGGGCGCAATTGCAACAGGCGCGACTGGATTGACAGGTCCGACTGGCTTGACGGGCTCAGCAGGACCGACGGGTGCCATTGCCACTGGACCTACTGGACTCACGGGAGCTACGGGTGTCACAGGATATACGGGTCCTACAGGTCTCACAGGATCCACGGGTCTCACAGGTCCCACTGGCTTGACGGGATCCACGGGTCTCACGGGTGCCACGGGCTTGACTGGATCCACGGGTCTCACGGGTCCTACGGGTCTCACAGGTCCCACTGGCTTGACGGGATCCACAGGTCTGACGGGACCCACGGGTCTGACGGGACCCACGGGTCTGACGGGACCCACGGGTCTGACGGGATCTACTGGCTTGACGGGATCCACAGGTCTGACGGGATCCACAGGTCTGACGGGACCCACGGGTCTGACGGGACCCACGGGTCTGACGGGATCTACTGGCTTGACGGGATCCACAGGTCTGACGGGACCCACGGGTCTTACGGGATCCACGGGGTTGACGGGATCCACTGGATTGACAGGATCCACGGGTCTGACGGGACCCACGGGTCTGACGGGACCCACGGGTCTGACGGGATCTACTGGCTTGACGGGATCCACAGGTCTGACGGGACCCACGGGTCTCACAGGTCCCACTGGCTTGACGGGATCCACAGGTCTGACGGGACCCACGGGTCTGACGGGACCCACGGGTCTGACGGGATCCACAGGTCTGACGGGACCCACGGGTCTGACGGGACCCACGGGTCTGACGGGACCCACGGGTCTGACGGGACCCACGGGTCTGACGGGATCTACTGGCTTGACGGGATCCACAGGTCTGACGGGATCTACTGGCTTGACGGGATCCACAGGTCTGACGGGACCCACGGGTCTGACGGGATCCACGGGTCTGACGGGATCTACTGGCTTGACGGGATCCACAGGTCTGACGGGACCCACGGGTCTTACGGGATCCACGGGGTTGACGGGATCCACTGGATTGACAGGATCCACGGGTCTCACGGGTCCTACGGGTCTCACAGGTCCCACTGGCTTGACGGGATCCACAGGTCTGACGGGACCCACGGGTCTCACAGGTGCCACAGGCAAGATTGGTCCCACTGGACCTGATTACACGGGACCCACAGGTCTGACGGGATCCACTGGTCTCACAGGTCCCACTGGCTTGACGGGATCCACGGGACTTACTGGCCCGACTGGTCTCACGGGATCTACTGGACTCACAGGTCCCACGGGTCTCACGGGTCCTACGGGTCTCACAGGTCCCACTGGCTTGACGGGATCCACAGGTCTGACGGGACCCACGGGTCTGACGGGACCCACGGGTCTGACGGGACCCACGGGTCTGACGGGACCCACGGGTCTGACGGGATCTAC